ACTAGTTGGTATGGAAAGATGAATGTTGTTTGTTCTTTAGTCTTTCTTAAAACTTATGAACAAAATAAACTTGTAGAGATTATAGTAATAGTATCACAAGACATGGGTTCGACTCCCATCCGGTCCAATAAAATTATGAGTAGAAAAATTTGTACATATTGTGGCAAAAGAAAGAATCCAAAATCTTTCCCGAAACATTGTCACTTTAAAGATAATCTAGACAAGAGATGTCGATCTTGTATCAAAAAACACGCTAAAATTAGACATAAATTACATAAATTAGCACCACCGAAACCATTACATTGTGAATGTTGTGGTAAAATTCCATCAGAATGGAGATTAGACCATGATCATGATGATGATAGTTTTAGGGGTTGGACATGCGATAGGTGTAATACTGGAATAGGAAAACTAGGAGATAACCTAGAAGGTATTATTAAGGCTGCCAACTATTTGATAATGTCTAAAAATAGAAAACAAAATGAGATTAATAAACAGATGGAATGAGCATCTAAAAGAAAATAAAATGACATATTGTCAACATATGTTTTTTGCTTTATTTTATGGATATCTATGTGTCCTAGCAGGAATTTCTCTAATTATACATTCCATATTTCCTTGTATACTACAAACAACAGGTAGTGATCTAGTTAAAAAACTGAATAAAAGATTCTCTAATGGACAAAACACTAGATGATTTTTTAGAAAAATATAAAGAATTTATCCCACAAAATTTTGATTGGGAATTCTATATCAATCATTATTCAGATATACGAAGTGCGGGCTTAGATACTGAAAAACTCGCAAAATATCACTATATAAACTGGGGAAGAAAAGAAGGCCGTGATTATTGCTATTCTAAAATTTTAACAGGTTGTAATAGGATATTTCAAATAGGATTTAATAAATGTGGGACAGTATCATTATGGAATTTATTTCATAATTACAGCCGCATAAATGCTATACATTGGGACAATGGTTCATTAGCAGCAAAAATATATAAGAATATTTATTCTGATACTAATCTACCTTTAGATTCTTATAAAGACTATATCTATTTTGGAGATATGGAATGCTTTATCCAAGAAGATAATCGTATAAAATATATACAAATATATAAGGATTTTTTTGATATTCTTGATATCAACTACCCTGAAAGTTTATTTATTCTTAATACTAGAAATATCGACAATTGGATTAGAAGTAGACTTAATCATAATTTTTTACAACCAATTTATGATGAAATTAAGTATATAGATCTTTTCAAAAAGGTTTATAATACAAATAAAATTTCTGAAATAATAAAAATTTGGAAAAATGATTGGATAGAACACCATAAAAATATTATGGACTATTTCTGTAGATCCGTACATAGACTACTAGTATTCGATATTGAAAAAGATCCATCAGAAAAATTATTCACATTTTTAAAATATAAAGGTATACATTTTAAAATAGATATTTTTCCACATGACAATAAAACAATCGTATAATTATACTGGATACTCTAATATAGAATCAGAAGATATTTGTATTGTAATGAGTTTTTATAATGCTCTAAACTATAAGTCCATTGTAAAAAATATACAACTAATTATTCAAGAACTTAAAAAAACAAATATTTCATTCTATATTATAGAACTGCTTTATCCACAACAAAAACAATCTATTCCACAAGCAAATTATGTTGTAAGAGCAGATTCTTTTTTCTTTTCAAAAGAGAATCTATGGAATATAATCGAATCTAAAATTCCAGACAAATATACTAAATTAATATTTACCGATGCAGATATACTATATTCTGATTCTTCTTGGGTAGACAAAATATCAGATTTATTAAATACACACAAGGTAGTTCACGGATGCGAATATTTATATCGTGATTTATATCACGATGATTTATACAAAATATTAAACTTAGACGAAACCAATACAAAATATACTGTTGTAAAACATATAAAAGATCAAACTCCTTTTGAATTCAGTTCTATTAGTCCAGGATATAATATCTGTATTGATAGAAATTTTTATCACAAAATTAATGGATTTTTTGAGTATTCTCACGGTACGGCAGGAGATACTTTATTTTGGGCTTCTTTTATCAAGGATTACAAACCATATTGCTGTGCGTTATTTTGTGCTCCAAGATTTAAAGAAATAAAAGAAAGATATATTGAATATAAAAATAATGTTTTAAAAATATGCGATCCAATAAAAGATGTTAATTATTTAAAAGATAATTGTGGTTTACATCTATTTCATGGTAATCCAAAAAATAGAGAATATGGTAATCAAGATAGATTTATTCCTGGTCCAATAAAATTTTCTAAAAACTCTGATGGTGTTATTGAGATGAAAATTATACATCCTATCGTCAAAGATTTAAAACAATATCTTGAGTTTCGCAGAGAGGATGACGATATAGAGGTTGACAGTGTTTGAGCGTTGTGGTATACTTGACATACACACAGGAGACTATTTGGATGACTCACGATTTTAATTATGTTTGGGGAATGGTTCGTGATCTTAGGGCCACAAGCAGCACCATCGACAAGCAAGGAATTATTGAGGACTATTGTAATCATAATTCTGAGGCTGCAAATTTTGCTAAGAAAATTCTACTTTATACTTACCATCCCTTGTGGCAATATAACGTAACCAGCGATAATCTAAAGAAAAAGAATCAACTTCGTGGCCTTGTGTATGACTCTATTTTTGAGTTGTTGGATGATCTGAAAAATCGTAAGATTACAGGTCATGATGCTATCGGAGCAATTAATACTTTTATACACAAAGACACTTCGCAAGGAGAAACTCCTAATAAAGAATACGAGGAGCTTATTCACTGTATCATTGATAAGGATTTGAAAACCCGTGCTGGTGATAAGATTATCAACAAGGCTATTCCAGATCATATTCCAGAGTTTAGTGTTGCTCTGGCCGATAAGTATGATCCAAATATTGTAGATTGGAAGGATGGATGGTATGTTAGCAGAAAGATTGATGGTGCTAGATGTATTGCTATTGTTGATAGTAATGGCGATACTACCTTCTACTCCCGCACAGGAAAGGAATTTGATACTCTTGCTATCGTTAGGGGCGGTATTAAGGCTCTTGATGTTACTAATGTAGTATTTGATGGTGAACTTTGTCTTGTGGATGATGATGGTAATGAAGATTTCCAAGGAGTTATGAAGCAACTAAAAAAGAAGGATCATACTATTCCCAATCCTTCATATAAGATTTTTGATATGATTAGTCATGATGAATTTTATAGCAAAATCGGAGAAAAGAATCGTCCGTATTCTACTAGATTGGCAAATCTGACAGAGATTATGACTAAAAATGAATGTCCATGCCTTACTCTGCTTGAGCAAGAATTGATTCACAATGATGAACATTTTCAAGAATGGGTTAAAGAAGCCGCTGATCATGGTTGGGAAGGAGTTATGCTACGAGCAGATGAACCATATAAAGGTAAGCGAAGTAAAGACCTTCTCAAAGTCAAGAAGTTTTTTGATGATGAGTATGAAGTAATTGATACCGAAATGGGACCATTCCGTTATGTAAAGAATGGTGCTGAGTGTGAAGAAACTATGCTAAGTTGTGTTACTATTAAGCATAAAGATTATCTTGTGAGAGTTGGTAGTGGTTTCACTATTGAACAACGACAAGAGTTTTTTCATAATCCTAAGAAAATTCTTGGCAAAGTTATTACCGTTCAATATTTTGAAGAAACCAAGAATCAAGATGGCGGTATCAGTCTAAGATTTCCAACATTTAAAATTCTACATGGCGAGGCTAGAACAGTTTAAAGAAACACACTTGACAAGCCGATAACTGTAGTATACAATCAGTAGTATGAGCATTACAGCATTTGGAGACAATATGGAAAACGCAACAGAAAAAAAGATTGAGTATACCACTAGCAAAGTTGATGAATTTTTTGCCAATTTTCCAAAAGATAAGATCGTGTCGTATAAGGATTATTGGGAAAGTGTTAAGCCTCAAAATAATGATGAAATCTTTAGACGATATCTGTTTGCATACTGCTCTGTACATACCACTTGGCAAGGAAATGTGAAGGGCTATAATGCTATTAAGAACTTTAATGAATGGATATCGGACAAAGAAACTCTAAGAACCAAATTGCATAAGTCCGGTGTTGGACTTCATAATAATCGTACAGAATATATTTGGGACTTTCAGAATAAGTTTTGGAGCAATCCGAAAGACTTTTATTTTACAACCAAAAAGTATCACGTTAAGAAACGAGATAATATTGTTGACAAAATTAAGGGTATCTCTCAGGCCAAAGTTTCTTTCGCCCTAGAAACTATTCATCCCAATGAGTGTCGAGTTCTTTGTGGAGATGTTCATATTTTACGCTTGTATGGTATGGAACATTTAAAGTACAAGAGTGGTGCTGGACTTAAAATGTACAAACAAATGGAGCGCCACTGGAGTATTAATTGTGGTAAACTAAAAGTTCCATCCTATATTGCTCGTTGTTTATATTGGGATAGTGTTCAACAAAAAGACGATAGTAGGTATTGGTCATGGGTATTTGAGGATATAAATGAGTCTCAAGTCTGTTAGATTCTTTCCTGATTGGGATGAAACTAGTATATTACAAGTTACTGGATTTTTACATCTAATTAATTATATTATCAATCATCAATCACCAATCAATAATTGGATAGAAATTGGATCTCATCTAGGAGAATCATCAACTTTATTATTGGGTTTTCCTCAGATTAAAAAAATACATATAATTGAACAATCAGAATATTCTTGTAAATTACTTAGTAAAAAATTTGAGAGTAAAATTAATACTCATCAATGCGTTATCTATAACGATCTTTCAGAAAAAATTCTTCCATCCTTTTTAGATAATAGTATAGATTGTGTTTACATAGATGGTAATCATAATTATGATTCAGTAAAACAGGATATAGAATTATCTATTAGTAAGTTGATGGTTGGTGGTTTTTTATGTGGACACGATTATAATAAGTCTTGGCCGGGCGTTATTGATGCTGTTAACTTTTTTATCTCAAACTCAAACTATAGTCAAAAAGATTTAATTTTGTTTGAGGATTCTAGTTGGTTACTTAGGAAAAAATAATGGGAACAGTCACCAACTTCTCAAAAGATCATATTATTTGCGTATTATGTGATTGTAATCAAGAGGTTTTGGTATTAAATTATGACGAAAAGACTAAGACACTGGACTTAGCCATGTATGAAAGTTATGCAGCCTATAAGAATAATTCTAGTTGGTTTCAGAAAATACGCTATATATGGAAGATTTTAACAGACAGGCACCCATATACGGATCAGATTGTTATTAATCATCAACAAATCAAAGATATTAGTAAATTTCTGTGCGAATTGATAACTAAATAGTGTATACTAATACATCCTTTAAGGAGACTAATTATGAAATCAAATGTAAATAGTTTTATTGGGGATGAACTAGCAAATAAAGTAAAAGTGCTATCTTCTGCTTTATCGCAGGCACAAAATATGGTTATGGTTTTGGAAAAAGAAAATCAGAATCTAAAAGATGTTCTTAACAATCTAACATCTATAAATAAAGAAGATTGTGATTATGAGTATGAGGTAGTAAGTGTCAAATAATTCTACACAAGGATGTTTTCCAAATAGAGTAGTTACGCAGATTAATGATAAAGAATTTATATTAGAGGGCATAAGTAAGAAAACAAAAATTTGTTCAGAATTTGATGATGGCTTTCCATATCATATAGATTTAGAAGGCGGTCCTTTTATACACGTTGGTCTTGATTTTTTTGGCAAGGGAAAGGTTAAAACTCTACAGTTGATAGACAACGATAAGCCAAACTATATTATGCTAAAAATAATACTGGAGTAAAAATGTTTCAAGAATTACAAATGTTAATAGGTCTAGAACAAACAATGCTGGTTATGGGATTTAGTACAATAGAAATAGGAGAATTGATTAGTAATATAACAATTTAAGGATGTTCTATGAATAGAAGACATTTTATATCTCATACCGTAGGTGCGGCTCCATTAGTTTTACCAGCAATTAATTTTACAGATTCTATTCTGGCTAATGCGGCCGATATGAAAAAGAATACGAAATCTGTGATTCTTTTATGGATGGGTGGTGGTCCCAGCACTATTGATCTTTGGGATTTAAAACCGGATACTCCTACTGGCGGTCCTTTTAAGCCAATTAGCACAAGTGCTGATGGTATACAAATATGTGAGCATCTACCATTATTGTCTAAGCAAATGCACCATATGAGTATTGTTCGTAGTATGAGTACCAGAGAAGCAGATCACACAAGAGGACGATACTATATGCATACGGGTTTTGTTCCAAACCCAAGTATTGAGCATCCAAGTTATGGTAGCGTAGTATCTCATGAACTTTCAAAGTTTGTGCCAGAATTAGAAATTCCAGCATTTGTTAGTGTTGGAGGAAGCAGTATTGGTCCGGGGTTTTTAGGAATGACTTATGCTCCGTTTGTTGTTGATAGTAATGGAAATATTCGTGATTTAAATGGTAGTATTGATCAAAATAGAGTAATGGAAAGATTACAGATGTTGGAGGCTATAGAAGATAATTTTATCTCTCAAAAGAGAGGGAATATTGCTATTGAGCATAAAAAAGTTGTCGATAAAACAGTAAAACTTATGACTAGCCAACAAATGGATGCTTTTAAGGTATCAAAAGAGCCTCAAGAAATTAGAGATAAATATGGTAATACTGGATTTGGTCGCGGCTGTTTAATGGCTCGTAGATTAGTAGAAACAGGAGTCCCGTTTATCGAAGTTGATTTGGGTGGATGGGATAATCATAGCGATATTTTTCCAACTCTGCAAAATCAAAAACTTCCAGAACTAGATAAATCAATGAGTGCTTTGATTGATGATCTCAATAATAGAGGTTTATTAGATACTACTGCCATAGTATGGATGGGCGAATTTGGTCGTACCCCAAATATCAATGGTAATAGTGGTAGAGATCATTGGGCTAGAAGTTGGAGTGCCGTTGTTGGTGGTGCTGGTTTTAAGCGTGGAGTAGTTGTTGGTGAAACTAGTCAGGACGGTAAAGAGGTAGTATCAGAATCATATAGTTCTGAAGATTTAATGGCTAGTATACTAAAGTCTGTTGGTATTTCATTAGAAACAACATTCACATCTAAAAATGGTCGTCCAATGAAGATTGCTAATTCTGGACGAGTAATTAAAGAACTGTTCTGAGGTTGAGTATGAGTAATATCAAAAAGATATTATCATCCGATCTACTAGAATCCATTAGTATATCATTCTTAGTTAATGTTATACTATTTATGGTATTGTCTCTGATTACTGTTGTGCTAGAAAATAAAAGAGAATCTCTCATAGTTTTAGAGTCAAGCCCAGTTGAATATGAGCATTATGAAGAGCCTGTTGAACTAATTAATATGACAACATTTGATCAAAAAGTAACAGTATTAAAACCAGAGTCACAAGCACCACTATCTGTATCAAACGAAATATTGAACACTATGCCTCAACTTGATATTATTTCAGATGTTTCCTTAGAAAAAGTACAAGATTTTTCCGTAGTATCCGAAACCGACGTTGTTCAAAACATTAATATTGGTACATCAATAAGCCAAGATACTAGTGTTGGAGGAGTCTTAGACAGATTGACTATTGAGATAGCAAACAATGCTAAAAATAATGATCTTAATGTAATATGGTTATTTGACGCATCAATTAGTTTATCGAAACAGAGAGAAGATATTAGAGATAGATTTGAGAAGATAATACAAGAAATAGGGATGAATAGTTCTAGTCACTCAATCAAACACACTATCTGTTCATTCGGCTCATCATTATCAATTATTAATTCGGATCCAACAAATGACAAGGACATACTTTATAGATCAATAGATAGCATAGTCCTAGATGAAACTGGTATTGAGAATATTTTTGGATCAATAGAACAACTATGTAAACAATATAAAACTAAAAGAAATATGATTGTAGTATTTACAGATGAGGTCGGAGACGATCTTAATTTATTGGACAAAACTGTTGTAGAAGCAAGAAGAAAAGGAACTAGGATTTATGTTGTTGGGCCTCCAGCGCCATTCGGATTATCATCTATACAATTTAAATATGTTGATCCAGATCCTAAATTTGATCAGAATGAAAAGTGGGTTGAGATAAATCAAGGGCCGGAAACATTATTTAAGATGACTCTTGATCTTCACAGTTTACCTATTGATGAATCTGGACTAGATAGTGGTTTTGGTCCGTATGCTTTAAGTAAAATATGTGTTGATACTGGTGGAATTTATTTTGCTGTTCATCCTAATAGGAACGAAAACCAAGTATCTAAAAAAGAAATATCTCCACTATCATCATATATCTCGGTATTTTTTGATAACGCTGTGATGAAAAAATATTCACCAGATTATCGAAGTATTTTACTACAAACTAAAGAGAATCAAACACATAAAATTAAAACTGCTTTATTGAATGCTTGTAAGATACCTATACAAATTAATAATAATCAAAAGATTAATTTTACAGCATACACAGAGGGTGAATTTGTAGAACAACTCAATGAAGCACAAAAATATTCTGCAAAAATAGAGCCTCAGATAGATAGAATATATACTATACTCAAGGAAGTAGAATCACAATCTAAATCGTTAGATGAAAAACGATGGCTTGCTAGTTATAATTTGGCTATGGGTCGTATTCTGGCAACTAAATGTAGAATAGAATTATACAATGCTATGTTGGCCGAAGCAAAAACTGGTTTACAAAAAAATGATCCAAAAAATAATTTATGGAATTTAGAGTTTGATGCTGAATTTACAACAAAATCTAGTCAGTTACAAAAGAGTTATGCCACAGCAATTAAATATCTCCAATCAATAGTTAGCGATTTTCCAGATACCCCTTGGGCTTTAGTTGCACAAAATGAACTGGACACGCCAATGGGATACAAATGGATTGATTCATATAAAGAGCAACCTAAGATGAATGATGGATCTAATAATAACAATAATCCTTTACCAAAAGATGATATTAAAAGAAAAATAGAGTTAAAACCACAACGTAAAATTGATAAGATATAATCTCTTAAAAGGTGTAAATTATAGTGGTCAATAGGAATAATAACAATGAGACTTTCTTTTCTATTACTATTAATTCTACAGCTTTTTATTTGTTACACAACAAATGCTGATGAGAATATAATCTTTTTTGAAACTAATATCAGACCAATATTAGCAGAAAAATGTTACTCTTGTCATTCTTCCACGCTAAACGAACCAAAAGGTGGATTATCCCTAGACCATAAAGAAGCATGGATGAAGGGTGGTGATAGTGGTCAGGTAATAATACCCAAAAATGCAGATGATAGCCTGCTATTACAGGCTTTAAATCATTCTGATATTTCCATGCCTCCTGACGAAAAATTATCCGATCAAGTTATAAATAATTTTAAAATATGGATAAATAATGGGGCAATAGATCCTAGGGATCAACCACAATCAATACTTGATATGAAAGATGATTTGTGGTCACTACAACCTCTAATAGAAAATAATGGATCCTCAATAGATAGTCTTATACAATCAAAAATAACAACTAAACAATTAACCAATTCTAGTCCCGCTAATGATTATGTATTGATTAGGAGACTATACTTTGATTTAATAGGCGTTCCTCCGACTGTTGAAGAAATAATATCATATGTTAGCGATTCTTCTTCAGATAAATATACTAAATTAGTTGATCGTCTTTTGGACGATAAGCGTTTTGGAGAAAAATGGGCAAGATATTGGCTTGATATTGCTAGATACGGAGAATCCACGGGTAAAGACCAAAATGTATTATATCCATATGCTTGGAGATATAGAGATTATATTATTGATTGTTTTAATAGTAACAAACCATACAATATTTTTATTAAAGAACAAATTGCTGGTGATCTAATACCAGCAAAATCTATTCAAGAATACAATAATCATTTAATTGCTGTTGGTTTTTTGTCTATTGGAACTAAAAGCCTAAACATAGGTCCGAAAGAATACTTGGCAGAAACGATTGATGAACAGATAGATGTTATCTCCAGAGGATTTTTAGGAATAACATTATCATGTGCTAGATGTCATGATCATAAGTTTGATCCATTTAGTCAAAAAGACTACTATTCTATGTATGGTATATTGAGTAATTGTCAAACCAAAGATGGTGTTTATAGGGGTAATAATAATATAGGATACGAAGGAGATTATGATTATCTAATTAATGATGACTTACGAAAATATTTTGATACAAATAGATATGATCTTATAGAGTTGTTTAGTGACATAAATAACAAGTTTCAGAGACTCAGAACTATTCATGTATATAATCCCAATCTAAATGAGAACGATAAAAAACAAGCGATCAAAGAAGCAGAAAAAGTTGAGAAAGAATTGTCGGAAGCAATAGCAAAAATTCCAGATGACGAGAACAAAATTCTTTTGCTAAAAATACTCACAGACAGTCCTTTAGAACCTGTTATGAGTTTACGAGATAATAAAAGCATTACAGAAAAAACCAAAGTTCATATTAGAGGAAATGTTAATAGTTTGGGTGAGGAAACAATAAAAAATGTTCCTCAAATTTTTCATAATGATTCTCCAGAAACCAATCCATCAGTATCTAAAAGTAGTGGAAGAATAGAACTAGCAAACTGGATCGCAGATAAGAATAATCCTCTGACCTATAGAGTATTTTGTAATAGGGTGTGGAATTATCTTTTTGGTAGAGGTTTGGTAGAAAGTTTCGATAACTTTGGAAATCTTGGTGGAGAACCATCTAATCCAGAACTTCTAGATTATTTAGCTAATAAATTTATTAATAGCGATTTTAATATTAAGTTCATTATAAAAGATATTGTGACAAGCAACGCATATAAACAATCGACAGAGTTTAATCAACAAAATTATGAAAAAGATTCCGATAATATTTATTTTTGGAGAATGAATACTAAGCCTTTGATTGCTGACAATATAAGAGATAGTTTTCTATTTCTCGTCGGAGAACTAACGCCAACTCATCCAGATAATACTAATTTAATGACAGGTAATTCTAAAAGAAAAATTACTGGAGAAATTAATAAAGAAATATTTAATGCTAAATATAGAAGTATTTATCTACCATTGCCAAGAGATTATGCTATAGAGTTTTTAGATATTTTTGATAGACCAGACAATAATTTATTAAATGCTGATAGAAATGAAACTATAGTTACTACGCAAGCTCTTTATATGATGAATAATAATGTAGTTATAGGATATTGTGAAAAAATTGCTAAACAAATAGACTCGTTAAAAGATAAGCCTATTAAAGATAAAATAGAATATGGTTATCTTAAATGTTTATCAAGACCACCCTCACAACAAGAGTTAACTATTATTGAAGAATACTTTAAAAGTGCTGAAAAAGAAGACGTTGCTATGGTAGGTTTTATTCAAATATTAGTATCCACTTTAGAATTTAGAAGCGTCCCATAATGAATACAAAGAAAAGTCTAACTAAAAAATGTGGAACTTGTAAAAAAACTTTCCCTAAAACACATGAATTTTTTCATAAAAGAGGTAACTCTTTTAAAAGTTCGTGTAAAAAATGTAGAAACTTAGATAAACAAAAATATAGACTTAAAAATTTAGATAAAATTAAAGAATATGCTGATAGAACAAGAGAACAAAGAAAAAAGTATAAGAGAGAATGGGAAAGAAAAACTAGAAAAACAAATATTACATATAAATTAATCAGTAATATTAGGGTTAGAATAGGACATATTGTTAGAGGATCAACTAAATCTGCTAGTACACTAAAATTATTAGGATGTGATTTGGAGTCTTTTAAGCAATATATAGAACAAAAATTTCTAGATGGTATGAGTTGGGAAAATTATGGACAATGGCATATAGACCATATTAGACCTTGTGCTGCTTTTAATCTAAAACTCAAAAAAGAACAAAAATTATGTTTTCACTATACTAATCTTCAACCCTTATGGGCTAAAGATAATCTTAGAAAAGGAGCTAAATATGTTACTTTCTAGAAGAAAAATACTAGAATCAGCATCCTGTGGGATTGGAGGATTAGCCTTTAATAGTATGTTATTGGGAGAGAATGTTGTTCATCATACTCCAAAAGCTAAAAGAATAATCTTTCTTTATATGAACGGTGGTGTTTCGCATGTGGATACTTTTGATCATAAACCAGAATTAGAAAAGAAACATGGTGAACAAGACCCCAAAGAAAAGAATAGAAAGTTATATAAGCCAATTAGCAAATTTAGTCCGTGTGGCAAAAGTGGTCTTATGATTAGTGATTTATTTCCACAACTTCAAAAACACGCGGACGATTTATGTTTAATTAATGGTATGAAAGCAGATACCGGAAATCATGAACAGGCTAGAACATTGTTGCACACTGGAAGTTTTCAGTTTGTTAGACCAAGTATTGGGTCTTGGATGTTATATGGTCTTGGAACAGAGAACCAAGAACTACCTGGCTTTATTACTATTAATGCTACAATACCAGCCAGTGATTATAGTAGTGCATTTCTACCAGCAACATATCAAGGAACTTCCATAAATGCTGGTAATATAAAAAATGCTATTCCTAATTTATCTGGTAAGTTTTCTTCTGATGTTCAAAGAAAAAATTTAGATACTTTACAAAAAATTGGTAGGCTACAACTAAACAATGATATTGTGAATACAGAATTAGAAGCACTAATAAATAGTTATGAGTTAGCATTTAAAATGCAAACAGAGGTTCCTAAAATATTAGATATACAAAAAGAAAATAAAATAGTATTAGATAATTATGGTATAGGTCAAAAACCAACAGATGCTTTTGGTAAACAATGTTTACTAGCAAGAAAGTTTGCGGAAGCGGGTGTGAGATTTATTGAGATAGGAATTGGAACTTGGGATTTTCATACAGATATAGAAAAGAATATGATAACCAAATGCTCAGAGGTTGACAAACCAATATCTGCACTAATTAGTGATCTAAAAGATCGAGGTATGTTAGAAGATACATTAATTATATGGGGCGGAGAATTTGGACGAACTCCCGGATTTCAAGACAAAGCAACTGGTAGAGATCATAATCATTTAGGATATAGTTTATGGCTGTGTGGAGGTGGAGTAAAGGGGGGTATAAGATATGGTAGTACTGATGATTTTGGTCATACCTCTTTAGAAACAAATCAAATGACTATTCATGATTTACACGCTACTATACTACATCTGATGGGAATTGATCATACCAAACTCACCTATAGATATAGTGGTAGAGATTTTAGATTAACAGACGTTTACGGTAATGTTCATCAAGGAGTTATAGCATAATGTCAAAACTTAAAAAATCATCCAATAAATTTATTTTTGGTGTTTGTGCTGGAATTGCGGAATATTTAGGTTGGGATACATCAATAGTACGATTGCTTTTCTTTTTAGGAACTTTTGCAACAGGAACTTTATTATTATGGATTTATTTAATACTAGCTATTATAATGCCGAAAGAATAAAATGATTAATAAATATTTAGTAGCAATTCTAATTTTAGGTTTTGTGTTTTTTTATACATCAAAACATACTACTAGGAAAGATATTCCAGTATCTATAGTAGTACCAGTAGTTAATACTCCAAAGGAATCAATAGTTTATATAGACTATAAGGAGGCGCTAGAGATTGCAAAAAAAGAAAAAAGATTATTATTAGTTATATTAAAAAGTATATGGTGCAAGTATTGTACAATTTTAGAAAATGATTTTGATAAACTAAAAATTAAAGACAAGTTTGTTATTTGTCTCCTAGATATAGACGATAATAAAAAATTAGCAAAAGAATTTAAGTACAATGTTATACCAACATCTGTGGTTATAGATTGTTCAGGGACTAGGAACATAGAGAAATCAAGAAAGGCAGGATACATATATGATAACTACATGGATTGGCTACAATCTATTAATCATGACAACTAAACAAATATTATCCCTAATAGTTATAAGTTCGGCACTGGGTTATTACTACTATGAAAATAATCAACCAGACAATACTATTGTGGTTATTATGCCGGATGATAAACCTAAAACTATTCCAGAAAATAAACCAAAACCAAAAGAAAAAAGCGGATTAGTATTTACGGAGGTTGATAAGTATCGTAAAATTGAAGAAAATACAATATACGGAGATGTATTAACACATAGTTTTGAAAAACCATACGGTGATCAAGATAGTAGAAGAATCAATGTACATGAAACTTCTCATGGTATAACATCTCATCTTAGAAATTTATATAGTAAAGCATTGAGTAAAAAATTAAATGTTTTTTATGTTTTAAATTCTCGCTGTATAGTATTGGAAGAATCTAATATTAGTATGCATTTAGTTACTAAATATATTCCACCAGACTTAAGATCATACAGATATAATCTCTACTTTGTTAAAAATATTGTGGATTGGAATGATATGCCATCATATATTATTGACGAATGGAATTCTTATATATTAGGAAGTAAAAGTGCGGTTGAAGATTATAATAATGGTATTCTAAATGAAAGAGTTGATGCTGTTAGCGGGTGTTTGGATTTTAGTATTTATGCTATTTGTTTTGCTATGGCCGTTAAGGAACATGATAACGAGTATTGGAAAACATATCCTCAATTTAAAAATACTATTAAATTTCTTTTGATAGAAGCGGAAAAAACTTTCGGTGAAGGAATGGAGATAGAAAATTTTAGAAATTCTAGTCAAGAAAAACTATATGAAAATCTAAAAAGTAGCCCAAACGCAGCAAAAATAAGAGCATTTTTGAAGGAAGAATTCGATAATATTTTTATCGATAAATAGGATTACGGCGATGTCTCGTAAAAAAGAATTTTTCAAGTCGAGCCATTGACAGAGCCGATACTAGAGAGTAGAATGATAGGAACGAGCAAGGGTTGTATTGGTCAGGTGACTAAGCCCAAGTTCGTTTGAGTTACTAAAGAATATTTGGAGGATAATTATGGCAGAGGTTACTACTTCCGTTAAGCAGACTCGCGTTCGTTGCAGTGACGAGATGTTTCTTGAAGCAGTTTTTTCGAGCAAGACATATGCTGAAATTGCTGCTAAGACTGGTCAAAAGTTGAACAGTACTATGAGTCGTTATGCTCGTACCAAGAAAACTCTTGCGGAAAGAGGACAGGTTCTTCCTGAGATGGAAAGGTCTAAGCCCGTTCGCAAGGTTGATAATGTTGAGGCTATGGTCGAGACATTTCAAAGGCTCAAGGCTGCTCATAATTCGTGATGTTTAAATCCAACAAGATATAATCTATTTTGTTGGAACGGGACTGTGGCGGAATTGGCATACGCGATGGACTCAAAATCCATTTCCGACTAGGAGTGTGGGTTCGACTCCCACCAGTCCCATCTAACTTGTAATAAAATAAAACTATATAAACTATGCAACTTCATAAAAGCGATCTGGAAGATAATATTGCTGAGTATATACACGAACGTATGCCAGCATATCAAATGGATGTATTGGTTGATTGTGGTGCGAATGCTGGGTGGTTTACATATCAGTTTCTTCGAGTTTATTCTTCAGTAAAATCATATTGTTTAGAACCAGTGCCTAGTATAGCAAATGCATTAAAAAAAAATCTATCTGGTTTTCCAGATCTAGATATAGACTCGAGGGTGTTTGTGCATCAAACTGCTATCTCCGATTATAGTGGAAGTGCTATAATAACAAACCAACCCGATGTGACAATTAATAGAATAATAAACACGCCAATAGATCAAAGTATTATTGTGCCAATAATTACTGGAGATGATTTTTGTATACAAAATAAAATAGAAAGAATCAATTATTTAAAAATTGATTGCGAAGGAGAAGATATCCGGGTATTACATGGATTCTCTGAGATGATATCGTCTTCTAAAATAGACTTTATACAGGTTGAGGTCTGTATTGGTGATCGTATCGGAATTCAAAAACCAATGGAGTTATTTGAGAAAATTCTTATCCCCAAGGGATACAAACATTTTCGTTTTATTAACCAAGCATCTGATGGTGCTGCATTTATATCTCGCGCAGATGTTGTTTTTATAAATCATAACTTAGCCAAAAATTATCATGAACTATTCTTTAATAGAAATAATGAGAAATGACTCAGACATTATGCAATGCAAGAGTTCCTAACCATAATCCAAAATCTCCAATTAGTCATTTTATTTTAATGACAGTGCGAGAATATAATGATTATGATGGTGGCACATATATTGATGAAATAAAAAATATTAATGATTTTGTGGATAATTCGTATAAGGCTATTGATGATCCGTTTTATAGAATATATGGCGAAAAAAGAGAAAATAATCCTAGTCCTTCTCTAGTATTTATTGCGGAGTTTTTTGATCTTAAAAAGGCAAAAGATTTTTTGTATAATATTACTGGAGAATATCCCATAGTAATTTCTTACTAAAATGAATTACACGATTGATATTGAATGGTTTGATGAGGGAGGATATTGCAACTTTTATCCTTTGGTTGACGAAACCAATAAAGGATTCAAAGAATTTAAATCCGAAAAAGATGCTAAGGCCGCATTATTTTTTCAACAACTACTTAGTAAGCATGGATTATCTCCAATAGCATATACCGATGTGATTAAATTACCAATTAAAGACATATCCTTATATAGTTCATATGGTTTTGTAACAGAGATGGCTGGGTATTTTGCCACAGAACCAATCACAAGATGGAGTAAAAAATATACACATCTATTAGAAAAGATACAAGATTTAGTTGAGGATATTAAGTATCATACTAATTTAGACTTTTGGGATTGTCATCAATATAATATTGGATTAATTGATGATAAATTAGTTTGTATTGATACTGGACTAGAAAGTTTTGATCCTTCTAGTGATGCTTGGGGATTAGGAAAACCGGGTCCACAGTGTTATTATTGTTACGAGTATTTTTGTAAATGTGAGGAACCAGATGCCATACATTAAAGAAGATATTAGAAAAGAGTTAGATATTTGTATAGATAAAATGATTACTTGTTTGGGTATCCCAAAATCTACAAATGGAAATATGACTAACGAAGATTTTTCATCTATACTTGGAGATATTAATTATTCATTTTCCAGAATCATTGCATCTTTGATGGGCAGAGAATCATATGCAAAAATAGCAATGATCACTGGTGTTCTAGAGAATATAAAGCAAGAATTCTACAGAAGAATAGCCTCTCCTTACGAGGATACAAAAATTAGGGAATATGGCGACATAAAAGAATATTCTAACATTAACAAAAGGTATTTTTGACAATCAGAATGGTGTATTAGATATTATAACTATCTAATAGGAAAAGATTATGTCAAAAGATATAGAAAGAATGCTAAAAGAAATCCTACAACTAGATAAAGAAATTCTAAAAATAGAGGAAGCTAATAGCAGAGACTTATCGGAACTAAAAAAGATTGTTAAATTTATTAATAGAAGATTGGATGAGATAGCAGAAAAGGTAAAAGAATTTGAAATTATTTTGGATGAACCAGACGATGAAGAAATAGAATATGATGATACTGATGAGTGGATGCCATATGACGAAAATAATTACATCTCAGAGGATTATGAGTCTTATGGAGAAGAAAATAACGACAATGACGAAACTTTTTGATTAACGCTTGACAACGACGATTGTCGATGATATACTTGGCGTATCACACAGGAAACTTGGAGACTTAAACGATGAAACTTGCAGATCGAACGGTTGAAATTCATAGTAGGGGTTTGGAAAGCAGTAATCAATTTACTATTGCTCAAACGAGCAAAATGTTTAAAATCCTGTCGGACTCTCTATATTCCGATAAGGTTATGGCGGTTATTCGTGAACTAAGCACAAATGCTTATGATGCTCACGTTGCTGCTGGCAACAAGAATCCTTTTAAAGTTATTCTGCCAACACAAGCGGTTCCATCTTTTACTGTGCGTGATTATGGTACGGGTCTTAGTCAGCAAGATATGGAGGAACTGTATACCACTTATGGTGCAAGCAACAAGAACGATAGTAATGATTTTGTTGGTTGTCTTGGATTAGGCAGTAAGAGTCCGTTTGCTTATACCAAGAGTTTTAGCACAGTATCTTATTACAACGGAACTAAGTATTCTTATATTGCGGCTATGGACGAGAACGGAGTTCCTAGTCTTAATCTTTTCGATATTAGTCCAACTAAGGAAGCCAATGGTCTTGAAATTAGTTTTGCTGTTAAACAGTGTGATTTTGGCGAGTTTACTACCAAAGCAAAAAGAATTTTCCATTACTTCAAGATGAAGCCCATTATTGAGGGTGGTTTTGGGGAGAATCTGTCCGATCATTCGTACTCTTATACCAATTTTGTTATTGATGGTAAGGGCTGGAGGATTGGTAGACTAGCAAATAATAATGATCAATATCCTTCAGCATACAACAATGCTGATAGTGGTATTATTGCTATCATGGGTAATATTGCTTATCCTGTTGATAGTTCAAAGATTATTGGAGAAGCAGAAAAAGATGCTTCCAATGACGCTATCCAGAGATGGAATCGTACCTTTAAAAAGGTGGATGTGGATAACTGGAAGAATCTAGTCAAGGAGGTTCTAGGGTCCGGCTTGTATCTTGAAATCAATTTTGATATTGGTGAATTGGAAATGGATGTGAGTCGTGAAGGCTTACAGTATACAAAGAATGTTCTTAAAGTTTTGCGTGAAAGAACTCAAGATATTTATCTTCAACTCAAAGAAGATATGACTCAAAAGATTACTCAGTGTACTAATCTGGTAGATGCTTATCAGACTTATTATAATCTGAGCGATCTTGCCGGTGGGTGGACCGCTGGTGCATCATGGACTGATCAGTCTGGAAAGACCCACGAATTAACTAGTGGCAAAGATCTTGAATACAAGTTCAAGAAAAATAAGCAGTTATATGTTTTTAATTTTAGAACAGCCGGATATCGCTCTCGTCGTATGGTTTATCTAACAGATAAAATTCATAACGAAACACTCAAGGGAGTTCCTCAATACTATTGGAGCGGAACTAAAAAGAGTGGTAAAATGATCTTTTTCCGCTGCGATATTAAGGGTGCTGAAACCGCCAAAAAGATTGTGACAAAATATTGTAATCAGAATGATTGCTTTGCTTATCTTATGGTGGATAGTGATCATCCAGAAGATTCTACAGAGGGTTTTGATGATATCATTAGTGATATTGGTGGAGAAACCAATATAGTTAATGTTTCTGATTATCGTAGTCTACTTAGCAAGGGACCACGCAAGAGCAGTGTTTCTTTTGGTAAGATTAGTGCTGGTGAGGTTTTTATTATTCGTGATTGTCCAGACGCTAACGATAAACTAGTGCTATCTGGTAATGGAATAAATGATTCTGATCTTCTTAGAGAAGTAGACGAAGATACCTACGAAACTATTGAGGATCAAGACGAAACAATTTATATTCCTATTATTAGATATGCTTCGGTGGAAGGATTTCCATCTATCGCTTATCTTAACAAAATCATTAAAGATAAAAATCATACTCTTCACAATCTATTGAAAGACAAGAATATTCTTGCTATCAAGCAGAGTGCTGTTAGTAAGATCAAAGATTTGAATCTTATTGATTTCAATGCTTGGATCAAGCCTAAATTAAAGAGTATGATGAGTAAACTCTGCGGAGAAGTTGGTTCATATAAGAATATTGTAGACTACTGTACTGAACAGTATAATACAGACGAGAAGAATGATACTTATGGTTATTACAGAATTCGTACAGATAGACAAGTAGCGGTTGCTATTCTAAACATTTTTGGTATTGATTATCATAAGTATATTGACGGATCGGAACTTTGTAATCTGGTCGATCAATGGATGATTCATTACTTTTTTGCTCATGTTATCCATAATAGTTTTGATATGAAGTTTTGTAAGAAGTCAGAATACTTTGCTGCTATGGCAAAAATATTAGCAAAGCATAATATGAATGGTATTGATCCTGAGAAGATTCGTAAACAAACTCAAGAGTTTAATATCTTAAAGAGCGAGATCAATACTATGTATAGCGAAGATTATACATCTAAGATAGTATCAATTTCTCAAGAATCCAAAGATTTTTGTGAGTCGATAACGAAAAGTAGTGATCTTAGAAAAAAGTTTAAAGCGGAGGTTGACAAGGTGCCGATGCTCAAGTATATTGTGAGCAGTACGTTGGAATCAAACGGTGCTGATGCGGGATTAAACGGAATTGGTTCCTCTAATCCACTTAGAGTACATCATAATCGTTACTATAGTCCGCCAGCATGGTTTATAACTATTGATGACAACGGTATTGAACAGTTACGAAATAGTCTAGGTGTTTTGATCAAATAAATTTCACAGGAAAAGAGGAGAAATTAAAATGAGCGTTCCGTTTATGTGGGTTGATGGTAATTTGACACTGATCTTGAATAATAAGGCTTATCAAGTTATTCCAGATCATATTAATTACAAGTTGATTCTTGAGGCTCTACCAACAGCAACAAATGATGAGTTGCTAGATCTGGTGGATATTGAAAAGGCAGTATCATCATTTAGTGATGGTCTGGTTGAAGTCAAGAACGGCAAGGTGCTTTTTGATGGCGAAGAAGTTCATGGTAGCATTAGTAAGCGTATTCTAGAGTTTATGAGTAAGGGATTACCGTTTCAGCCTCTTGTAAACTTCTTGAATAATCTTATGGAAAATCCTAGTATGCAGAGCCAAAAGGAACTGTATGATTTCTTGGAGCATGAACATCTGCCAATAACTGAGGATGGTCATTTTCTAGCATATAAGGCTGTTCGTAGCGATTATATGGATAAGTATGCTGGTACATTTGACAACCATGTTGGCAAAGTTTGCCAAATGAATAGGGCTAAGGTTGACGATAATCGTAGTGTTGGTTGCTCTCAGGGACTTCATGCTGGTGCTTTGAACTATGTGGCTAATTATGGTAGTGCTGATAGTGGCGATCATATTATGATCGTTAAGATCAATCCCAAGGATGTAGTCAGTGTTCCTAGTGATTGTAATCATGAAAAACTTCGTACTTGTCGATATGAAGTTGTTGGTGAATATCAAGGTGAACTCCTAAAGCCTCTTTACAAGGCTGAGTTTAGCGAAGACTCTTATGATGACGATGAAGAGCAGTTATACGATGAGTATGATGATGATTACTGGAATCAGTACGAAGATGAAGATGAAGATGAAGATGAAGACTATGATCCTGATCAGGATTATGTTTGATAAAAACGGAGTGAGCAATAGAAATATGGGCTATGGCGGTTCGATCCCGCCAACACTCTTTTGTTGACTATGATAGGTGTGGTGCCTTTCCCAACAAATTTTAAGGAAATAAGGAATACTAAAATGTTTAGCGATAATATTGGGTTTAATCCTTTCGATAAGAATAATAATCCTCATGCTAATGGATACGCAGCAGAACAGCATAGGTTTTTGAGTTCTTTTAGACAGAACAACATCTTTGTTTATAATGGCAATCCTCGTAAGAAGATTAGCAGTATGAATCATACTAGTAATCTTGAATATGCTCTACAGGCTAATATCTCAAACCACTCAGATGTTTATTTTTATGTAAATGGTGGACGTAAACTATATGCTATCAACCAATTTACTTGCTGTTTTTGTGATATGGACGCTGGTCGTGATAGCGACGGAAAGTATTTTAAGCCCAGCGTTGTTATGACTAAGAAAAAGCAATTCCTCAAAAAGATCAATGATTTTCCAGTTAAGCCTAGTTGGGTAGTTGATACTCGTAATGGCTATCAGTGTTACTGGATTTTTGATGATGCTAGTCGTAAAATTGTTGGAAGCAACAAAACTTTCTGGAATGGCCTTCAAAAGAAGTTGGTAAACTATTTTGATGGCGATCCAAGGGCGATTAAGCCCAATCAGATTTATCGTGTACCATATACTTGGTGGCGTAAGGAATGGGAAAAGAAGGCTCCTTATTTTACCAGTATTCTTTATGGTAGTACTGGTCAACCAATTAATGTTGCCGATCTAAAGTCTGCTCTTACTGGTCAACCCGCTACTCTACAGATAATTCCTGAGAAATGTAGCGACGAATGGTATAAGGGTTATGCTAAGGCTTATAAGCAGTCTGATATTACTGGTGTTCCAGTATCAGTTAATGTTGCTGCTGATATTCTCAACCAGATGACTTATACAAACAGCACAGAGGATCTTAATAATCAGAAGGCTGTTTATTTCCAGAAAACTAAAATGTATAAGACTTATGGCGATCCAGTGCCGGTCCATCCGAATGATGACGATACTCTGATGGACGATGAGAATGGGTCTACGGAGTCAAAGGACGTTCTGCCTGACGAGGATATAAACCTTGATGGTCAGCAGACCAAACTTTTAAAGACCGTTGTAGAGTTCCTTAATCAAGTCTCAACGCCTCTCTACTTTAGTAATAATCGTTTCCTTAGTAGTGCTGCAAAAGATTTGGCTAATCAACTTAGTGACAAGTTTTGTATTGGATGAGGGTTCCGTGTCAGGGGTATAGGAGACTCTATACCCTTTGACACAACCATATAAGGAGAAAACAAATGGGTAGACATATTAATCCTCTTTTACAGCTTTTATTGACTGATGAAGAAGCTAAAAAGAAATTTATTGAACTAATGAATGAGTCGGGATCAGCAAGAGATCTTTACTATTATTTTCAAAAGAATACTTTTTATGGCAATAAGTATTATCTTAGTTGGCAAACAATTAATAATATCATAAGAAGATTAGGTTTTAAGGGTCGTAGAGGACGAAATCGTAAAAACGTAGCCTATCAACACAGATATAGTGATAGATAAATACTATGCACCAAGACGATGACAACTACAACGATGAGTATGATTATGATGATGCTCAAGATAAATATAAGCACTATTTCAAGTTTGATCCCGCCGCTTGGGACGCTTGGGGTAAAATGCTATATGATGCTCTAAATGATATAGTCGAAGGATCATCAAATGTGTGGTATGTTAATTTTCCCAAAAAGTCGTTTCCTGTGAATAGTTATTTCTCCAATACTGAGAAGTCTAAAAACTTCCAGTATTTGGGGATTAACTATCAGAAACAACCCATATGGAAAAAAGAGTACTTTGCTAACGCTGGATTAGCCAGAGAGTACTTAAACCACATTCAAAGTCATGCTGTTCATTTTGTATTACAACCACATTACTACAAAGGATTATTTGATATCCTAAATTAAATACGGAGAAATATATGGGTAAACAAAACTATATTATAGATGATTTAGAAGAGTTTACAAGGTCGGCCAGAAAACTTGTATTCAATGGTTTCGATAAAAGCATAGGAGATGATCCTGACGAGTTTACAAAACTTATTACAGAAATTAGTCAAGATGATTTGGAGGAGATGGATCAAATTTTAACTCAGCAAGAATCTCTGGTGATAGTTAAGAGTCTGGCTAAAGAACAAAAACATAAAATCACAAATGAGTCAAGATACTTAATTGATGAGAAAATATTTTCACAAATTATAGAAGAAATGAATGGACGACTAGTTAGTAATATGCTATCATCATTAGCAAGCAAGGGTATGATAGAGTCCGCTTATGATGAACAAATCAATGATTTTGTTTTCTGGATAAAAGACGATGAAACACCTGAAACCGATTGAGGTTGATGCTTCTTTTCTATATAGATGTCCGTCTGAAAATTGTGGTGCTAATCATTGGTTATTTTTACGAGAAGTCAAGACCAAAAATTTCAAGATTGTTTGTGATTGTGGAACAGTGTTTAGGCCAAAAACAATAGACAACATAAAAATCAAATATAGCAATCAATCTAAAGTAAAGCAAAAACCCAACGCAAACGAGGATGCAATAGAACACAATAAATCTGAATTAAGAATTCCGGTTGACTTGTTAAACAAATGTGTTAAAATACTGGTTCAGTATGGCTTTGAAGACCAAGAGGCTAAAGACATACTAACTAAAACGTATCTAATTAATCAAACCGATAATGCCGTACAACTTATTGAGTTATCATTAAAATCATTGGAGATAAAAAATGTCTAAAGGTATAAGGCCAACTAAATTTAGCGAAATTCTTGGGCAAGATGATGTGATTAACAGGCTAAAAGTCAGCGTGACGGGCTGTTTAAAAACATCAACCGTGATGCCACATACTTTAATAGATGGGCCACCGGGCCTTGGCAAAACTACCATAGCGAGTGCTATCGCCAACGAATTGAACGTGAATCTGTATACAACCAACGCGGCAAATCTCAGAAGTGTTAAAAATATTATTCCGTATCTTATGGGAATTGCACCACGATCAGTTCTATTTATTGATGAAATTCATAGATTACCTAAACTGGTCGAAGAATTTTTGTATCCTGTTATGGAAGACTTTGTATTAACTATTACTCTAGAGAAAAAACCAGAAACTATTGATCTTCCAGCTTTTACTTTGGTAGGAGCAACAACTAGCGGCGGTAGTTTAAGTCAACCATTTTATGATAGATTCAGCATCAAAGAACATCTTAGTTTTTATAACGATACTGATTTAGCTAAACTAGCAAGATCGAACTGTGATAAACTCTCTATTTCTATTGATGAGACTGATCTTGTTGAGATTGCTAAAAGAAGCAAAGGAACTCCTAGAATTCTAAACTCTAGATTACAATGGTATAAAAATTACAAGACCTGTCATCCAAATTCTACAGAATCTATAGATGAGATTTTTAGTATTCAAGGTATTGATAAAGACGGATTGGATGCTTATGATAGAATGTATTTGAATCTACTACTAAGCAATAAAGGTAATCCATTAGGCTTAAAAGCAATATCTTCTCTTACTGGTATTGCTGTAGAAACTATTGAAAATAGCATAGAGCCATATTTGGTTAGAAAAAAGTTTATATCACGAACCCAAAAGGGTAGAGTGATAGGAAACTATATAAAAACATGACATGAATACTTGTATTGTATGCATAGCAAAAAATGAAGACCATTATATTGATGAATGGATAAAATATCATACTAAGCTAGGATTTGATCATATATTTATATATACTAATGATTGGCTGTATGAATCCGACAATGAAAAAGTTTCCATTTTTTCAGTAAATGGTTCCGGTAAACAACTATATGCATACAACGATTTTGTAAAAAATAAATCCAGTGGATATGATTGGGCTGCATTTTTTGATATAGACGAATATTTAGTCCTTAAAAAACATAATAATATCAATTCGTTTTTAAAAGATTATACCGAATGTGATGCTCTGGGTATAAACTGGGCTTTTTTTGGAGATAATAATCTTAAAAAAATTATTGCTAATGAATATAGTACCTTAAAAAGATTCATTAAAAAAAGTTCAGTAGATTTTATTCCAAATAAACACATAAAATCAATAGTCAAATTACCAATTGACAACTGTGTTAGTATTCATAATATTCTGAATACTTGGTGTAATCTAGATAAAGAAAAGTGTCACGGAGCATATACAAAAAGCGCAAACTGGTCTATTGCTCAATTAAATCATTATTTTTCAAGAACGGAGCAAGAACTATACGCTAAATGTCTTCGTGGAAGAGCAGATATAGCTAATAATTATAGAAAATTTGAAGAACATAAGATATATCTTAATTTAAACCAAGAAGAAGATTGTTTGGCTAGAGATTTTCTCTATAATAATTAGTGAGATAATAATTTTACTTAGAAAAGGATATTTATGTTTAACAGAAGAGGCTTTGTAAATACGGGTGTTTTAGGATATCTAGGACTAAATCTTGGAGACTACCTAAAATTAAGAGCAGAAGAACCTTCTGTGAAGGAAGCAAAAGCACAGTCAGTGATTTATATTTATCTACCTGGTGGATATGCTCATCAAGAAACATTTGATCCAAAACCGAATAGTCCAGTTGATTATAGGGGTCCTTTAAATAGTATATCAACTAGTATTCCTGGAATATTTTTTAGTCAATACTTAACAGAAACTGCAAAAATAGCGAACAAAATTAGCATTATCAGATCCATGACTCATAGTGAAACAGCACATGAGCGTGGAACTAATAATATGTTTACTGGATATCGTCCTAGTCCAGCCATTCAGTATCCAAGTTTAGGATCAGTAGTCAGTCAACAATTAGGAGTCAGGAATAATTTACCTCCGTATATAACAGTACCAAATGTACCTAATGAATTTGCTGGTGCCGGATATCTTAGTCATAGTTATTCATCATTTAGTCTTGGTGGAAATCCAGAAGATCCAAACTTTAAAGTTAGAGATTTAACATTACCAGATGGAATATCTGTAAATAGATTTGATAAAAGAAAAGCGATGCTAGAAATAGTCAACAAAGAGTTCAATGTTAGGCAAAAGTCCGACTCTTTGGATTCTATGAATTCTTTTTATCAAAATGCTTATAATATTATGAATTCGTCTCAGGCTATACAAGCATTCGATATTAACAAAGAAGACGATAAGACCAAAGAAATTTATGGTAAAACTGCGGCGGGAATGAGGCTACTACTAAGCAGAAGATTGGTAGAAGCCGGGGTCAGATTCGTGAATGTAACTTATGGCGGATGGGATCATCACGATAATATAGCGCTAAATATAGGCAGTCAATTGCCATCTTTTGACAAAGCTTTTTCTGCATTAATAAACGATTTAGATGAAAAAGGTCTATTAGATTCAACACTAGTTTGTGTTGCCACAGAATTTGGTCGTACTCCAAAAATAAATCCAACCGCTGGACGAGATCATTGGCCGCGTGTTTTTTCTATAGTCATGGCAGGGGGAGGAATTAAAAAAGGGCTGGTATACGGCTCCAGCAACGACACAGCAAGCGAACCACAGGACGATCCGGTGAGTGTAGAGGACTGGGGCGCCACACTATATAATCTATTAGGTATTGATCATAATAAACATCTAATAGCTCCAGGAAATAGACCTGTTAAAATTATTGATAATGGTAAAATTTTAGGAGATATAATTGGATAATAGCAATTTAAAAATTCTAGTTCTTGGCGGAACACAAATGGTTGGTAAAGACTTTGTGGAAACAACAATACAAAATACTAATATTAATATATCACTAGCAAATAGAGGAGTAACCAATAAAACAATATTTAAAGATTTAGAACATATCTATATCGATAGGAACAACGGATTGTCTTGTTCAAATCTTATGAATAAATTTTTTGATATAGTGGTAGATTTTTCATGTTATAATGTTGAACAGTATAAAAACACAATACAGTATATTAACTGTAAAAAATATCTTTTAATATCTACTCAAAGTGTACTAGATGATAATGTTTTAAACAAACAAGATGTGAATGATCCTTACTACTGGTATTGTTACAATAAAAAAGAATTAGAAAAATATGTACTATCACTAAGTATTGATTCTATCATAATTAGACCGGGTGCAATCTACGGACACAACGACTATACAAATAGGTTCGAATATAGAGATAATAATTTTTACTGGAAAAATACCAATAATATACCATCACAAAGTAATGGATGTGTATATGTAAAAGAATTTAGTTTATACTTATTAGGCATAATATTAAATATTAATAATTGCTATAAGTATCAAATATTACAGATACCATGATAAAAACTTTAATTCATTATGGTCATGGACATGAGCAGCCTTATGAGTTAGATTTAGTAAAAAACTTTGCTTTAGAATATGAACTGGAGTATAGACATGAAGGCATATCGGAATTAAGTCAAAAAAATATTAAATATCCAATAGCAGTATTTTGGGATTTTGTTAATCAAATAAAATATGCTAATTTTGTAGTGATTTGGAATGGTATGCAATGCTATGGTCCGTTAATTACTAAATTATGTAATGAAAAAAATATTCCTAAGTGCTACATAGAATGGGGTATGCTTCCTCAATCTGATAATTTTTTTATTGATCCTTTGGGATTTTGTGGAGATTCTATCTTAAATTATGATTTATCTTGGATCAATAATTCTGATATAGAGTATTTATACTATCAAAGATCGTTGTTACAATCAAAATATACTATAGACGATAAAAATTATATACTTATACCTTTACAAATAGAAAATGATAGTCAAATATTATACTATACCAAATATAAAAATATGTATGAGTTTATTGTTGATGTTATAAAAGAATATCCAAAATATAAAATTATAATTAAAACACATCCAAAAAATAATTTTAATAAATATTTTATATCATGGAATGATAATTATACGAAACTAGTATCATCCGACAGGATTTCAATAGTAAATGATAAGTCAATATCTTTTATGGAGTTAGCAGCCTCATCTTCCTTGGTGATTGGTCTAACGTCAACTACTTTATATGAAGCTGGAATTTTAGGAAAAAAGATAATATCTATCGGAAAGCATCCTCTAAATACAACAAAAAATAATATAGATAAAGTTTTGGCTGGCGCATTGGTACTGAATATAGATAGAAGAACAGGAAATCTAAAATCTATTCTTGATAGATTTCATATTAAACCATTGTAGTTTTATAAACTATTTTATATCTCTAATTATATCATTATCATTTAATTTAGTATAATATATCTCATAGACTATACTATTTTCTAAAGCTTCAAATTGATGATAGATATTAGGAGATATTATGATTGTATCGTATTGATTTAGTACAGTAGAAATAAGATTATTGTTCTCCCATCTATGAACAACTATCTTGCCAGATTCAACAAAAAACATATTATATTTATATTCGTGAAGATGTTTAGAGCATTTTTGATTATTAATTATTTCTATACGATCTATAGATAGATTATCATTAGAAAAAATTTTTGAGATAAAACCCCAAATTTTACCTAACTTATCCATATCCTCTCCTAATAAATATATGCAATATAATATACACCATTATGAATCTAAATATGTTTCTATATCTAAATTCAATGATCCATTTAATTATGTTATAATAGACAATTTATTTAATAAACAAATATACGAATCTTTATGCAAAAAATTTCCAGAGTTTATAGCAAGAACCAAGCCTTATAAGGATCAGCCTGGGGCAACAAGCGATTACGAGGGTTATATATCCGGACTAGGTCTACAAGATTTAAAAAATGGTTATGATTTTTTTGCTTCTCAACAACTACAAGATTTTATTGAAAAAACATTTGATATAAAAACATCTAAATTCATCTCACCTTCTGCTCATTTTCATAAGGCTCCATCTAAAAACGGATTCATACATAGAGATATGAATATATGTTCTTTTTCTAATAAGCCAACAGACGATTCTTTTATTACAACTGGCGGTGTCGTATATACCGATGATTCGATAGTTAATACCAATAGTATTAAAATGATAAGAAGCATAGCATTGCTATATTATTTAAACAATAATGATGATATTGGTACTAATGGTGGAGGAACCGGGATATACGATGGTTATGGTGGAAAGCTTATAAAAACAATAGAACCTAAAAATAATAGATTATTCATGTTTGAGATTAGTCATAATAGTTTTCATGGTTTTATAGGAGCAAATTTTGATAGAGCAGCAATAGTTAGTTGGTTTCATTCGTCACCAGCATACATAATAAATAGAAATTGGAAACATTTTCGTAAAAATCCTAAATATCTAGAAAGATGGATACAAAGACAAGAAAATGAATATTGGAGTATAGAGAATGATCCAGATTATAGTCTTTATTTTTCTAGACCATTAAAAGAATTATTATGAATTTAGATATTAGTTATATTATTACAATAATATTTTTAACATTAAATATCTTAACTTTTATATTAGGATATTTTATCGGAAAAATATCTAAGATTAATATAGTATATGACACAAAAAATACTGGCGATATAGCTCAAAAAGATATACAAAAAAATATTATTCAAAAAATTGAGATAGATGAGAAAAAAATTGTTAGCAAAATTGATACTAATAGTTTAGAGAAAAAATATGATAACTTAGGAAATACTATTGTTTCTGACACTAATATTAGTAATTCTATAAGTAAGTTAAAAAAACTAAAAGAATAATGATATAATTTAAGGTGTATTTATATTGGTCATAAAAAATAAATTATTAAAAGGAGATTGTTATGAGTGATGGAGTTGGGTTAGATGTGGGAACAAGTTACATAGTTCTCGCTAAACATACAAACGAAAATATAGAGTATAAAGAGTTTAGAGATGCTTTTTATGTTATAAGACCATCAACTCCTGTTGCAACAAAAATGATCGAAAAAGGATTAAGCGGTAAAATATTTATTAAAGATAGTGATAATTCATTTATACTATTAGGAAAAGATGCTATAGAAAAAGCTATTGAAAGAAACGATAGCGCAAAAAGACCAATGTATAAAGGTGTTGTTTCATCAAAAGAAAAAGAAGCAAAAAAAGTATTGGCTTTTATACTAAAAGAAGTAGTCGGGACAGCATCAAAGCCAGGTGAAAAACTAATATTCTGCAAACCAGCACAGCCAGTAGATCAAGAGGATGATGATTTTGATGTTGGATATCACGAAGATGTTGTAAAAAGTATTTTGGCAGAACAGGGTTATGATGCTAGAGCAATTAATGAAGCAGAAGCATTGTGTTATGCTGGGTTGGAGGACAGTGATTATACGGGAATAGGCGTGAGTTGTGGTGCCGGTATGACGAATGTTTGTGTTATGCTCAATGGAGAACCAACGGTAACTTTTAGTACAACAAAATCAGGAGATTGGATAGATCGTATGGTATCTGTTGCTATGGGAGAACCAGATAGTGTTGTTCAGGCAGAAAAAGAACAAGGGGATTATGTAATTGGTCAAACTAATGAGAGTCCTGTTTTAGAAGCAGTATGCTCTTATTATGATAGATTAATAGATTATACTACAAAATATTTAAGTGTTGCTTTAAGTAATCATAAAGCATTACCAAAATTTAAAGAACCTCTCAAAATAGTTATAGCTGGTGGAACATCACTAGCAAAAGGATATGTAGAAACTTTTCATAAAAAATTAATAGAAAATAATTTTCCACTACCAATAAAAGAAGTGGTCCATGCTGATGATCCTCTTCATGCTGTTGCAAAAGGGTGTCTAATAGCTTCTCAAGTATTATAGCACAATAAAGATGATATATAGTCTATTATCTACAAGATCATCAAAATGGAAAACAGTTAGAAATAATCATCTAAATAAACAAACTCATTGTCAGGCATGTGGAACACATAAAAATTTACAAGTTCATCATATAATACCAGTAAGTATAGATAAAACAAAAGAATTAGATTATAATAATTTAATAACTCTTTGTAAAACATGCCACTTTGTATTTGGGCATTTTATGGATTGGAATAGTTGGAATAAGAATGTTATAGAGGATAGTGAGGTGTATTATAGAAAAGTACTTAACAAACCCTATAACTTAAAGGGTCAGTTTTATGATAAAAATATTTTTGGTATTATTAGCGATAGTATACGGAACATTATCTTTTTCTGGCACAATAGATCCTAATACTCCAGATGAAAAATACATAAATTATGGATCAAAATTTCCATATATTGGCCAGATAATAGGCAGGAAACAAGACGACACGCCGTACTCTGGATCCGTAGTAGCATACAAAAATAATATAGTTGTAACAGCTGCTCATATATTTCATAACAATAAAACCGCTGTTGTAATTTTTAGTACAAAATTATTACCAATTAAAAAAATAGTAGTTCATAAAGATTATGATTACGAAAAATTTGGAAGACATGATATAGCAATTTGTTTGGTTTCTGGAGATATAGGGTTAGATTGGTATCCGAATATATATAAAGATGACAAAGAAAATGGATCAATATGTTCTTTAGCCGGATATGGTTCTACAGGAACATTTATTACCGGAATATTACCTAGTAAAGAAAGTAAAAAAAGAGCAGGATCAAATATAATTGATGCAGTAAATGAGTATTTGCTATTTTGTTCGCCATCGGTAAAAACAGATAAAACAGAATTAGAATTCATCATTGCTCCAGGAGATAGTGGTGGTGGATTATTTATAGGAAATGATCTTGCCGGTATACATTCTGGTGTTATAGAAGACAAAATCAATAAAGGAAAATCAAAATACGGAGCAGTCAGCGCTCATACAAGGGTTAGTGTATATAAAGACTGGATAGAAAATACTACACAAGAATTAATGAAAGAATAAAATGTTTAAAAAATGGTTTTCAAAAAATAAAATAGGTTTATTACCATATGTATCGGAGCCATTATTTGGATTATCTCCAACTGATCCACAAACAATGGGTTGGGAAATTAAAAAATTTGATATTATAAATGCATGGAAATTAAGCGAAGGAGATGGAGTTGTGTGTGCTGTTTTAGATACGGGTTGTGATTTGGAACACCCAGATATAAAATCAAATTTAATAGAAGGTAAAAATTTTGTTGAAAAAAATAATCTTCCTATTGATCGTAATGGTCATGGAACCCATGTTTCATCAACAATAGCAGCATCGAATAATGGATATGGTATGGTTGGTGTGGCTCCAAAAACTAAAATTATGCCAGTAAAAGTATTGGGCGACAACGGAAACGGTGGCGTTGGATCTATTGTGGAAGGAATATATTGGGTATCTGATCAGCCACAAGTTAATTTTTTAACTATGAGCCTAGGATCGTCTGGACCAAATAAAGAAATAGAAAAAGCTATAAATTATGCTAGTAATAAAGGTAAAATAATATTTTGTGCTGCTGGAAATAGTGGTCCAGATGCTGATATTATGTATCCGGCTAAATATGAAAATACAATAGCTATAGGAGCAATTGATGAGAACTTACAAAGAACACCTTTTTCTTGTAGTGGTGATAGTTTAGATTTTTTAGCTCCAGGCCATAATATCATGGGATGTATTCCAGGAAATAAATATGCTAAAATGAGTGGAACTAGTATGAGCAATCCATTTGTGGTTGGATTAGCTTCATTACTATTAAGTTATAATAATGTAAATAAAAAATATGTTTTAAATACTAGTAAAGACTACATACAGGTCTTTAGGCAGTCATGCAAACCGTTGCGTGACCATAGATTTGAGTCTATAAAAAAATACCAAGGATACGGTATAGTATATCCTATTCTATAAAATCCTCTAAAACTCTATAAAAACTTCTAACTCTTTTTAGAAGCTCCAAACCTTCTTCTTTTGGCATTACTCCAGAAATATTATTTTCATGCCACCATATATCAAAAAATTTTGGTTTAAAAAGATAAGTATAATTAAAATAAATTGTAGTTAATATATTTTCTTCACTATATAATATATTTTCATTGTCTAATAATTTATTAGCTAAATCACGAAAATATTCACATAAAATTTTAACATTTTTACATTTACCTCCAAATAAACCGCCTATTATATGATAATCTATTATTTTTTTATGATTAATAAACCATTTTTCTGGTAATCCATTGTCCCAAAAAAATCTTAGATTGTCTTTAGCAACACAAAAGATGCTATCGTCTGCGAAAGATATAATATTGTCTAATAAAGTATTATTAAATAAATTAGAATAATAATAAAAACTATGATATCCTTCTGTATTTTTTCCTAAATATTTTTCTGGTATTAAACCACTATAAGATAAGCCAGCATCAAACCAAAAAATATAATCATTATCATCTATATTTTTAGCAATTAATTCTAACCATAATAATTTAGAATATTGTAATTCTATACATCTAACAGATTTTTTAGTTTCTTCTATATTTTTAATCTTGTTAATTTTATCAGAAAACTCTGTGGTTCTTAGATCAAAGTTGTATATATCATATGTGATATTAGTAATATTAGTATCTATAAAATTTTTGATACCATCAACATCATCTGTAAAAATTTTGAATTTTGCATTATTAATTTTTGCAATAGATTTCAAACTATGTCGATAGTGATCTCCTCTTGCTGGACGACCACCAAGATCTGTTCCAAATAAATTATCATAAATTGCCGTAACGATATAATTACTCATTATAAATTATTTCTTTAATTTTATTTATGATATTATGATTTGTTAAAAAAGTAAGTTTATTTTTTTTACATGATTCTATTTTAGAATTATATTCATTATAAATATTTTCATAAATATTATTGATTTTAGTTGCACATCTATTAGTATCGAATATGTTATCTAAATATACCATACCATTCATATCGAAGTAGTCAGAAATATTTGGAGCCCCAAAATATATTGGTATTGTGTCTGTTAATATGCAATCATAAAATTTTTCTGTAATATAATTATTTTCTGATGTATTTTCTATACCAATAGAAAACATATAATCGTTTAAAGCTACAAATTTATTCCATATTTCTCCGTGGATATTTTTACCATTGTTTGGCCAAAAAGTACCATAGATATCTATATGATCATCTATACTTAGTAGATCAGCTAAAGCAACCCTTTCATCGTAAATATTTTTTGTTCCCCAACTATTACCTCTTTTTGTCACAATACAACTAATATTTTTGGTTTTATTAAATATTGATTTAGTGATTGTATCAATATTCCATCCGCTATCTCCTCTTCCTCCATAAAACATATAATTAGGTTCTTCAAAAAATATAGCACTTTTATCGTTAAAAATATTTTTATTATGTGTACAAATATATTTGCTATAGTTGGCCGCATCCTTATCTGTATTTGGTGACCAACTTGGTTCCATAACAAAAAAGATAGTTCTAGATTTATTTATATTTGTAGAATTAAAATTTTGAGGTAATTTTCCACATACAACAAGCCAATCATAGTTATTATCTGTAACAAAATCTATATCAGAAGTATTGTTATTAAAAGAGAACTGATCGAGTGTTCTTTGTGTTATATCTTTTGAAGATGCCCACCAGCATTCTATTTGTACTTTTTTATTCATCAGCAAATCTTTTACTAAATTTAGGATTACCATAATCAATAAAATGAGGCAAATGAAAAGGAAAAAAATTTCTTTCTGGTTTTATTTTATGAGGAATATTACTATACATAATTCTTCCTAACATATCGCCATCTTCTCCTCCCCATCCTATATATTTTTCATCAAATCCACCAAGACTTAGCAAAAGCTTAGTGTCACATAAATATACTCCACCAAGACCTCCTATGTGGCCTCTTCCTAAAGGTCCATGAATTTTTTCACCAGAATAAGCAAAATTCCAATCAGCTTTATCAGGATAAAAAATATTATTTACTAAATAATTTTCTATATTAGTATCCAATCTACCTAAATCAAAAGTAATAACATCTCCAGGCTCTAATGATTCTATTAGATTTAATAATTTTTGATAGTCCTTTACGTCAAAAAAAGCATCACTATCAAACATCATAAAAAAATCAGAAGCAGACTCATCTTTTAGAATAATATTAGTTTTTTCAGATTTTTTATATTCTCCAACAGGATATGAAATATGAATAGCTTCTTCTAGAATTTTATGTTCTGAAAAATCATAAATATTTGTTTTAATATCTATATTATTTTCTAATAAAAATCTTGATAATTTTTTTAGTTCATTCCAACAATATATAACATTCCTTAGTCTAGTAGAATTAGGTTGACCATCATGCCAAAATTTCATATTTAAAGATATTTTTTTAGACATATTATCATTCAAATAATTTATGTTTGTTTGTTAGATAAAAATTTTCATATGGATAACAGTTATAATCTTCTATTTTTTTCTCACACTCTATATTATCTGGAAAATAATAAATATTTCCATTACAATTATATTTTTCATTAAATATATAGGTTCTATTAAATAAAGAATATTTACCAATACCGTTTTTTACACCAGGATGCCTAATATCAGAAATAATATTATTTATACCAGAACAATTTATTTTACCAATATTTTTATTATATTTTTGTTTGATTCTATACTTGATATCTCCATCTTCTTCTCCGAAACCAAGAAGTCTTTCATCGAAATAACCTAGATCATGAATAAAATATTTATTAACTACAAAAAATGAAAAAGTTTCATTTATTATGCTAAGTCCATTATACTCTTTATCAGAGATATGTTGTTCTACGACTTCGAATATATTGCTGCTTTGTATAATTATATCATCATTTAATAATAAAATATTGTCTTTTAGAGCGTGAACTATGATTGTATTCCACATTTTTGCTAAACCTCTTAGGTCTATAAAAAAAATAGGAAAAATATTTTTATATGTTTTTGATAAATCTAATATTGAATTTCTATACATATCGTCGAAATTACCATATTTTTCTCCATTAACGCATAAAAGAATATTATTATCAGTAAAAGATCTTATATCTTTTATTAGATTTTTAAGCATATCTAGTCTTAAACTAAATGTGGTAATTCCTATATCAAAACTATAATTTTTATTCATAATGTTGATTTTATTAGTTTGCTAAAGTTACTTTTGTACTCTGTGTACCAATCAAAAACAGACTTATGTAACTTTTGATATTCTATATCAGAAAGTTTATTAAATTTTTCTAGTTCTTGCCATGATTCTACTCGTGGAATAGGAGTATCTCCCCAAACTTTTGTATGATAATCAAAATTATTGTAATAAGATTTAAGTATTGGAATACAATTATGTTCTAAAGATTCCATAATTCTGAAAGAGTCAGGATTTACCCATCCCATTGGACAAGGAGCAAATTTTGTTTCAGAGTAAACTTTTGAACAATTATCTGGTGATAATGAAGATATACAATTCCATGAATACGTATTATGAATAAAAGATTTATAATTTTTTAGTATATTACAAAGTTCTTCTCTGTCAGATTTAATTTGTCCAACAAAAATAAAATCATAAAGTTTAACAAAACTATTATTAATATTTTTATTTAAATAACCCGATTTAAATCCTAGTGGTATAAAAACTACGTTGTCTTTATTAAGAGTAGAGTCATAATATTGACGATAAACTCTATGAGCTTTGGAGTAATACTCTGCTTCATGGTTTAAATTTTCGTTGGAGAGATGTAAAAGATAATATCTGAATTTTAATGAATCAAATCTTGATAGATAATCATTAAAATTTTTTTCTATTATATTTGTATTATTAGAATATATAATAACAGAATTATCTAATACAGTAGAATAAGATTTATTATCAAAATATTTATTATATTGTATATCTTTAAATATATATTCTGTAATATACTGGTATTCAAATTGTGTTTCATCGCCATCTTTTGTTTGCCATATTAAATTAATCATAGATATCCTATTATAGGATCAGCCCAGCCCTTACTAATGCTATGCGGCCAAACTATCCAGCTAACAGGCTTAATATTAGTTTGAAATTCTCTCCATATTTTACAGTATCCATCAGGATCGTTTTTTACTCTATCTATTTCTTCTTTATCTGCATCTTTTCTATAAAGGTCTTCTCCCTTGTCGTTCTTAAAAGCGACTGCCCAAAAATCATAATCGTTCTCGGGTACTTGTCCATATTGAATATCTATACAATGTTTAAATATACTCATTAAATGAGATTGAAAAGAGTCATAGTCCAAATCAGTTGTTTCAGGATCTGGTGGTGGTTTATGTTCTTGTACTCTTTTTGTAATTGCTCTTCTTGAAAAACATAGACCAGAATACAACTCATAATCTTTTAATGATCTTACATTTCCAAAACCATAAGGACCAAAATCAATATCTCTTTTTTCTCCATCCATTTCAAAAAGTTTTCTATTTCTTAGATGACTCTTGCTATTTCTGTCTCCCCAAATTTTATCATCGTCCCACTGTTTGGTTCTGCCTTTTCTTGTATATTCGTGCCAAACAAGTACTTTATGAGGATGAAAAATATCGTATCCGTGCGTAAATGCTCTAACAGCGATACTGATTTCTTCTCCATGAAAATAGTAATTGGGATCATGAGGAACTTCTTTACAAAAATCTCCTACTGTAAAAGCAAAATGAGCACTATAAAATCTACCTGGTAATGGACTAGTTTTATCTTCTGAACTATCAAATGAAGCAGGAAGAAAGAATACTGCTCCCTCTGGTATAAATCTGTCAAAATTCATTTTCCAAGGTTCGTTTACTCTTGCTGCTGGATCATTGTCAGGATCGAAACTGGGAATATAAGAAGTTATTAGTGGTTTTTTATGTCCTTTTTTCTGAAGATTTTTTAGCATATCTATTAGTTCAGAATCCCAATTTTGTACAAATCTATGGTGACTATCGAGTTGTAAAGTATATTTTTCGTTTTGGTACAGGGATTGAACCTTATTTCTTGCCCAACATACACCTTGACTATCCGTGTGTGGAACATCGATAATTCTAAATCTAGAATCATTTTTATAATCATCTAGTTTATCCCATTCATCTTGAGAAGAGTGTTGCCAACATATTCCTATTCTTAGATTTTCTGCATACTTAGCTTTTTCTAGCATATCTTTAAGGGTCGGTAATAATTGAGGATCCCTATAAGAGGCTATTTGTATAAATATAGTATTGTTTTTTAATTTTGTCTTTTTCATATTATATCCTATTTATTATTTTAATAGCAGCAGAAGCCCATCCGTCGTACCAGCCTACTGTTGATAATGGTTCGAATTCAACATTATAAAAATTAACATAGTCTAAAAGTGCTTTAAATGAATAATTTTCCCATCCAGGTAAATTGTAAAAATCATCAAATACTAAAACAGTACCATTTAAAAAATAATTATGCATTTCTTTTAAAGCAAAAAATGTTGGATTATATAGATCCATATCAAAATGTACAAAAGAAATTTTTTTGTCATGTTTTTGAAGAAATGGAGTCATTGTATTTTCTATATTTCCAACTATAAATTCTGTATTATGGGTGCTATGCGGAATATAGTCTAGAGCAAATGTACCTTTTGCATATAGAACATCTTTTTCATTTATCATCCAGTCCTCTGGTAGTCCAGTAAATGTATCAAAACCATATAGATTAATATCTTCTGGTAGTGAGGATCTTATACAACTAAATGTATTTCCTGTGAACACTCCTAATTCCATAAATAAATAGTCTTTTGATTTTAAAGAATGATCTAAACAATAATTTAAATATGGAAAAAGATCATTATCAGAAGATTTTTTATTAAAATAAGTAACAGACTTATTTTTTGTAAATATATTAATTAGTTCTTCGTTATTTATCAATTTTCTCTTCTTTCATTTGATTCATAAAAATGGACTCTATTATGTGTTATTGGACTAGCTAATAGAATTGCTGGTTTTACTTTATTCTCGATTGTTAAAGTGTATATGTGACTCATCCATGTTTGCTCGAAAGGATGATCCCATTTTGTATCAAGAAAACACTTTTGATTACCTTCTTGATCTATAATATGAGGCCAATTACTGTAGTAAACCTCTCCCTCGGCATAAGGAAGACCATCTATAGATTTTATGCAAGAGAATTTTGTGTTTGGTTTTTTTTGAGTACGACCAAAATATTTTAATCTTTTTTCTCCAGGAACATTATGCCAACTCCATTGTTCTCCATTATGGCCATAGAATTCACTAAAAGTAAATTTAAGAAAATCATATTCTTCATTTTTCATTATTTTAACAATGCGATTAAATAAATTATGAATATTTTTATTAAAACCAAAATTACAAAATCCATTAAAATCTAAAAGCATATCATCTTCAAAAAATATCATATATCTGGATCCAGAATCGGAAAAATGTTCCGCTGCAAACTGTCGAGATCCACAAACTCCTTTATTTCCATATTTTAGATGTTCTTTAAAATTATATTTATCGCATATTATATCATATATAGGTAATAATTCTTCTTTAGTCGAATTATTTAATAATATTTTACTAGTTTGTTTAATAAAATTATTATCATATTTTTCAAAACTATCTAATACCATTTGTAATTGGTCTGGAGAATTAAAAGCATTAATATATAAAACCGTATCATTATTTTTAAAAGGTTTTCTGGTACTTTGAACTTTAGTTTCTATTAATGTTTGGCTATTTTTAAGTTTTTCAAAAAATGTATTTATTAATCCATTTGACTCAATAGGTTCATAAGTATAAGTGTCTGGATCTTTATAGGTCATTATTGTAAATATACTCTCTTCAGTTCCCATAAGATTATTATTCAAAGTTTGACTCAATAAACTATAGTATAGACTGCTAGCTTGAGAAATATAGTCTATATGACCACCAAAAAATCCGCCCCTAGCTACCCTGTTAACACTAGCATCACAAATTTGATTCATTTGATCGATATCGAACCCATGAATTTCTGTTGTGGTTTCATATGGAAAACATATGAATAGAAATTTTTTAACAATATGCTCTAATTTATTTAGAACTTTATCATGGCTAAAATATCCAGGATGAACAGTATTAGTTATTCCACCATCCAACCAAAATATATACTCTGTACTAAATGGATTAAATATCTTGGCATTATGCAAAAGAAACATTTTGCTCATTACCATAGGGTTATAGTAATCTAGTTTTGCTTGAGTACTATCTCTTAACCATCCAACTTGATTTAACCAATTATCGCTTTGTCTTATTTGCTGTACTTGTTTAAAAAAAGGAAAGAAATTTCCATCAAAATCAACTTTTTTATGTATATAGAATCTTGTATTTTCTTTATTTCTATGCCTAAAGACAAGATCTTCTAATTCTTGATCTCCAAAAACCATCAAAGGTGTGTCATCTGGTAAAGAAGATAATAATTTAGAAAAATTATCAATATAATGCTGATAATTTCTACCCCATCCTTCAGACAAAGAATCTCTACTAAGATCCCATATACCAGTTACTATAGTAGAATTTATCACTATTGTAGACCTAAGAAATATAATACCACCCAGCTGCACCAATAATAGTACTATGTGAATCTTTGTCAAGACACGAAATGCTAATTTTAGTGTTGACAAACCAGAGATTGGGTGTATTATACATCTGTTCAAGCGGTCAAACAAACAATACTATGAATAACTTCGATAACGATTTTTCAAACGAAAAAGAAAAAAGACGAGAAAAATTTAAGAAAAAACACCAAAATGGTGATAATTATTTTGAGGAAGATGATATAAACAAAAGAAAAAATATATCAAAAAAAGAACTAAAAAAAATAAAAGAAAGTTATCAGGAAGAAGAATGGGAAGATTGGGACAGATATTATAATCATTGATCATGAAATATTTAGAGGAAATATCAACAGGAGAATGTTTTGTTATAGGTAATGAATACTTTATAACAACTAGCGACTTTAAAAAAGACGGTAAAAAACTTTGTATTAATCTCAGAACCGGACATGGAAGATGGTTAAGCCCGGAAGAAATAATAGATCCTATTGATCTTTTTACTTTTGACAAAGATAGTAATATACTAGCGATAAAAGAAAGAAAAAAGGATAATGAAAATGCCTAATCAAAAAGTGCTAAAAAAAGAACCATATGTTCTTTCAAATAAAAATATATTCGACATAATCGAACAAAGAGTTCATTCAAAAGAAAATGGAGCAACAGTTTTTGTTCCTCATGTATGTAATAATATCGACCTATTTGATGCTGGATTCGCATACCAAGTTGGTCAAAAATATCCGGTAGTCAAGGCCGACTATCATCTTCTTGGTAGAAACTTTTTATCTGCTAATCTAGGTTATTCTCAAATTATAAAAGTTTATGAGGAACCTCAATATAGACATAAATTAATTTTTGTTAATATGATTGCTCAAAATGGTGTTAAGAACTTCAACAATAGCAGACCATTGAATTATTTTGCTCTTGGACAAAGCATGTATAAGGTTTCTCAATATATTCATATGAATACTGGTTTCGTAAACAAAAATGAAAAAATAGAAATTCATTGTCCTAAATTCGGTAGTGGACTAGCTGGTGGTAATTGGAACTTTATAAGCGAACTAATTAACGATATATGGGGCAAATTTTTTGTTACTGTATATAATCCAGTAAAATGAATAAAATTATTAGCTTTAGTCTTTGGGGCAATAATCCAAAATATACTTTTGGTAGTATAAAAAATGCAGAACTTGCTAAAGATATATACTCTGATTGGGTGTGTAGATTTTATATAGATTCGGAAGTTCCAATTGAAACAATACAAAAACTAGAATCTTTTTCCAATACACAAATTATTAAAAAAAACATCAAAGGTGATTGGAGAAGTATGTTTTGGAGATTCGAAGCATCGTATGATATTGATGTGAATGTAAGTATTTTTAGAGATACCGATAGTAGATTGTCGCTAAGAGAAAAATATGCAGTAGATGAATGGTTACAGTCTAATAAAACCTTTCATATTATGAGAGATCATCCATATCACAAATTTCCTATTCTTGGAGGTATGTGGGGATATAAAAATAACAATAAATATCCTATGCAAATATTATTAGAATCTTTCAATAAAACAAATAACTATGGTACTGATTATAAATTTTTTACAGAAGAATTGTATCCTTTAATAGGTGATGATAAATTAGTACATGATGAATTTTTTGATAAACAACCATTTCCAACAGCAAGACAAAATACAGAATTTGTTGGAGACGTATTTGATGAGTTCAATAATAGACATCCAGAATACCAGAAATACATAACATCATGAACAATTTTGGGTTCAACACTTTTTGCACCAGGAATTGGCTGCCGCTAGTTGAGATTCTAATAGACTCTATCTGCTCGTTTAGCGAATATCCGATAACTGTTAACTGTATAAATTTTGATTATGATTTTAAAAACACTCAAGTTATTTCTAAAAAAATTAGAGAAACTGGAATCATAACAAACAGCCATCTTTATAAATACAAATGGTTAACACTATTAGATAGTACTTATGACTTAACAGTAATGTTAGACGCAGATATGATTGCTCTACCAGAAGTAGACAAATTATTCTATGAAAATGTTAATCGTATAGCTTCATGTCAGTTCCCACTATTTGCAAAACATCCACACAATCCTTTTGAAAATCCTATACATAAATATCATTTAAAAAACATGCTTGATATGTTTACATCCAATCAGCCCAGCATGAAGTATGTATATGCTTGTGGGTTAGTGATAAAAAATCATAAATCTTTCATACAAGAAATCATAGATTCTATTGATCTATTCCATAAGAATAATTCTATCCCATACATAGAAGACGAAGGAATACTCAACTGCTTATTGGCTAAATACCAAGTTAATTATGATCTAGGATATAATTTTTTTCCAAACAGCACTATATATAAAGATTATATATCTAATAATATAGACAACAGCTTTGAACTCTACGAATCGTATTTAAAGTTGAATTGCCCTGTTAAATTTTATTGTTTTCATGGATGCAAAGACCCAAATGAAGCAAAGAATATTCTAGAAAATATCAAAAATAAAATATGATAATTCATCACCATCTAGGATTAGGAGATCATATTATATGCAACGGACTAATAAGAACCATTGCAGCAAAAGAAAATATAAAACTATTTTGTAAACATAAGAATTATCAAAACGTATCTTATATGTATAAAAATAATTCTAATATACAAATATTGTGTGTAGAGAATGATAATGAGGCCACCGATATTGGATTACAAAATTCAAACTATATTAGATTAGGAATATCATTAAATTCCAATTTTCCTTCAAATTTGATGTGGGACGAAGTATTTTATTATCAAATTGGTCTTTCATACGAATTATCTTGGAATAATTTTTTCATAAACAAACCGAAATCGCAAAATCCTGTACCAAATGAACCTTATGGTTTTCTATGTCATATGGGCTCGGATGGCATAGATAGGCTTGATTATACAAAAATAGATCATACTTTACAAAAAATTTATAGTAATAATGGTAATTTTTTTGATAATATAGATCTTATACAGAATGCAACAGAAATACATTGTATTAATTCTTCTTATATACATCTAATAGATAGAATAGAAACATCTAAAAAAACCAAATTAGTATATCATAAAAATTTTATATCTAAAAATCATAGCAATTTTATTTTGAAAAAAAATTGGATCATAATATGAATATACAAATATCAAATGGCGAAATTTTAGATAAATTAACAATACTAGAGATCAAGAGCGACTGCATTAAAGAAACAGATAAATTATCTAATATTACTAAAGAACTAGAATACATAAAACAACAATGCTTACATCTATTAGATAATATTCAAATTAAACAGCTTTATTTCACTTTAAAAACTATAAATAAAGAACTATGGAATATTGAAGATCATATAAGACTAAAAGAAAAACAAAAAATATTTGATAAAGAATTTATAGAGTTGGCTAGGTCTGTTTATATAACAAACGATAAAAGAGCTGCTATAAAAAAAGATATTAATATTCTGAGCGAATCTAGTTTTATTGAAGAAAAATCTTATGAACCATACTGATTTTTTAGAACATAATAAACTTTCCAGTTTACATGATGGAAAAACTGTATTTTTTTGTAAAACAGATTATCTTTTACAAGATTTTGAAACTATTACTAAGTTAGATAACGAAGTTGTTTTGATCACAGGTAACTCTGATTATCCCATAACGGACCAAATAGTATCTTTAGCTCCAAAAAATATTAAAAAATGGTATGCTGTTAATGCTCTTACCCATAGCAATATGGTAGAGCCCATTCCTCTTGGGTTAGAAAATCAATATTTTTCAACAAGAGATGGTCATGGAATAGGATATCCAGATAGGGCTAGTCTAAAAGAATCTATACTACAAAATCTAGACAAAGACTATATACCAACTCAATTCTTATATTGTAATTTTAATATTACAACAAATCCGGCATACAGACAAAAAATATACGATATGGCCAAACAATCGAAATATATTACATTGGATAATCCAACATTGAGTCTATATGATATGTTTCAAAAAATACAAGACCATAAAATGGTTCTTTGTCCAGCTGGTAATGGGATTGATACCCACAGATTATGGGAGGTGTTATATAGTCATAAAATACCAGTAACTATAAAAACTGGAGATTATAAAATATATAAACTATATAAAGAATTGCCAATTATTATACTAGATAACATAGAAAATTTATTAAATTATGATCTAATTAAAAATAAATACGATAATATTATTAATAGACAATATAATTTAGAAATCTTAAATTCTTTTTACTGGAAAGAAAAAATTCTATATGATACCAAATCAAATTAATGGACAAATATTACCTAATACAAATTTTTGTAACAATATTCATTTAGTTATATCTAAATATAAACCCAAAAATATTCTAGAAATAGGAACATGGAGAGGTCTTGGTTCAACTAAATGTATTATAGATGCTATTATATATAATAATTTAAATTGTAATTTTCTTAGCTTAGAATCCAATCTAAAGTTTTATACAGAAGCCAAGCACAATCTAAATGAATACTTAACTTATGTAAATTTAATTCATGGTAGAATTATAGAAGCCAAAGATATTTTTGAATATATTAATCAAAAACAAATATTATCAAATAAATCATGGCTCATATCTGATTTAAATGATATAAACAACAATACTAATGTAGTTAGTATATTACCTACTAATATAGATTTTTGCTTATTTGATGGGGGAGAATATTCTACATATCCTGAATGGATTCTATTAAAAAATAGGATACATATAGTAGCATTGGATGATACAAAAACTAATAAATGTCAACTAATTAGAGAAGAAATACTACATAACATAAATAATTATAACATACTTATAGATTCTGATGATAGAAATGGTTTTATTATAGCTGAAAATAAAAATTATGAACATAAATAAACATTTAATATATTTTACTTTAAATAATAATATCAACTATATCAAATTGGCTAAATTATGCATATCAAGTCTTTATAATGCTGGGTACAATGGTGATTTTTTATTTATTACTAATTTTGAAAATGAAATATATCTAATATGAAAAATGGTTTTATAACTCAAAAAAAAATATATAACTATTATTGTTCTCTATTTTGCTCTTTCTATCGCGGAGAAAAATTTATAGAATCTTATTTAGATAATCTGATAGAACAAACGGTGTTTAAAAATATAGAATTTATTTTTTTAAATTGTAACTCTCCAGAAAATGAAGAACAATATATATTACCATTAATACAAGAATATTCTAATATTAAATATTTTAAATTAAACAATGATCCTGGACTATACGCTGGTTGGAATATAGCGATAAAAAAATGTTCGTCGCCTATTATTGGCAACTGGAACATTGATGATCGTAAAAATAAAGAAGGACTGGAGATCTTATTGTATCAATTCGACAAAGATCCAGAACTAGATTTAATATATGGATTTACATACGTTTCCCACAAAGCTAATGAAAAATACATAGATAATAATTATACTCAAATTTATCCTTATCTTCCACATAGTTTCGAGAATCTTTTAAGAAATAATAGTCCTCATTGTATGCCGTTATGGAAAAAAAGTCTTCACGATAGATTTGGATACTTTGATGAAAACTACAAAACAGCAGCGGACGGAGATTTTTGGTTGCGTTGTGCCGTTGGCGGTGCTACAATAAAGATGGTCAACCATCCGGTTGGTCTATACTATGAAAATCCAACTGGTCGCTCAACTAATCCGGAAACATTAAAAGAGATGGTTGGTGAAGTAAACTCTATGAGAAGTCAATATTTTGGATATTTAGGAAAAATATTATGAATTATATTATATTAGTTGGAATAATTATATCTGGAATTTGTGGTATATTCCAAGGACTAAACGATATGCAACAGGTCAAAAGAAATCCAAGCCTTGGAGTAAAACCATCAAAGAATATTTTTACTTATTTATTTATAGACTAAAATGAATAGACTATATAATCAGAGAGTATATCTAGCAGGGGCTATGGATCGAGTACCAGATAGGGGCTCAACATGGAGAGACAATATAACTCCTTTTCTTATGAATCTAGGCATTACGGTATTTAATCCAATAAAGAAACCATGTTTAGATGGTAACGAAGATCACACTGTTCATGCATACAAAACAAAATTAAAACAACAAGAAAAGTATGATGAGCTTAAAAAAATAATGAAAAATATTCGTTGCGTTGACTTAAGACTTGTTGATATTAGTGATTTTTTAATAGTTAATCTTGATATAGATGTGCATCCTTGTGGTACTTATGAGGAGATTTTTTTAGCTAATAGAAGTAAAAAACCTGTAATTATTCATATGGAACAAGGAAAAAACAATGCTCCAGATTGGTTGTTTGGAACGATACCACACGAGATGATATTATCTTCATGGGACGAAGTTAAAAATTACTTGAATCATATTGACTCTTCAGAAAAAATACAAACTCATAATAGATGGCAATTTTTTAATAATGCCTAAATACTATATTAAATCTGGTCATATTAGATATATTATAGATAGAGATAACTACAAAGACGCGATAGTTGCGACATTAAAATATTACAAACACAGAGGCTTATTAGTTGGTTCAAAAATTTGTGTAACAGAAAAAGGCTTTGATTCTTTTAAAGAATGGTTTTGTTACGATATTAGTGATTTCATGGAGTATATAAAAGATGCTAATTAGTCAAGATATTAAGTTAGATTTTGATGATGTTCTTATTGTGCCACAACGAACAACACTTGAGAGTAGAAAAGAAGTTGTGCTTGAAAGGAATTTTAAATTTTATCACAGTCCAAGAATATGGACAGGTATCCCCATAGTATGCTCCAATATGGTTCCTCTTACCACCAAAGATATGGCTTTAAGATTATCAAAATTCAAAATGATCACAGCCTTACATAAATATTATGATGCTAACGAGCTAGTTAATATTGTTAATGAGGCTGGGGTAGACTATGCTTGGATTAGTATAGGAAAATCCTATGATGATATAGAAAAATTAAAAATTGTATCAGAAAAACTAGGAAAAAATCCAAACATAGTAATCGATGTACCTAATGGATATATGGAAAGTTTTGTTAAATTTTGCAAAGATGTCAGAAATACTTTTAATGATAGTATTATTTGTGCTGGCAATGTAACAACTCCAGAAATTTGTGAAGAACTAATTATTCATGGCGGAGTAGATATTTGTAAAATACAGATCGGTCCCGGCCAGTTTTGTCAAACCAGAATGGTTACTGGCGTTGGCTACGGCACATTCAGCTGTGTTAATGAATGTGGTCATGCTGCACATGGACTTAAAACAGAGACCGGTAGGCTAGGTTTAATCATGAGCGACGGCGGTTGTAGAACCAGCGGAGATGTATGCAAAGCCATTTGTGGAGGTGCTGATTTTCTAATGCTAGGAACATTATTTTCTGGAACAGATCCTTGTGAAGGAGAATGGGAGTACGAATACAGATGCGCAATAGTAAATAACGACAGAGAAGTAGTTGACGAATGGTGGCAACCAAATGATCCTGGTTATGATCCACCAGAAAAAAGAAAAAAATCTTTAAAGTTTTATGGAATGAGTAGTCATTATGCTCAACAAAAACACGGAGAGGGAAAAAAAACATACAGAGCGAGTGAAGGAAAAGTAGAAAAAGTTCCGTATAAAGGACCAGTCGAAGATATTGTGCAAGAAATACTTGGTGGTTTGAGAAGTTGTGGAACATATATTGGAGCTAAATATCTAAAAGATTTTAATAAATGCGCTAAATTTGTAAGGATAAATCGTAAATGAACATAAACTTTTCTTGTGCTATAAATTCTACTGGATATGGTATAGCTTCATGGAATATTCTTAAGAATTTATATTCTATCAATGAAAATATATCCTATTTTCCAATAGGACAACCAAGCGCAGACGATAAAAATGATCATGAACTGATAGTAAAATTATACAGGAATAGTCATACAAATTTTGATCCGTTTGCTCCGTTTATAAAAATTTGGCACCAATTCGATTTAGCCAACCATACTGGCAAAGGACATTACTATGCCCTATCTTTTTTTGAATTAGACACCTTTAATAGTTTGGAGCTGTCTCACCTAAAAGTACCGGATACAATATTGGTAACGTGCAATTGGGCTAAGGATATTATACAAAAAAATGGTATTGATACGCCTATTAAAGTGGTACCATTGGGTGTTGATAGAAACATATTTGATGATACAAAGTATACAAAACCAAATAAACAAAAATATACTTTTATGAATATAGGTAAATGGGAAATTAGAAAAGGACACGATATATTATTAGAATTATTTCAGAAAGCTTTTCCTGACGAAACAGATGTTGAACTTTGTTTATTAGCATCAGAAAATACTAATAACTATTCATCAGAACAAGAATTACAACAATGGAAAAATATGTATTCTAGCGATAAAAGAGTAAAGCTACTAAATGGAACAAAATTTCATACAGAAATAGCCGAAGTTATTAATTATGCCGATTGTGGCTTATTTCCTTCTAGAGCGGAGGGATGGAATTTAGAACTACTAGAAATGATGAGTATGAATAAACCAGTAATAGCAACAAAGTATTCTGCTCATACAGAGTTTTGTAACGAAGACAACTCTTATCTTGTAAATATAAACGAAACAGAAAAAGCTTACGATGGCAAAGCGTTTGTAGGACAAGGTAATTGGGCAAAGATTGATAATAAACAAAAAGACGAAATAATTGATTATATGAGATATGTATATAACAATAAAATTGTTACTAATATTAATGGTGTAGAAACAGCTAAAAAATTTAGTTGGTTAAATTCTGCAAAAACTCTTTTTGGGTGTATAAATACATAGGAGATAATATATGCCTATACCAAAACCAAATAAAGACGAATCCAAAAAAGACTTTTTATCAAGATGTATGGGCAATGATACTATGGTTAAGGATTATGAAAATTCTTCTCAAAGATATGCCATATGTATTGGACAAACAAAAGGATTTCTGCTACAGCAAACTTGCGCATATCTTCAATACTCATCAGAGTGCGAAGATGAAGAGTATGAGGAAGACGATGACGAAGACGAAGAAGAACTAACAATATCTAATTTATTTATACCTTCAAATGAAGATTATGTTGATTTTGGAGAAACAACAGAAGAGTTTGATCTATCCGCACTAGCTAAGTATAAATATACAGATCCAACTACTAACGAAATATTCTACTTCGATAGAATGAATACTTATAAAAAGAATGGTCGTCCTTTGGTATATGTCGGCAAAGGATCAGAATATCAAGGTAGAAAAGTTACTCTTAATAAACCGTTTAGAACATCCGATGGTCCTAAAAAATTTAGCGTTTATGTTAAGAACGAAAAAGGAAATGTGGTGAAGGTCAATTTTGGTGATCCAAATATGAAAATTAAGAAAAATATTCCGGAACGACGAAAAAGCTTTAGAGCAAGACACAATTGTGATAATCCTGGCCCAAAATGGAAAGCCAGATATTGGTCATGCAAAGCTTGGTGACCCATGAATCTTCTCTATTATCTTCATAAAGATAAATTAGATTCTTTAGGATATGATACCGTATATCTAGAACAACCAGTATCTGATATAGTGAAAGATATAAACTGGAAACAAATACTAAGTAATCCTCCGAATAATACTAGTAAAGTTACACTAAAAGAACTTGAGTTACTAGCTAGTCTTACAAAAAATAGAACACCAAAAGAAATAGAGTTAGTATATAATATTGATCAAGATTTGGATACTCCATTTGAATTATTATGCTCGAGTTATGGAGTAGAGTATCCCAAAACACACATAGAAGAATTTTATCATATTATTAGACCTATTTTACAAAACACTAAAGGCTATTATAATAGACCACGACCAAATCAATTAGCATCTTATTTTAATCTGAATATAGATGTAATAGTTACCAAAACACATCATACAGCAGCTTATCCTTCTGGACATACGGTGTATAGTAAATTGGTAAGTTTGATTCTCAAAGATAAGTATAATCAAATAGATCAAACTAAATTAGATAATATTGTTAGTCAAACAACTCAAGCTCGTATGTTACAAGGAGTACACTATCCTAGTGACTGTGACGCATCATTAATCTTCTCAACAATCTTATTCAATAAACTAAAAGGAATTTTCAATGAATAGACATCATGATATTCTAAATCAAATTCAACAAAATTTAAAAGATAAAACTCAAGCAGAAAATGATTTTACAAGAGTTGAAGAAATGGAAGTTGAAAGTCCAGAAATGGAACTTATGGAATACAAGTATGATTTTTATCAAATGAGCCTTGGTTCGATCAAATCTATTGCAAAACATGCACAGGTTATTGTTGATGCTGTTGAGAACGGGATCATAAAAGATGGCTTGACAGAAAGCTGGCTACAGGGTAAAATTGCTGTTACAGAAGATTATATGTTAACGATACACAATTTTCTCATGTTCGGAGAAACAGAAACCGATACAGAAGGAGCCGAAGCGGCAAAGAATCTTCCTGGTCTATGGGAAAATATACGAAAGAAAAAAGAAAGAGAAGGTAAAAAGTACAAGCCCGCTAAAAAAGGAGACCCTGATAGACCAGATCCAGAAGCTTGGAAAAATTTAACCAAAGACTCAAAAAAGAAATAAATTAGTTTTTAAGACGAAAATACTTTAAAGGAAAAAGATTATGGAAAAAAAATACGAGAGCCTATCTACATACTTAATGCTATCTAAAAAGATTATCAATAAGTTTGCACCAAAATTTATTGTTAAGCATATGCTTAACGATGAAGATGCTATAAGCGATGTGGCTGTGGCATTAATGAATGCTGACAAAAATTTTGATCCAAATAGAGAAGGCTCCGGTCACGGAAAGAAAACTTTGTACTCTTACAGAAATCAGTGTGGTCTTTGGGCGATTAAAACATATGTAACCAAACAATACAAAAGTAAAAAGTTGAGCAGTTTAGATTTTGTATTAGACGATAATAGCAACACTATGTACTCTACTATCTCCGATAAAAATAGTAGAGACCCACTAGATATTATTATAGAGAATGAGCAAGAGTCTAACACCCATAATGATATATCTTTTATTCTTAATTCTTCTATACTAAGTGATAAACAAAAAGATCAAATATACAAATACTATTTCGAAAATATGAGCTTGGCAGAAATAGGTAAGTGTTATGGAGTAACTAGAGAAGCAATAAGACAAAGTATTAAAAGAGCCATAGGATCAATAAGAGCATTAGCATAATGAAATTATTATATACTTTACTTAAGAAACTATTCTACAAAAATAAAATTATTATTCCAAGACCAGAAGATATTAAAAATATTACAGAAACAGAGTCTTATGTTTGCGAAGTTAGTTTTAAACTAACTAATGAAAATAATATTGATATAGTCTTTGTTACTAAAGAAGTAAAAGACGATATAGTAGAAGATATCTCCCAGTTAGCCGAAAACGCAGCAAATCTTATAGTGCTGATCAATAATGGTTTGATGAAAAAAGAATTATTACGAGTTATCAAGGATCTTAAGAAAATCAATATGAATAATGATAAAAAAACCTTATTATTAGACAATATTTTATTTTTTCATAATCTACTGCAAGAAGAATTTAAATCATCTAAAAAAGATAATGGTCCTTTAATTAAACCATCCTCTGTTTTTAAATCTATTTAACAAGAAAATAGGCTTTTTTCTGTATTTTTTCAGCCTACTATAAAGGGTGTATTAGTATGGAGCTAATATACCAAATAAGGAACATACTATGCAAAATGATAATATAATTGTATGGCAAAAATGGGTAGATCCTTTTGGTAGAGATGAGGAAATCAAAGAAGAGTTTGATAATTATACAATAGAAGAGAATGAGGACCCCGAAGATGATACTCAAGATAAAAGTAAAATCGAAGAATTTTTAGCAGATAAAAGAATTCGTTACGGAGTCAAGGTTATCACAACACCCATGGGAATAATTCCAGTTAATGATCATACATCTAGCAGTAAAATTTTTAATTTTTGGATGGGACACACCAATTTCGATATAACTAGAAGAGTTGCCGAAACCATCGAGATTACCGAAGGTGTAGAAACATTAGATATATATACAAGATATAGATTTAGAATTAGTGTTGGCAAAGCTTTTGAAGACTCTATGGTTATGAGGACTATTAATAAAAATGTTTATAAGGAATTGACCAATGCCCATCAATAACGACTCTGATCTTCTATCAATACACGCATATAATCTAGATGCTAAAAATAGAGAAATTTTTTTACATTCTTATATTAGTGAAGGAGACGAAGAACCGGGAGTTGATTATAGGGGCGCTGTAGTATTCGAAAAAAATATGAGATACTTAAATCTTATATCTAACGAACCTATTCTTATTCATATGCATATGCCCGGTGGTGACTGGGAAGACTGTTTAGGTATTTATGATACAATTAAGCATAGTAAATCTAAAACTATTATTTTAGCTTATGGAAAAGTACAGTCTGCTAGTAGTGTTATATTACAGGCTCCTAATGTTAGAATACTTATGCCTAATGTTACAATGATGATTCATTATGGAAGTATAAGTCTTGACAGCGAACATAGTAAAGCAGCAGCAAGTAGTCTAAAATGGAACGAGCGAGAATGCGATAAGATGATAGATATATTTACTGAACGGTGTATTCAAGGTGAGATGGCAAAGAGTAAAAATTGGAAAAAGTTAATGGCAAAAAAACATATTCAGTCACAACTAGCAAACCAATGTGACTGGATATTAACAGCAACAGAAGCGGTACAATATAATTTTGCAGATGGTATTTTGGGTCATAAACCTTATACAACAATAGACAGTATAAAATCCTTAAAAAGGAATAAAAATAATGCTTCTAGAGTTTTGTCAACATGATTATACTCTCAATGAACATGAGAACAAAGAAATTATTCTAGAAGCTATTAAATATAAACCCGATTATATTTCAGTTTTTTCTTATTATGCAAAAAATGTTGCTCAATTAACTAATATTCCAATAATTTGTCCAATAGATTTTCCCATTGGTATTAACGATGGTAAAACAAGATTAACTATGGGAGAATTTGCCATAAAAAATGGCGCTAGAGTGCTAGACGTCACATTTCCTGCTCAACTTATTGGAAATAGGAAATATGATAAATTTAGAGAGGATATTAGAAATTTTAATAATCTAGGAATAGAGCATAATATTGATATACGATATATATTAGAATATAGGAAATATTCTTATGAATTATTATATAAGTTAACACAAATTTTGCTAGATTTTGGTATTTCTACTATTCTTTTATCAACAGGATACTTTTTAGACGATATTAATGATAATATTATTGCTGCTAGTATGATTAGTAAAAAAAATGTAAATATAAATATTATTCTTACTGGAAATATTTGGACAAAAGAACATATAGATAATATTATCAAGTCTGGTATGGCCGGCATCAGAGTTAGTAATATTAATGGATTAAAATTATTTAATCAAAATATTTCATCAATATAATTTTTTGGTGTATAATCTGTTGCATTCCTAACATAATGGAGATTTTATTATGGCAACAGTTCAAAGCGATGGTACATCTGCTGTAACAGCAACTAGCACCAAAAATGTTGGCGGTGCTGTGAAAAATGCTGGTTCATCAACACTAGTTGATAATGTGGCTTTAGGCGATCAAAATGTTAGTGTTTTTGGTTCTACTGTGGTAGACGGAGCAGACACAGACAAATCTTTAAGCGCTGGCACATTCAAATATGACAATCAAAGACCAGTAGCAAAAAGAGTAACAACAACCCTTGCTACAGTTAGTAAGCCATTTCTACAAAGTGGTGCTCTTGTTCCTGGTAATTTAAGACTACTTCACAAAAGAGAAAGTTACAAAGTTAATAAAATTGCTACTGCTATAAGAGCTGGTTACTGGAATATCTATACTGGCACTTGGACTACTCCTCCAACAGCCACAACAGAAAGTCCAGGCACAGACGAAGCAGCAACACCAACCCGTAGCGTTCCTGGTGAATTGGTATACAAAACAGGAGCCAAGGTTCCGGTTCAAGATAATTATAAAGCCAAAACCGGCTGATTATAATTTTAACTAATAGTTTGTTTATAATAAGCCAGGGCTAATAACCTTGGCTTATTTTTTATGACGCCAAGATTAAAATTAATACAAGAATTATTAAATAATAACGTTAATATGATACTAACAGGAAGTGTTGCAGCTAATTATTATGGATATAAAATAATGAGTAAATCAAACGATATGGATTTTATAATAGAAGATAGTATCAATAATTTACTAAATATATTTAATACTCTTTATAGATATGATCGAGCACTAGAAGCTAATAGTATTCTAAGTAGTCATGGAATTAGAACAAAAATTTTAGACTCAAATGAATATATAGATATGTTTAAGTATTCTAAAAAAAGTATAGATATTAATTATACTAATTTAACTGATACTAATAATTATATTATCGATTATTTTTTTGATCTAAAATTAAAAATTATTTCTAAAACTAAACTTATAGAAACAATTAATATGAATAAAAATAATATACTATGAAAATAAAAAATATTTTTAATATAGAACCACTAGCCAGCACACCAGGATGTGACTGTCAATACACTGCTGTTTGTGTGGCCAATGATGATGGATCTCAATCTTGTACATGGATGATATCTATACCTTGTCCCGATGGATGTGAACCTTTTTGTCCACCTCCTCCAGTAGCCAACCCAACAAATGGCCAGGTTTATGGAGGAATATGTTCATCGTCGCCACCTCCTTCGCCTCCACCCCCGCCACCGCCATCTCCTCCACCTCCTCCCCCGCCACCTCCACCACCACCACCACCACCACCACCACCACCACCACCACCACCACCACCACCTCCTCCTCCTTCACCGCCTCCTCCGAGCCCGCCGTCTCCTCCTAGTCCACCAAGTCCACCAAGCCCGCCGTCTCCCGGCGGATATAAAAATTGTCGTGGACCATGCTGCAATAACACCGATCCATGTTGCGGATCAAATGATCCTTGTTGTGGAAATAGAGATAAATGTTGTGGTATAATCTGTAAAGGATGTAATGTTTGTGAAAATGGTAAATGCATTAATCCTTGTAAGAAAGAAAATTGTCAACGTTGCGCAGGAGATGTTTGTGAATCAATTTGTAAAGAATGTGAAATTTGCGAAGACGGTGAATGTGTAAAAGATCCTTGCTGCGAATGTGGATCTTGTAAATGCGAAAACGAAACATGTGTTTGTGATAGTGCTTGTGAAGTTTGTAAAGACGGAGAGTGTGTTGATCGATGTACTACACCAGAGTGTCCTGGTAGAAAATGTGTTTTAGTAGATGGAGAACCTTCGTGTGTTGATAATGGAGGATTTTGTAGAGCTTGTACACAACAGGGTTATCTACCATGTTCTCAAGCGTCTTCGTGTTTAGTATGTAATTATCAAACAGGTGAATGTGTTCCAAAATGTAGTGGTAATTGTTTGCGTTGCGATGGCACATGTTACAATTCGTGTAGTGGTTGTCAAAGATGTATCGACGATCAGTGCGTGGATGGTTGTGACGGTAAAAATTGTATGGTGTGCGAAAATGACCAATGTGTAAGTGCTTGTGGTGGTAAAAATTCATGTTTAGTTTGTGACGGTAATTCTAAATGCGTAGATCCTTGCGATCCCAAAAGCTGCTTAGAATGTTTATCTGGAAGATGTTATTCTAAATGTGACAAAAGTAAATGCGAAATTTGTGACAACGGAGTATGTAAAAATCAATGCAATGAATGTGAAATTTGTTCTGGTGGATGGTGTACACCCAAATGTAACGGCTGCTACGACTGTGAAAATGGAAAATGTGTAGATAGTTGCGATAGTAATAATTGTTTGAGATGTACTGGATCTTTTTGTAAAGATAGTTGTGATTATCTAAATTGCGAAATATGTGAAAATGGACAGTGTGTATCATCATGTGATCCAAAAAAATGTTTAGAGTGTGATGGTCAAGGAAGATGCGTATATACTTGCAGAGCCGAACAATGTGAAGAGTGCGATAAAGAATTCGGTGATTGTAAAATATTTTGTAAACCAGATAATTGCGAAATATGTAAAAATGGACATTGTAAATCGTCATGCAATGAATTATTATGCGAAATTTGTGAAGATGGAAAATGTGTAAAAGACCCTTGTTGTGAATGTGGATCTTGCAAATGTAAAGACGAAAAATGTTTTTGTGATGATCCTTGTTTAGATTGTGTAAATGGAAAGTGTGTTGATCCATGTTCTACTCCACAATGTTCCGGTAGAAAATGTGTAATGATAAATGGTAGTAGAAGTTGTGTAGAATCAGGTCCACCATGTACGGTTTGTACCGATAAGGGATATAAATCATGTTCGGAAGCATCTCCGTGTTTAAAATGCGATAATGCAAAAGGAGAGTGTGTTCCTAAGTGTGGAGATTGTTCGGATTGTGATCTTAGTGGAAAATGTACCAACATATGTAATGACTGTCAAATTTGTGTTAATAATCAATGTGTAGATGGTGGATGTGACTCAAAACAATGTTTACAATGTGATGGCAAAGGAAATTGTGTGTCTACTTGTAAAGAATGTGAATATTGCGATCAAGGAGTATGTAAATCATCATGTAACGAATTTTTATGTGAAGAATGTATTGGTGGAAATTGTGTTTCGCAATGTAAAAACAATCCTTGCGTAAGTTGTATAAATAAAAACTGTATATATATATGTAATCCAGACAAATGTGAAGTATGTGGCCCAATCGGTTGTGTTGTTGTTTGTAATCGCAATAATTGTGAAATATGTGATGGAAAAGGAAAATGCGAATCAAAATGTAACGAATGCGAAAGATGCGAACGTGGAAATTGTGTACCTAATTGTAGCATATTATGTGAAAAGTGCGAAAATAATAAATGTGTTGCAAAATGCGACGCTGCTAAATGCGAAACATGCGACTCTAGAGGTAATTGTATAATCAATTGCGATAGTAAAAAATGCGAAGAGTGTGATAATAAAGGTGGATGTGTTAACAAATGTGATAAAAATAAATGTGAAGTATGTATAAATGGACAATGTGTCACTAAGTGCGATCCTAAAAAATGCGAAGAGTGTCAAAATGGAGAGTGTGTACTAAAGTGCGACACTACAAAATGTGAGATATGTAGCTCATCAATTTTTCCAGGTTCTGCTGTTTGTATTAATCAATGTAGTCAAAAATTATGTAGAAAATGCGTTGATGGATCTTGTGTTGGCTGTAGTTTTGGAGATAGGTGTATGAAATGTGATATTGACGAAGATAGTGATACTTATACCGAATGTATTAAATGGTGCTAAATTTAAATAAAACTTCAAAGGATTATCAAAATGAATAATTGTAATTCTTCTTGCTGGTGGAGATGTGGAATTCCTTCATTAGAACATATTAGTATAGAAGTTCAAAATGAAATTTTTTCCAAACCTATGTGGTTTTTAGAGCAAGATTGTGATGATAATTGTTATTGTTCCACAAATGATAATTTAGGAGATAGTTGCAATGATGGAGATATTAAGTATGGAGAATGTGTGCATTATACATCGTGGAGCACAACAGAATATCATACTTGTGAAGATCAAAAACCTCCATTAACAACTTGCGGAGACTCATGTTGTGATACTACTAATAGTATAAAAACTTGTTGTAATGGACAATGCGTATTATCAACAGCCTGTTGTGGCGGAAAGATTTTAGCTCTGGACGAAGAATGTTGTGATGGTAAAATTATAAAAACTAAATGTGATAGATTTATAGTAAATAATGAAGAATTCTCAACTCAAGCTGATGCAAATTGCGCAGGACCGTGTGGAGAGCAACGATGTGGCTGTGATACTGATAGTGGGCAAATATGTTGCGAAGATAATTGTGTAGATGAAGAGCAATGTTGTAATGGAATATTGCTCAAGGACGGATTTGTATGCTGTAATAAAAAACCGTGTAATATGGCTACACATTCATGTTTATCTAATGGAACATGTTGTAGGACTGATAAAATTATACAGAAAAATGATGGAACAAAACAGTGTTGTAGTAATAGAGAGATTTCTTGTGGTGGAAAATGCTGTGTCAGGGAAGACTGCAAGAACACACCTCAGGGTCCAACTTGTTTTACATGCCCTCCACAATCTGGAAAAAAAGGCACTGCCCAATGGGATCCAGTGTGTAATAATGTATTTTGCGAATATCCAGGATTTATACGATGTAATTGCGATACAGGTTCTTACTGCAACACAAAAGCAGGAGAAAGGTGTTTTCCTGCTCCCGAGCGCAATACAGAAGTATGTTGTGCTAAAGGACACAAATGGCATGCCGGCCAGTGTTGTTCAGAGCGTAGAGCCGGAAAAGATGGGAGTGGACAGCCTAGATGCTGCGAACAAGGCGAAAAAGTATGCGGAGATGGAAAATGTAGAAGAGTATGTAAAAATTGTCCCGATAAAGGAGGATCGGACATCGAAAGCTGCAATCCTGGTGAAACTTGTTGTCCGGGTGGTGGTTGCTATCAGCAAAGAGGAAGCAAATGTTGTTTTGCTGGTACGCCGTTGGCTCATATATGTCCTGATAATAAATTTTGTTGTGGAAGCGCAAATTGTTGTGAAGACAATGAAGTTTGTTGTGGAGATATTACTAATATTGCTAATTTACAATGTCTAAAGAAAAGTGAATACGTATGTTGTGATTTTATGGCGTGTCCTATCGCCGGTCCAGATCATAATCCTTGTTGTGGACGTAATTGCTGTACTGATCGACAAATTTGTAGAAATGGAATATGTATTGATGTTCCTGGAGCATAATCACTGTATATTATCACAGTTAATTAAAAAGAATTCTTATTTTTAAAAAATAAAATGAAAAAATTACAATTACAAGATACTATTAATAGTTTAGAATATGAAGGAGGTATATGTGGCACTTGTAAAATAGTTTCACAGATACCATGCGATCAACAATGTCCAGTTGAGCAAATTGTTGATTGTAATAATGGTCTTAGAACTTGTCAAGGTGCTCCGTTCTATACTACAAGTTTTGAAGCTTGTGCAGATCAGAATGGAGTTTTTACAGGATTAGTACAAGGTAGTTGTTATATGGGTAAAGATGAAAACGATTGTAATATAATTTTTAATCAAGAAACTGATGGAGTAAATCCTGAGAGTCGTTGTTGCCCAAACAGCCCGAACAACCTAGTTAAAGTCTGCACACCAGAGGATCCTTGTCCAGAACAAGATCCGTGCTGTACTAAATTTCTATTTTGCGATACCAATCCTTCTAGTCCAACGTGTGGTCAATGTATAGAAGAAGGCGGCGGAGCATCTGCTTGTCCTCAGTGTCCTTCTTGTAGTAGCGAGGGTTGTTCGCCGCCACCACCGCCACCGCCACCCGGTCCTCCGTCGCCACCTAGTCCTCCGAGTCCACCGAGTCCACCATCGCCGCCTTCGCCACCAAGTCCTCCTTCACCGCCAAGTCCACCATCGCCGCCAAGTCCACCATCGCCGCCTTCGCCACCAAGTCCACCAAGTCCGCCTTCGCCGCCAAGTCCTCCGTCGCCACCAAGTCCACCAAGTCCGCCTTCGCCGCCAAGTCCACCAAGTCCACCAAGTCCACCAAGTCCACCATCGCCTCCAAGTCCACCGTCGCCGCCTTCGCCACCAAGTCCACCATCGCCGCCTTCGCCACCAAGTCCACCATCGCCGCCTTCGCCACCAAGTCCACCATCGCCGCCAAGTCCTCCGTCGCCACCAAGTCCACCAAGTCCACCATCACCTCCAAGTCCACCGAGTCCACCATCGCCACCAAGTCCTCCATCACCTCCAAGCCCACCAAGTCCTCCATCGCCTCCAAGTCCACCAAGTCCACCAAGTCCACCATCGCCACCTAGTCCTCCGAGTCCACCGTCTCCGCCATTACCATCTTCGTCCCCAAGTCCGCGACCACCACCATCAGCAACTCCCACACTCACGCCAACGCCAACACCAGCATCTACGCCGCTTCCATCGTCTTGTGTTGGAGAATGCTGTTATTATATATGTGTAGAAGAATATGTTGAAAAAAATAATTGCGTTATTAATTCTACAAATATCACATTCGATCCTATTGAAATAACTAATTTTTATACTGATAAATATCAAATAATAATTTATGGTAATTGTGCTAGTTCCAATGGAAGCACTATCAAAGCATCAACAAAAGAGTCTAGATGCTACGGATGCGACAATCCTTATGTTGAACCAATAACATATCAAAAACAATGTTCAAATAACTCTTCTATAAAAATTATTGGAAATAATATGCTGTATACTCCACCAACTATTAATCATATTAATCCTCACGTTGTACAATCCAATAACATCTCTTGTAGCAATCATATTAAAATTATTAGTAATAATCAATCATATATTCAACCAACTATAAATTCTTATAATCCTCATATTAAAAATAATTATTGTGATATTAAAAATCAATCTATTAAAATTATACTAAATACTCCCAAGCCTACTCCAACACCAACTATTACGCCAACATCTACTCCAACAACAACACCAACCACCACACCAACAGCCACTTCGACAGTTACTCCTACAAGTAGTATTACTCCAACAGCAACGCCAACGGTGTCTCCATCTAACACAGTTACTCCAACAGTAACGCCGACGGTGTCTCCATCCAACACAGTTACTCCAACAGTTACTCCGAGTAATACTGCGACCCCAACAGTTACTCCGAGTAATACTGCAACCCCAACAGTTACTCCGAGTAATACTGCAACCCCAACAGTTACTCCGAGTAATACTGTAACCCCAACAGTTACTCCATCCAATACGACAACGCCAACAGTTACAGCAACACCAGCTGTTACTACATCGAACACAGTAACACCGACAGTTACTCCTACCAATACGGCAACACCAACAGTGTCTCCAACAGTTACTCCATCTAACACAGTTACACCAACAACCACCCAGACTAATACTCTTACTCCAACAGTAACACCAACAGTTACTCCCACAAATACAGTAACCCAAACAACTACTCCAACGCCAACTATTACGCTAACATCTACTCCCGCGACAACACCAAACACTACACCAACAGTCACGCCAACAGTTACTCCAACAAACTATAGCAAACCATGGAGCGATATTACCAGTAGTAGTGATGGAACTAAACTTGCTGCTGTTGCTTGGAATGGACAAATTTATACAAGTAGTGACAGTGGGACCAACTGGATAGCAAGACTAGCAACACAAAGTAATCGACAATGGAAAGCTATTGCTAGTAGTGACGATGGAAATAATCTTGTAGCAATTATAGGTAATGGTGATGTTTATACTAGTTCCGATAGTGGAATCAATTGGACACTAAAAAATAATAATTATATATTTTGGATTGATATAGCTAGTAATTCTAATGGGGTTAAGCTAGTTGCAAGTAATAGCGGTGGAGTCTCGACTAGTATTGATAGTGGAGCTAATTGGACGAACAGAATAACCACAATTTCTGCTGGTTTAATTAGAGTTACTAGTAGTAGTGATGGTGTAAAATTAGCAGTATCAATTAATAATGGAGATATTTACACTAGTTCTGATAGCGGAGTAAATTGGACAGTCAGATCTATTTCTAATATGGTTCATGCTTGGACTGCTATAACCAGCAGCAGTGATGGAACTAAATTAGCAGCAACTGTATATAATGGATATATTTATACTAGTTCCGATAGTGGCGCAACTTGGATTGCACGATTTGCATCAGGACAAAGACAATGGATAGATATAACCAGTAGTAGTGATGGAACTAAACTTGCTGCTGTTGTAGAAAATGGACAAATTTATACAAGTATTGATAGTGGGGTGTCTTGGATAGCGAGAGAAAATAATCGAAACTGGTATCGTATTACTAGTAGTGCCGATGGAACCAAACTAGTTTCCACTGTATATGTCGGACATATTTATACCAGTACTGATAGTGGAATTTCTTGGACAGAAAGAATAATTACAACATAAAATTTTAAGTAATACATTATGAATAATACTAATAATATACAAAATAATTGTTCTAATATTATTGAAACAATTTGTAATAATAATGAAACCAGATTAAACTATAATGATGGCTCAACCTTAAAAAACACATCATTGTTTGTAAATGCTGGAGATATAGTTTCTGTGAATGTTAGAGGATGCGTATCATGTTATTATGGAACTTTTTGTAATAGCGACGCAAATGGATTCAATGGACTGTACTATAATACTGCTTTTGGTGTTATATCTAATATAAATAGTAGCACAATACCTTTTACTACAAATAATAGTATTACAATAGGAACTAATCATATATTTACAGCATCAACAACAGGATATCTTTATTTGGGTATCTTTGATACTGGAACATGGTTTGATAATATTGGCAATTTTTGCGCATCTGCCGAAATAATTCGGCCTTGTTCTTGTAATTTATCATTAGATTTCAAAAATTATAATACTAGTAAAAATAGTAAAGAAAATAATTATCACATAATAAAACTATATAAAAAAGGTGTGACAAATCCTTTGTATACTAGTGATCCGATACAAACAAATGGTGATTTAGTTAATATTATTAGTAATTTATTTATTAATTGTAGTAGTACTAGTCCTATTATTTTACCATCAAAAACACCAACTCCAACTCCAACAAATACTCCTACCAATACTCTAACACCTACTATTACTCCAACACCAACAAAAACTAGCACACCAACACCAACACAAACACGAACTCCCACTAAAACTCCGAATCCAACCAGAACACCTACAAAAACGCCAACCAGAACACCAACAAAAACACCAACAAAAACACCAACACAAACAAGAACTCCTACAAAAACGCCCACCCAAACAAAGACCCCAACAGTAACATCCACATCACAACCAACATCAACTCCAACACCAACATTGACTCCAAGCAATACTCAAACATTAACTCCAACACCATCAATAACAAATACAAACACTCCAACTTTTACTTCGACACTAACATCCACATTAACCCCTACTCCAACAGCTTCTGTGACACAGACCCAGACTCCTAGCTCTTCAATAGAATTGACCGCAACACCAACTCCTACACAAACATCTTCGGAAACACCAACTCCCACACCAACCCCCACCCTAACACCTTCAGAAACACCAACCTCCACACCAACTCCAACATCTTCGGAAACACCAACTCCAACACCCACAATTTCGTTAACATCCTCAGAAACACCTACTCCAACAACAACGCCAACAGTCACACCATCTAAAACAGAATATTATTCCGGTCAGCAATACAATTTTGTGCCATAATATATAAAATTTAATAAGTTTATTTTGGTGTATAATATTATTATTTTACTAATCATAACTATAGAGATTATATTATGAATGAAAATATTATCGATTTTTGGCAAGTAGTTGCTACCACAAGTTTCGGAATAGTTGTGACCCTTGTGGGATTTTGGGTAACAGTAGGAAAAAATATGGCCACAAAAAATGATGTTTTACATATGATAGAAACTCAAAGTCCGTATTCTCAAGATCGTCAATTTATTATGGAAAGATTAGCAGCTAATAAAGAGAGCCAAGCAGCGTTCGCCTCTGCATTACAACGAAACACAGAAGTTATGAACGAACTCAAAATTCAATTAGTCACACTAGGCAAAACACTAGAAGCATTAGAAGAAAGAATAGAAAGGGCATAATATGGCAAATGATATTGGTTTATCAAAAAGTGATCAAGCTATCAAACATGGCACTCTTGTAGTATCTCCTTCTCCTTTTACAAATAGTTTTCAATATCAAAACTCTAACGTTTATAATAAACCAGTTATTACTGATATAGAAAATAAATATGATGAAAGATTTGATGATATTCGCTACTATACAATAGGCTCAGGAACTCTATAAGATTTAAATTATGACTGTTTTTAAAATTAATTTAAATAAAGCATTAAATAGTAATGGATCTATCAAGGTTAGAAAATCAGAGGAATCTATTACGCCCACACCAACTCCGAGTCAAACCACAACGATTGCGCCTACACCAACTCCAACCACAACGACCACTCTTACGCCCACGGCTACTCCAGCAGCACAAAACAATTTATCATTTTCTAATTATTACAAGGCATCTGCTGACAACGTAAATCCATTCCCAGATCAGTACAGCGTGTCTGGTCAGGGAACGTCTGGCAGTCCGATGACGGTCACTGTAGGGGGCGGAAATGCTGCAACAGATGACGAGGATCATCGCGTATGGCTGTTGGTCAACCAGACTGGAACGTTATCATGGTCTATATCGCTTTCTGGCAGCGGTTATCAGGGCGAAGCAAGACTGTTTCGTCATGCTGGAACACCTAGTCAGCATGAATGGTCAAGCAGCTCCACTATCTCTGGCGGCACTGCGATATCTAATAGCGCCATTGGTGGTAGTACGCTGACCGGCACTGCCTCTGTGACTGAGGGCGAGCATCTTGTCGTTCGCTGGATGAAAGATGAAGGTCCATATGGGCAGAACCCCACCGCTACAGCGATATTATCAATAGCAAGCATAACCACCACAACAACACCCACAACAACACCAACAGAAACTCCAACAACAACCCCAACAACAGCAACAACAACCCCAACAACAACAGCAACACCAACGACAACACCCACCACTGCGACACAATTTTCACCAATGGCAGTCGTGCTAACAACGGGTTCTTCATATACAGTACCAACTGGTGCCACCACTATGAAAGCATGGGCTATTGGAAGTGGTGGAAATTATCAAAGATCCGCTGGTGGAACAGCATATAAAACTTGGAATGTTAATAGTGGCTCTTCTGTAGCTTATACAGTTGGTGCTGCTGTTAGTAATACCAATTTTGATGCGCCCGGTAATAATACAACAGTAACATATAATGGAACGACTATTACTGGATTTGGTGGCGGTAGAGCAAGCAATGGAACTCTCAAATTTAACGGTGGAGAATTTTCTGGCGGAGACGGTGGAGCTATAGGAGGATCAACACAATATTTGGGTAACGGAGTTTGGTCTGCGGGGGCGGTTGGTGGAAATACCTCACAAAATATTGGAGGACATATAGTATTTAAAGCAACAGATGTAGATGGTCTATTTGCCGTATTAAATCTATTAGGAATAGACCCAACCACAAATATAGAAAATATTAATCCTAGTAATCCAAATGTATTTGGTGCTGGTAGCTATTTTAATAAAGTAGGAGGATTTATTTCTGGTGGTATAGGTGGCGGTAATGGATACGGTACAAATGAAACTAGAGAAACAGGAGCAGTAATACTTTACTTTACATAATTATGCCAAGCATATTAACAAGCCCGAATGGAAATAGTATAATTCTAATTCCTCGCAGTGGATCGCACTCAATAGCAATGGCTATGTTACAATCCTTTTATCCAGATATAGAAATAACAGACTCTTATCATCCTGCTTATTTTTATCCAATTAGCCAAGACAATGGTCAAAAATGTGTTATTGTTAGAAATCCAATTGAAAGATTTCGATCTATGGTGGCTCATAGAAATAGAACAGTTGAAGAACAATTAGAAAATCCAATATACGGTTGTGAGTTCTGCCATATTACAAATTATGACAGAGCATTTTTATTTGAAACGCAACTACAAGACTGTGCAGATTGGCTTGGAATTACCGTGCCATTGCCACATTTGGATGCTAGTGAAAATAAACCCGTTTTAACGCCAGAACAAGAAAATAGAGTTCGTGAAATATATGCAACAGATATTGAATTATGGGAGTCATTGGTGAATCAATAATTTTATGAGTCAAAAATTATTAACAGTTGGCATGGCAACATACGATAATTACAACGGAATATTTTTACGATATAAAACAAAATATATTCAATCAAGCTTTAAAAACCGTAAAATTTGATAAACAATAATAAAAATCAGTATGGTGTATTGTTATTTAGTATTTATTTTTGGAGATAAATTATGATTAAACCCGGCTATCGCACAAGTGAGTTCTGGTTTACACTCGTTAGTTTTATTTTTAGTGGATTATATCTGACCGGTATCATTAATGATCATACTAATAAAGAAGAACTTATTAGTGTTGTTAGTCATGCTGTAGAAAGTTGCATTCTCATTGGTGGTCAATTTGTAATATTATATAAGTATATTAATAGTAGAAAAAATATTAAAACAGAAATTACACCAGAAGTTGTCAATACCGTACCAGTTGTTAATGAGGAGAAAAAAGATGACAAACCAAGAAAGTCCAGAAACACCAAAAAGCCAAGAACTAATACTAAACGAAGTAGAAAAACTAATAAGTAGAACAAAAGAATCATATAAGGATATTAAAAGATTTGCAATAGATCAAGCATGGAAACTATTGCAATTAGCAATAGCTAGTATCATTCAAATTATAGAAATTATTGGTCGGGATTTAAGTAGTCCACAAAAAAAAGAGCTAGCTATGAGCATGATTAGTAAATTTTACGATAGCTTATTTTTAGCAGTTGACATTCCAGTTGTGCCGCACATAATAGAAGGGTACATTCATTCTTATGTTAAAAGTTTTCTCATGATTTTGGTCAGTTCAACAATTGATAGTATGGTTAAAATCTTTAGAGAAGCGGGTGTTTTTAAACCAAAATTAACAGTTCAACACAATTATCTAGTCTGAAAGGACGAATCTTATGAATTATGCCGAAAGTTTTCAAGAATTTAGTAGTAGATTATCAGGAACAGATCTAATGGTTTATGGAGGAGCCGCTCTTATATTATTTGTACTATTTAAGGATAAATTAGTACCAGTTAAAGATTATGTCTCTGGGCTTATTGGTAAATTGATAAACAGAGTCAGTACAGAATCTGCTGTTGCAAAAAATGATAATGATTTTCTAAAATTAATTAGTAGTTGGAAAAATACTAGGGATTTAGCAGAAAAAATGAAGTGTCCAAAAGCTGTTGAGGTTTTAGATAGCGCATTTCCACATCTTAGTCCCAACACATGCGGCCAGGAGACAAAATGAATATTAAAAATACCAATATAATAGTTCTAGTTATTGGAGGACTATTATTAACATACGGATTACTTGGACCAGTTATTAAAAATAATCTATCCACCAATCCAATAAATCATATTCCATCGGTATTAGCTCCGTTGGATCCGTTACTAAAGGATAATTGTGAAAAAGTAACCGAGATCCTAAAATCCGGAAGCTCGGATCGATCAGTTGATGGTGTGAAATTAAGCGGATTATTCTCTGACTTGGCAAGACTAATAGAACTAGATGGTGAAAATGAAGTAATTAAAAATACCGATGAAATTAGAGAAGCTAATAAAATAGCTGGAGCTTTTTATAATCTTGATCTTAAGGGTAAATATCCTGATCTAACGCAGGCCGCTACTTATGTTGTTGTACAGCATATCGGAGACGATAATGTAGCCCTAGATCCTGAACTTAGGAAAAAGGCCGTAGAAGCTTTTAATGGTTTAGCATGGGCTTTTTATGAGGGTAGTAAATAATGGCTAGATACTCACCAGAACAATTATACAAACTTTATAAGGATGGATTTCAAGGGTGCTTGTGGGAACAGCATATTTTTGATCATTTATTAGAAGTTTCTAAATATGCTTATTTTGGTGATGGAGCAAAAAGAATAGTTGGGACAGGCAAGGGTAAACTATCTACTCCATACAAAAGTGTTTTGAAGTTTGATAAGAATCCATATAATGAGCGTCAGGTGACGAGTGACTGTGTTAGCCACTCTACCCGTAATGCGGTAGATGTTACTCGTGCTGTAGAAATAGATGTTAAGAGAAATAGAGAAGCATGGATAGCAAGAGGAGCAACAGAAGCTATTTATGGAGCAAGAGGACATGGTGGTCAGGGTATGAGTTGTGCTAGAGCAGCAGAATTTGTAAGTAAGTATGGTGGAGTTTTAGTCAGAAAAGATTATAAGGGTGTTATAGATTTAACAAAATATCAAGGTATGCTAGGTGCTGGTTGGGGAGGACGAGGACTACCAGATAAAGTTATAGATTTAGCTAATGATCATCAAGTAAAAACTGTTAGTTTAGTAAGAACAGTAGAAGAAGCACGAGATGCCTTAGCTAATGGTTATGGTATTAGTGTTTGTAGTATGTATGGTTTTAGTAATAAAAGAGATAATAAGGGTTTTGCTAAACCACAAGGTTCTTGGGCTCACGCTATGGCCTGGATTGCTTGTGATGATACTGGTAGTGAACCAGCGTTTTTAGTACAAAATAGTTGGGGTTGTTATTCAGACGATACTGAAGTGCTTACTAAAACAGGATGGAAATTATTTAAAAACTTAACAGACACTGACATATTAGCAACATTAAATCCCAATAATCATTATTTAGAGTGGCAACAAATTCAACAAAAATTTGAGTATGATTATAATGGCTATTTAAATCATTATCATTTTAGAGGAGTAGATTTATTGGTTACAGATAATCATAATATGTATATTGGTAAGTTAAATTCTGATTTAGATAGAATTGATTCTTGGCAATTAATAGAATCACAAAATTGCCCTAAATATATTCATATTAAAAAAAATGCAAAATGGAAAGGAGAAGAAGTCGAGAATATAAAAATAGGCTCAAATATTATATCTATGGACTTATGGTTAGAATTTTTAGGATATTTTATTTCTGAAGGACATACTTGTAATCATAAAAAAGTAATGTCTAATGGAGATATTAAATATTATGGATTAGTTGGTATAAGTCAGAATAAAAAAGAATCAAGAGAAATAATACAAAATTGTATAAATAAGCTACCATTTAGATTTTCTTCGAATATGGTGTCTTATGACAAAAACTTATATAATAAATTGAAAATTTATGGTAAAGCTCATCAAAAATATATCCCAGACTATATAAAAAATTTGTCATCAAGACAACAAAAAATATTTTTTGATGCTATGATGCTAGGAGACGGTTCTAGGTCTAATGGTAAAATTAATTATTATACATCCTCAAAAAAACTAGCAGATGATATGCAAGAACTAATACTAAAAATAGGATTAGCCGCAGATATAATAGAGGTTGATCGTATTGGTAGAGATAATGGAAAAAATGGTCATAAAAATATAACTAGACATAAAGAATATAGACTTAATATAAAAGAAATTTCACTAACACCAAGAGAACATAATGGAACAAAACCAATATTATTACCTTATAATGGTAAAATATATTGTGCTACTATTCCTAATCATATTATGTATGTTAGAAGAAACGGAAGGGCTGTTTGGTGTGGGAATAGTTGGAACTCTGGAGGACATCCTGAATGGGACACTATTCCAAACGGATCATTTTTAATAAAAGCAGATGTAGCAGCCGGTATGTTAAAAGGTAATGGAGCATACGCTTTTAGTGACTTTGATGGATTTCCATTACAAAAATTACCAGACTATGGTTTTGATTATTTATCTTCATAAATATATAATATGAGTTTATTATGAATTTACCAAGACTAATAAGTATAAGTGGACTACCATTTAGTTTACCTCCATTACCAGAGTACCAAGTATGGGCTATTAATCAAGACACTAGTCCTCCATCTTTAGTTATAGTAGAATTTCCGTATTCAAAACCCGTTGACACCGTGCCCTCCATCAATACTTTCAATCTGTTAAATACCACACTAGAACAAACTTCTACATTACTCAATATTCAATTACAAACATTGGATAGTAGACTAACTACTATAGAAGGACAATTAAGCAATATTCCTTTAGCATCATCATGAAAAATATTGTTAATATTAAATGTTGTCCTATCATACCTTCCCCCACGCCGACGATCACGCCGAGTATAACTCCGACAAATAGCACAACTCCAACTATTACCCCGACAACGTCGGTTACGCCATCGGTATCTCCAACAAACACCGTTACTCCTACCAGTAGTATTACTCCAACAACAACACCAACAGTTACTCCGACTAATACGGCTACACCAACAGTTACTCCGACTAATACGGCTACACCAACAGTTACTCCGACTAATACGGCTACACCAACAGTTACTCCGACTAATACGGCTACATCAACACCTACAGCAACACCAACTACTACCGAGACGAATACTCCTACTCCAACAAATAGCGTTACTCCAACAAATACAGTGACCTCAACTATTACACCTACCAACACTATTACGCCAACCAATACTATTACGCCAACCAACACCATTACGCCAACCAACACCATTACGCCTACTAACACGCCAACCAACACCATTACGCCTACTAACACGCCAACCAACACCATTACGCCAACTCCTACTACAACGATAACCCCTACGCCAACACTTCCGCCTTTTCCAATAGGGGCCAATAGTGCTAATTTTAACATTTGCGCTGATTGGAATGGTCAAGATGGTAATGTTACAACCGTTGGAAGTAATGGCGGGCCAAGTGCTTATGGAACATATGACCAGAGCGGAAATGTGTGGAATTGGACCGAAGCTATTACAGGCTCGTCTCGTGTTGCTCGGGGCGGCAACTGGGGGGTCGCCAGCGCGTCCAGCGTGTCGTCCTCCAGTAGTGCCGCAGACCTCCCGTTGGTTGAAAACATCTACCTCGGTTTTCGTCTTGCAAGTTCCCTTAACCCTTTATCTCTTTCATATTTTGTTAGTGTTGGTGATGTTTATAATAGTGCTGATAGTACTGGTTATGGAATCGTAAACTATGTGTATAGTATTGCTCAATATCATGTTACCAATTGTGAGTATGCGGAATTTCTTAACGCAGTAGCGAGTACTGATACTTACAATTTATACAATACAAATATGGATAGCGGTGCTAGAGGCGGCATAACTCGATCTGGTTCTAGCGGAAGCTATACCTACACCGTTAAGACCAATATGGGGAACAAACCCGTAGTTTATGTTAGCTGGTTTGATTGTGCAAGATATTGCAACTGGTTACATAATGGTAAGTCCTCTGGAAACCAAGATAATACTACTACCGAAGACGGAGCTTATACTCTAAATGGAGCAACTTCTGGAGTGAGTATTACTCGTAATGTTAATGCTAACTATTTTATTCCTAGTGAAAATGAATGGTACAAAGCGGCTTATTACAAAGGCCGCGGTACTAACGCAGGATACTGGAATTATGCCACTCAAAGTGACACCGATCCAACATGTGTTACTGCCGATGTTAATGGTAATGGACCAATAAATAGTAACTATAGTTGTTCTTAAATATTTTAGTAACCTAACCTTTGGTGTATATTACTACATAATAAGGAATTATTTTATGAATTTTTTTGATAAGTTAGCATTAAATAGACTAATTAGTATAATACTTAATTTTATACTAAATATAGTAAAACTAATAATACCTAAACAAAAAGATAAATTGGATGATATAAATCCTTTTCCTCCTATTCCAAAACCACTATTAAAACGTAAAAGATTATTTCCAAGAGATAAAAATGAATAAATTAATATTACCAATTTTATTCGTATCATTATTTTTTACTTCGATAAAATATAACGGATCATCAACAGCTCCTGTTATTTTATCCGGATCTATAGTTAAACATATAGGTAATGAACCAATTAAAAAATACAAAAGAAAAGAGTGTCCAGTTTGTAAAGGAAGTGGAAAATATTTGAGTGGAGACGGAATCAAAATGGTTGATTGTGGATATTGTTTACCTTAATAGAAAGACAAAAATATGCAAGTAGATCCTAATCTGGAACGTATTGCTCAAAAGGTTATAGACAAAGCAAACATTAAAAATAATAACTATGGTTTTGATCCTATAACAATAATTATAGTAATCGGTGTTATACTAAGTCTTATAAGAGTAATTCAGGAATGTAGAAGCAAAAGACGCAAGAACGATAAAATGAGTGAAGCTTTAGACTTAAGACATACTATAGTTAATTTAACTATTAAAGATAGCTGGTTAAATAATTATAGACTAAATAAAATATTAAAACAACACTTGAGCAAAAAACAATATCAACAATACGGAGTTAGTTTAAAAAATGCCATCATGGAAGTTGGTAAGAATCTCGATGATAACGAATCCTTAACACTTCTGGAGGCTACCAATGTTTAATCTGCTTATATGGATAGTTTATGGTTTATTTGTTGGTTCTTTAGCAAAAGCTATAGTTCCTATTAATTTACGATTAGGTTTTTTTCAAACTGTTGCTCTTGGTGTTGCTGGCTCGTATATGGGAGGCGCAATACTTTATATTTTAGGAACATATGATAGTTTGAGTCCATCAGGAATATTTATGGGCGTGGCTGGTGGCATATTAAGCCTTATATTATATAATAAATTTGTTAATAAATAAAAATCGGGATAATCAATGAGTGTTCCAGAATATTCTGTATTAGGAAATTGTAATAGTGCAAACTATGATAGTACGGCTTTATGGCCATCAACCATAGATAATAATGGTAATATTACAAGTGTTGGCGGAAACGGCAAATCTAGTTTTTATGGCACATTCGATCAAAATGGCAATGTATGGGAAATTATAGATTATCAAATACCATCATCGCAAAGCATATTATATTACGGCGGTTCTTATAATTCAAGATTAGTAGACCTAATAAGTATCGATGGTTTCACTATAGATATAAGAAACACAGGACCAGGATTCGGATTTAGAGTTTGTGCAAATTCTGGTATCTCAGATAGTAACTTTGTAACAGTATCTGGTTCTAATATTGGAGACACAAATAGAAATCATTATGGAGATGATCTTGGACAAGTTAATTATGAATATAAAATATCTAAATTTACTATAACAAATGAAGAATATGTCTTATTTTTAAATAATGTGGCAAGAGTTCCTGCTTTAAATAATGCTTTGGCGGTACCAGCTAATAGTATATGGCCATATATAGGTTCTATGACCACAAATATTCGAGGTGGTATAGTAGTAACAGGTACTAATCCTATAGTATATACTGTTAAAGATAATATGGCTAAAAAACCAGTTAATTTTGTTAACTGGTATAGCGCGGCTAGATATATTAATTGGTTAAGTAATAGCAAGCCTAACAGCGGTGGCCTAGCAGTAAATTCGACAGAAACAGGGGTATATTCTCTTAATTTCACTAATCCTCTTGTTAAACCAACAGCCTCAAATAAAACATATTATTGGATTCCTGATCGTGATGAGTGGGTAAAAGCAGCCTATTATGATCCAACAAAAAATGGAACAGGTGGATATTGGCTATATGCTACACAAAGCGACACAGAACCATACTCTATAACAGTTAATGTTAATAATGGAATAGCAAACAATACTTTTGGTAGTCCTGGAGCATGTCTTAGCCCAACACCCACACCAAGTATAACAAGTAGTCCAACGCCCACTCCTTCAACAACCCCATCCTTAACTCCATCTTGTACACCAACATTAACCACAACAACAACTCTTACAGCAAGCGCTACCCCAACACCCACACTCACGCCTTCTGTTACAAATACTCAAACTCCGACTCAAACAAAAACATCAACTCCTACTCGTACACCTACAAAAACACCCACTAGAACGGTTACTAGAACTCAAACACCAACACCCACAGTAAGCTTTACATCCTCTCACACGCCAACACCAACACCAACATATACTCCAACTCCTACTTCTACTAAAGCTCTATGTGATACATTTAAAATTGGACAACTACAATATAATCCTAATATTTATAGTAATGATGACATCAAAGTATTATATAAGGGTTTTATTTTAGAAGGACGTATCAATGATAAAATTATGTTAGTAAAAGAAATGCCGAATGTATCACAAACTCCTACTCCATCAGTAACAAAAACTTCCACCCCAACACCCACCGTCACATTAACACCCACAATAACCCCAACATCTACCACCACATTAACACCAACAATTACCCAAACACCAACTAACCAGTAATGAAAATTGCTGTAGCATTATATCTATATCATACAGATTTATGGGACGAGTATAAAGAACTAATTGAAAATATAAAATATAAGATAAAATTATATTTAGGATTATGTATTAATACTAATTTTTCTCATATTCTAAAAGACCTATCTAATTTGTCTTGGAACTATTCTCTAAGTTTCCATGAAAATTATGGAGCTGATATAGCACCATTTTTATATCAGTTAAAAGCTATCTCCGAACCATTCTTTATAAAAACACACAGTAAAAAAAGTTTATGGGGATACGGAAATACCAATTGGAGATATGATTTAAATCATTTACTTAAACCATCTATTGTAGATCGCGCTATTAAAACATTATCATTGCCCACAATAGGAATGATAGGAAATAAAAAATATTTACTACATAATAATGATAAATCTATACATATAAATAAAATAAAAACATTATGTAATTTACTACAATTAAATTATACTAAATTAAAAAATAGTCCATTTTTTGCTGGATCAACCTTTATTAGTAAAACTAATATGTTTAAACAAATATTACTGCCGCAGTATTCGATACTTGAGTCTTATCTGAAAAATGAAAAAAATAAAATTAATGAAGAACACGGAACGTATACTCACTCTTTAGAAAGAATATTTGGATATATAGTATCTCATCATAATCTTAAAATAGGTTTATATTATAATGACTAACTATAGCATGTTACCAATAAACTTTAATCCTAAAAAATATTTTGAGATTAACAAAGATATACAATCAATATTACCAAATGATAAAGCATGTATAGAACACTATCTAAATTTTGGAATCAAACAAAATAGACGTTATATAGATTATAAAACAAAAAATAATGCAGAATTTTGGAATAGTGGAAAAAATCTGCTCTATTTTTCACCAATCGCACCAGACTACGACATGAGCAGCGGAGGTAATAGACTTTTACAAATACTCACAATTCTAAAATTATATTTGAAATATAACGTATCTTTTTTTTGTAATGGATATAAAAAAAATTATCATATTAAAAAATTACAACAACTAGGTATAACAATTAATTTACCAGATATAAAAAATGATAAATATTTTGATATAAATCTAAAAAAAGCAGTTGATAATAATGTTATATATAACAATGCAATATTTTCTTGGTATGATATAGCAGATCAATATGTTGATATTGTAAAATCTTATTATCCTAATATTAAAATTATTATTGATACTGTTGATATACATTGGATTAGAGAACACAGAGGAAAAAATGCGGGATTATTAAATATCACAGACGAACTATTATATAGTAATAAAAACAAAGAAATAAATACTTATAAAAAAGCGAATGTTATATTTACTGTTACAAATGATGATAAAATATTTCTACAAAAAGAAATAGGATATAATAATAATATCAAAATTCTTAGTAATATTCATGATCCTAAAAATATAAAAAAAATAGAATATAATATTTTATTTGTTGGTAGTTATGATCATCGCCCAAATATAGATGCCGCACAACAAGCTGTTCAAATATATAAAAATTTTCAAGAAACTAAAGAATACAAAAATATTATTTACCAAAAACCAAAATTATTTATTGTTGGTCCTAATAGTAAAAATATCAATTTTTCTTCTGATATTTATAATGATAAACAGATAATTATTACTGATCATGTTCCTGATTTGGACAGTATATATTCAAAATGTTCGGTATTATTAGCCCCATTAAATTGGGGTGCTGGTATAAAAGGCAAAATATGCGATGCCGCTATGGCAAATCTAGCGATTATAACGTCGCCAATAGGTAATGAGGGCATAAATCTTACTGACTCTGTAAATGGATTTATTTGTACTAGTAACGATAGTTTTGTTAAAAGTTTATGTGCTTTCTATAAAAACAACATCAATGAACAACAAAAAATAGCAAGTTTAGGACAAAAACATATACATAATATAGTGTCTACACAAAGAAGTATTGATGTTTTAAAAAATACATTAGAAGATAAACATATGGTGATCAGTATTGTTGCTTTTAATAACAAAGAACGACTATACAAATGCCTATCTTCTATCATAAGAAAAACAAGCTATAAAAATTATCATATAGTAGTTACAGATAATAGCACAACACAGCAAATAGAAAATTCTATAGGAGATTTTTTAAAAGAAAATAACATAGAAAATAAAGTTACTTATATTAAAAATAAAAGTAATGAATTTTTTATTATTCCAAATAATAAAGTAATGCTAGATATAAAATATAAAAATTCTGATGTAGTATTGATTAACGATGATATTGAAATAGTATCAGAAGATTGGCTATCGCATATGGTATCATCCGCATATTCTTCCGGAGATATTGGTTTTGTTGGCGGTAAAACTATTTTTCCTGATGGAAGATTAGCGGAAGCAGGGGCAGAATTGTATGAAGACGGATTTGGTAGAAATATAGGAAGATATGATGATCCAAATAGTCTCATATATAATATACCTAAATATGTTGGATATTGTTCCGGATGTTTTTTATTAATCAAAAGAGAAACCATAAATAAAATAGGTGTATTTAATACTACGTTTTATCCTATGTATTATGAGGATAGCGAATTACAATACAGAGGACATTCCTTTGGTTTAAATACCTTATATGAACCTAGAGCTATAGCTATTCACAACGAAGGATCTAGCGCTGGCACGAACATTGAGAACGGAACAAAGCGATTTCAAGAAATTAATAGACTTAAATTTATAGATGTTATAAAAAATAATCAATTAAAAAACTATATAAAAAACAATACTTGCCATGATAAAATATGTATAGTTATACCCACATACTATGACCGATCAGCTATGTTACAATTGTCTTTAGAATACCAAAAAAATGCTAAAAATTCTGAAAATTTTGAAACGTATATTTTTGTTGATCCTCATAGAGAATATGGTATAGTATCAGACTACGACAAGGTAATTACTAGCGAATATAAAAGAATAAACTGGACTAAAAATAGTGGTAAATATAGTTGGTATGATAGTGTTAAATATATTTTTGATAATACCGATTATGATTACGTAATAACTAGAGAAGATGATGTATTAATTAGCAAAGATTATTTAAGAATGTGCGAAGAACTAGCACTACACGACGCAGCTCTTGGAAAAGACGACCATATCTTATATTTTCATATAGGCGCTTGGGAAAAACCAAAAGGCAATCCAAATAAAATTGTTAAATCCGATGTATCTATAAGATCTTGTGTAATTAGCAGATTTAAGTTTTATAAATATATTAAATCATTTTATGATTCTATAAGATCAGACGAAATATGTGGATTAGATCTTGATATAAATCGTATACTACATACCCATAATCTTATAGCGATAGCGCCAGAAATGAATAGACACGCTCACATAGGAATTTATGGATGGAGCGCAACAGATATTCATGCAGATGAAAGAGGACAACAGTCGCTATTTCATAAGCCCTTAACACATGAGCAACTATACACTATCTTAAAAGATAGCTGCTTATCCGGAAACAAACTTCTCAAATTAAATCACAATAAAAATCCAAACTATTTTTGGGATTTTGATCCAAATATTAATTTTACTAAACTAGAATATGTATTATAGAAAGTTTATAATCAATGAAAAATAATTTTGTTATAGGAATACAATGTTTTGTTAAACTCGAAATACTTCAATTAGTGTTAGGGAAATTGGAACAATGCTATGGGGCTAATAAATACACATTAGTTCTATTTGTAGATTCTTCAGATAATTTACTCTACAATAGACCCGACTGGATAGAAAAAAATAAGAATCTTATAAATTACATCAAAAATTACACTTCTGATAAATTTAAAAAAATTATAAAATATTATGAAAAAAATAATGTTGGTCCTTATGTCGGGTGTAAAAAAACAGTAGACTTGTGTTTTCAACATAGTGATTATATTTATCAATATCTACTATAATAAAGAATTTATTCTATGAATAATATAATTAATCACAATATAGGATATCAACTAGAAGATAAAGATATTATAGATTACCAAGTTTGGACGCTTGATAAAATAAATTGGGCCATTAGAGGACCAAAACCAATTGATATTAATAAAAAATATTTTGTGTCAATAGGTGCCGCTGGAACATTTGGTAGATATTGCCAAAGACCATATACTCAACAGTTATCAGAAACTATTGGTATAAATGGATTTAATTTAGGAGTTTCTGGCGCTGGTCCATCATATTTTAATCAATATAAACATATATTTGATTTTATAAATAAAGCAGAGTTTTGTATAATTGAGATATTTTCTGGTAGATCTATATACAATGATTTACTTGAGTTAGGAAAAAATCAAGGTCAGGTTAGATATAAAAATTCTGACTCTATATTTCAAATGGCAGAAACTATATATAAAGAAATATTAAAAGATAAAAATTTAGCTGAAAATATTAAAATACAAAATAGAATAAATTATTTAAATGAAATGAAGATATTATTTAACAACATAAAAACTAATAAAATTTTATTGTATTTATCTACAAGAGCTCCGGAATATGAAGAACTATATACAGATATAAAAAGTTACTGGGGTGGATTTCCACATTTTATAAATAGAGATATGATAAAATCTATGAGTAATTTATGTTCTAATTATGTAGAATGTGTGTGTGCAGACGGTTTACCATACAAAATAAAAGATAAAATAATAAATAATTATTATCATAGTCAAGAAATGCATGATTACGCATATAAAAAATTATATGAATACACAAATAAATAATTTTACTATTTATGCAGAAAGACACTGCGGAACAAAATTTTTAGAATCTCTTATTATTGATTATTATAATATACCAGTTACATATTTTTTTGGCTGGAAACATTTTTTTGGTTTTCATAATAAAGAAATAATACTTAGCGGGAAAAACACATTATTTATATGCATAACTAGAGATCCATTTCAATGGATTCACGCGATGTTTAAACAACCATATCATATGAAAACTGAAAATAATATTACAGATTTTTTATTAAACCCCATATATTCATATGAAACAGAAAATGGAAATCTTTGTTTAGAAAAAGAAATTATTTTTGAAAGAAATATATATACTTTAGATAGATATAAAAATATTTTTGAAATGAGAAATATAAAATATAATTATTTACTTTATAAACTTCCAAAAATTGCACAAAATTATATCTTTATAAGATACGAAGACTTGTGCAACAATATATCACAAATTCAAGACATAATATCTAGTAAATTAAATATTGAACCATATACAGATATTAAAAATAATTTTTTAAAACAAGAATATGAAATTAAAAAAGAAATATATGATATTATAAAATCAAATTTAGATATAAAAATAGAAAACGCTATGGGGTATTTATTATGAAATTTTCTAAAATAATTTTTAATCATATCCCAAAGTGTGGAGGAAGTAGCTTTAAAACATCCTTATATAAAGCTTGTTTATCCAACCCATATTTCTCACAAACCCCAATATATATATCAGAATTTACACACAATAATATATGTTTACAAAAAGATAACCAATATATACCCATTATTCATAATGACACAAAATTATTTGCTGATCATAGTTATGCATATTTTTTTGAAAAAACTTTTAATTTAGATATTTCTTCAACATTCAGGATTATTAGTATTAGACATCCTATATTAAGATTTATTAGCCATATGTATTTTTTTGATAAATTAAATCCAGAATACTGTTCATACAATATACTAAAAGAAAAAACTAAAGAATACGGTAACATAACCATAGATTACTTAACATATTTTAAATATGGCCATCTAAACTTAGATATAGAAACAAAATATAATATCGCTATAGAAGAATTATCAAAATATAATTTTATTATAAAATCAGATTATATGAATGAATCAATTACAGAATTGAATCATAACAATCCATTCGGTCTTATTTTGGAAGAATCAAGAGTAAATACTAATAATTATAACGCAAATATATCCAAAAAAGTTTTACAAAATCTTAAATCCTTACTTCAATTTGAAATTCTTTTGCTACAAAACTTTTATCCTAATATACAAGATGAATAAATTAGCTATTAGTTTATCTTTGTATTATTTAGATTTATGGAACAATTTTTTACAGATATTATCTCCTTTTAAGGATCATATCCATCTCTACCTCTGTTTGTATAACGATAACGGATCTCAAAAACATATTATAAAAAATGCAGAAAAAAATTTTGATACAACAATTTTATTTTGTGATAATTATGGAGCAGATGTTGCTCCTTTTCTCAATATTTTAGAATTAATTAAAGAACCATATTTTATAAAACTACATAGTAAAAAAAGCTTATTAGGACAATACAATCAAATTGCTTGGAGACACATTTTATTACACGATTTTTTTGGTGATAATGATATTTTTAATAACAACTATAAAACAATACATCATAGCAACTGTGGCGCTATTGGTAATAAATTTTTACTATCTAGCAATAATGAACTATATCATAATCAAAAAATTTTATATTTGTGTGACATATTAAATATTCAATATTCTAACATATATCAATATTCTTTTTTTGGTGGTAATATGTTTATGAGCAAAACAGAGTTATTTAAACAGCATTTTCTACCCTACAACCATTTACTTCAGAAATTATTATCTCAAGAGACTAAAAAAGTAAATGAATCAATGCTGGGAACGTATTCTCATTCTTTGGAAAGAATATTTGGTTATATTATTCCATATAATCATCTTAATTTTTATTATCCTCAACTACAATGTATAAAAATTTTAAACACTAAAGCTCCAAATAATTATTTTCATATGGTAAAACTATATAATAATGACTGTTATTTACAAGAAGATCTTAATGTTTATGGCCACATATTAGATGAATCAGAATCAAATTTCACAATCAAATGGCATCATATGCTACCAAATCCTATTCAAAAATATGAGTTTGTTGACAAAGCCACGATCATACAAAAACGGGTTGACACGATCAGGAATGACAGTATAATACATGAATGATACAATCAAAAAACAGACCGTCATGGACCGATTATTTTCTTGGGTTAGCCAAAGTGGTTTCTCAAAGAAGCCACGATATTCATACCCAGCACGGATGTGTCATAACCGATAAACAAAATCGTATTCTCGGGGTAGGATACAATGGATTTCCCAAAGGGTTGGATGATAGCCAATTGCCTCTAACAAGACCTGAAAAATACCATTGGATGGTACACAGCGAAAAAAATGCTCTCGCTAATTGTGTTGTTAGGCCGGATGGTGGCACAGCTTATGTTACTGGTCAATGCTGTAATGATTGCATAATAGCTCTACACCAAGAGGGCATAGATACAGTTTATATGATAGACGATCATGGCACAATTTTATTTGATAATGATGCAAAAAATAGATTCGATATGTTCGTTGAAATGAGCGGTATGAAAATTTCTTATATAGATCCAAATCTTGAGTGGCTGAGACAATTGAATGGTGTAATATGATGGTTACCCTATTTTATATTTTATCTATCATATACTTCGTACAACTATATCTAGTAGAAAACTTTAATCCTATTGGCAAAGAATTTACAACTTTAACAATATTAGGTTTAGCTGCTATTTTAGTAAAAAAAGAAAGAAAACCATTATGATATTCGACGAACAAATTTCCAGAAAACCCGACAATTATCCTTGGACCCAAGACTTTATAGAAGCTATGCATAATGGGTTCTGGACTCATCGCGAATTTAATTTTAGTAGCGATGTTCAAGATTTTAGAGTAAATTTAACAGAACAACAAAAACAGATTATTATTAGAGCATTATCCACCATTGGTCAATTAGAAATTAGTGTAAAGAAATTTTGGGCCAAACTTGGTGATAATTTACCTCATCCTTCTCTTAATGATTTAGGCTACACAATGGCTCATGTGGAAGTTATTCATGGAGATGCCTACGAAAGACTTTTGGAGGTTTTGGGTATAGATGATAACTTTGAAAAAATTCTAGAATTAGATATTATTAAAGGCAGAGTAAATTACCTTCGTAAGCATTTGCACAAATTTCATCAAGACAATAAGAAACAATTTATTTATTCTCTTATTCTATTTACTCTATTTGTTGAGAACATAGCATTATTTTCTCAATTTTATACTATTAGTTATTTTGGCAGATTCTTGAATTTGCTTAAAGACACAAATAAACAAGTTGAATATACTAGCAGAGAAGAGAATCTTCATGCTATGATAGGTATTAAAATAATCAATACCATCAAACAAGAATATCCAGAACTGTTCGATAAAGAACTAGAAGATAAGATTATTCACGAGTCTAAAGAATCAGTTAGATACGAATGTGAAATAATTGACTGGATTGTTAATGGCTATGCAGAAGAAAACTTAAACTCCGATCTTCTTAAAGAATTTATTAAAAACAGACTAAACGAATCATTAGATCAAATAGGATACGAACCGGTATTCGATATTGATCAAAAATTGTTATCAAAAACACTGTGGTTTGATGAACAAATTCTTGGTAACAATATGACCGATTTCTTTCATTCTCGCCCCGTAGAATACTCTAAGAAAGCCCTATCGTTTGATATAGAGGCTTTGTTTTAATCATTATTAATGGTTTATAGGACTTTAAATGACAACGCAACCGTACTATTGGCTTAATTCGCATAGTCGCTTATTCTTAGAAAGAGGATACCTTGAACAAGGCGTTTCTCCAGAAGATAGAATAAAAAGCATATCGCAAAACTCTGAGAGACTATTAAACATCCCGGGTTTTGCAGAAAAATTTGAACGTTATATGAGTTTAGGATATTACTCATTATCCACTCCCGTTTGGACCAATTACGGCAACTCCCGAGGATTACCAGTTAGTTGCTTTAATTCTCACATTAGCGATAGGATGGATAGTATTCTTTATAAAGTGGCCGAAGTTGGTATGATGAGCAAATTAGGGGGTGGCACTAGTGGTTATTTTGGTGAATTAAGATCACGAGGCGCAAGTATTAGTGTTGGTGGAGAAAGTAGCGGCCCTGTTCACTTTATGGAGTTGTTTGATAAAGTAGCAGATGTGATTAGTCAAGGATCAGCACGAAGAGGAAGTTTTGCAGCATATTTACCCGTAGAACATCCTGATATAGAAGAGTTTTTACAAATTCGTAATGAAGGCCATCCTATTCAAAATATGAGTATTGGCGTTACCATTACTGATGAATGGATGAATAGCATGGTTGAAGGAGACAAACATAAAAGAAAAATTTGGGCTAAAATTATTCAAAAACGATTTGAAAGTGGATATCCATACATATTCTTTTATGATACTGTAAATAATAACGCCCCACAAGCTTATAAAGACAAGAATATAAAAATAAATAGTAGTAATCTATGTTCAGAAATTAGTTTAGCATCAGACGAAAATAATAGTTTTGTTTGTGTTCTAAGCTCTCTTAATCTGCTTCATTGGGACGAAATAATACAAACAGATGCAATAGAAACTCTTATATATTTCTTAGACAGTGTTAATCAAGAGTTTGTAAACAAAACAGAAAATATTCGTTTTATGAAGAGCGCCAGAAACTTTGCTCTAAATCATAGAGCATTAGGCATGGGAGTATTGGGATGGCATTCGTATCTTCAAAGCAAAATGATAAGTTTTGAAAGTATGCAAGCTAAACTAATTAATGCTAATATATGGCAAACTATTAGAGAACGATCAGACAAAGCATCAAGAGAATTAGCAGAAAAATTCGGAGAAGCTCCTATCCTCGAAGGATATGGTCGTAGAAACGTCACAACATTAGCCATTGCTCCTACAACTAGTAGTAGTTTTATATTGGGGCAAGTAAGTCCTAGCATAGAACCATTGAATAGTAATTATTTTGTTAAGAATTTAGCAAAAGGAAAATTCACATATAAGAACCCTCATCTAAAAGAAATTCTCAAAAAATATAATAAAAACGATGAAACAGTTTGGAAGAGTATCTTGGTTAAAGGAGGCTCTGTTCAACATCTAAAGTTCTTATCTGATAATGAAAAAGAAGTATTTAAAACATTTGGTGAAATTAGTCAGAAAGAAATTATTATTCAAGCATCTCAAAGACAGAAACATATAGATCAGTCTCAATCTTTGAATTTAATGATTGGACCAGACATACCGCCAAAACAAGTAAGCGATCTTCTCATAGAAGGATGGAAATTAGGAATCAAAACCTTTTATTATCAACGAAGTGCTAATCCAGCACAAGAATTAGCACGTAATATTTTAGCTTGTACAAACTGTGAATCTTAATATAAAGGATATTAAATTATGGGTAATGTGTTTGAAGACCAAACCAAGTTTATGGTAGCCTGTGATCAAACAGTATGCGAGTGGAATCAATCTCAATTTGATATGTATCACACTCTTATAAAAGAAGAAGTGTCGGAGCTTCAGGAGGCTATCAACAATATAGATAGAGTAGAAATACTAGATGCCTTAATAGATATTATTGTGGTTACGGCAGGTGCTATAAATAGCACTGGTAGTAATGCCCAAGGAGCATGGGACGAGGTGATGAAAACGAATTTTGCTAAAGTGGATCCTGTTACAGGAAAAGTAAAAAAGAGAGAAGACGGCAAAGTACTAAAACCAGAAGGATGGAAAGCTCCTGATCTTAAGTCGTTTGTAATATGATATATGGTGTATATTAATATGTCGTTATTAATATATAACTTATTATAAAGGGCATAACTTGAGAAAGAAAAAAAATGGTAGCACTAGAAAAGAAAAAATCATTGATCTCACAAATTCGCCCCTTAATCAAGATAATACAAGACTATCATCTAGGAATAGATTAAAGCCAAGAACAGAAAATCAAAAAGAATATATACGATCTATCATAGAAAATACTATTACTTTTTGTCAAGGTAGTGCCGGTAGTGGCAAAACTCATTGCGCTGTTGGCTTAGCCTTAGAACATTTATTAGAAGATAAAATCAAAAAAATCATAATAACCAGACCAGTTGTTGAAGCAGGAGAAAAAATAGGTTACCTTCCAGGCAAATATGAAGAAAAATTATTTCCTTATCTATTACCTATAGAAGATGAGATAAATTATTTTATTGGTCCAGCATTAAACGCAACTCTTAAATTAAATAATAAGATAGAAATTGTTCCTTTGGGATTTATGAGAGGAAGAAATTTTCATGATTGTTTTATAGTAGCAGACGAATGCCAAAACGCTTCCTATGAACAACTAAAAATGCTATTGACAAGAATTGGTCAAAACAGTAAAATGGTATTAACTGGAGATGTTTCGCAATCAGATCTTGCTAGACATTTACAGGGCGGTTTTCATGAAATGATAAAAAATTTATCGGATGTAGATGGTATAGGTATTGCTACATTAACTGATCATGATATCATTCGTAATCCTATTATAGCTAAAATTTTAGCAAAACTAGATAATTATGAACAAGGCAGAAAATAGTAAGTGTTTATTATTAAATGCTGATTATTCACCATTAAGAATTATTAGTTGGCAAAAAGCTATTATTTGGTCTATAAAATATGAGGATAATCCAACTTTTAAGATAGAAATTATTGAATATTATAAAGACAAATATATTCAAGGAACTAATGATAAACAATTTAAAGTTCCATTAGTGGCAAAAACGCAAAAATATTTCAACATTCATAATAGATCATTAAAATTTTCTAGAAAAAATCTATTTATCAGAGACGATCATACTTGTCAGTATTGTGGATTAAGATTTAATCATAACGAATTAACTTATGATCATGTTATTCCAAAAAGTCAATTTCATCCTAATAAAAAGGATGCTACTAATTGGCTAAATATAGCAACCGCTTGTGTTAAATGTAATAGGAAAAAATCAAATAAAACGCCCGAACAAGCTAATATGAAATTACTGAATGTTCCTAAAAAACCATTTTATGAGCCAAGATACTTGCCGCTAGCAAAAGAACTTCCTACTATATATAGTAGTGATTCAGATCAAAAAGAATGGATAAAATATATAGATGGCTATTTTTAATACAAATCGATCTACTTCTAATGAAGATAAATTTTATTGTTTATTAGGACTCGAAGACTATCTTGATGATGATGGATATCCAAGATTAAACAACGAGAATATGTCAAATGCTGTTGCCAAAATAGTATTTTCTAAAAAACCAAAACATTTTACCGATAATGATAAATCTTATGGTAGATATTACATTAAATTGGATCCAAATTCAAAAATTTTCAATCCTAAGAAAATTCTATCTTCTATAGAAGAAAAAAATTCTTTATCATTTATTAATAGCATATGTAAAAGCGAATGGGATTTTAAAGAGGTCACCCCACAAGTATTTCAAAAATACATAACTTTTCTAAAGACAAAAAATCTATCTTGGCTAAAAGATGCTCAAAGAGACCTAAAATAAATCATGCCGACCTACACATACATATGCAACTCCTGTTCCAAAAAATTTGAACTATTTTTTTATATTAAAGACTATATAGCTTCTCCAAAATGTAGTTTGTGTAATAGTAAACAAACAGAAAGAAGTTATGCTGATGATGTATCAAGCATTCAAGGATCTATTAAAAAACATGATAGTGAACTAAAAACCATCGGGGATTTAGCTAATAGGAATAGAGACAGACTGAGCGATGACCAAAAACAAACTCTTTATTCAAAACATAATTCATATAAATCAACAAATGATAATGTTTTACCAAAAGGTATGAATAGAATAAAAAAACCACCAAAAACGAAATGGACTTAACATATGGATAATCAGCCCTTACCATCTGGTACTGACTATGCAGACTTTTTAAGAAACCAAATAAAACAAATAACAGATGAAGAGTCTGTAAATCTATCAGAATATAAGTATATTTTTGACGATATAAATAAAATTAGAAAACAAACCAATGCTCAATACGAAATATTCATAAATATGACAGCAAATATTATGGAAAATATAGAAGGCTCCGAATTTCCAGAACACAGAAACGTTTATGCTAATAATTATTTTATACCGGTGCCATCTGGAAACGACCATAATGAATATGTAAAAATATTTTTTAATTACCTAGAAAACTGTATGCTAACATCAGCAGAGAAAGCAGAAGTCAATGGATCAAAATATAACTGAAAATTTCATTTTTAAACAAGACACAAATACAAAAAAAATATTACAAAATCAATATTTTTGTCAAAAAGAGTATGCTGATTTTATAGATGATAATAATTATGGCAGAACTATTTCTGAGAATTCTAATACATTGGCCAAAATCTTGTATAAAGACAATAATGCGTTTTATCAAATAAAAGTTTCAAATAATAATCAATTATTTAATCCAATATCAAAATTAGACAGAGAACAAAGCTACAGTTTTCTACATAATGTTGTAAGACCAGCTAGTAAATTTGTATCTGTAAACTCTATCACATTTTCATTTTATCTAAATTTTTTATTAACAGGCAATTCAGCTTGGCTTATCAAAGCAGAAAGAGAGAGGATGTAATGGCAAAAATATCAAAAAATAATATTTACGCTATCAAATATTTATTTTCTCAGAATTTTACAACAGAACAAATAGCTTCTGAAACTAATTTATCTGTTGAGAGCGTACAATCGGTGATAGAATCAGAAAATCTGATAAAAGTGAATCAACAACCAACAGCTAAAGATTTGATGATAACAAAAACTGCTGTTAAAAAAAATAACACCGTTGCTATTATGACACAAGAAGCATCTATGATGAACGACCATAACAGATCAAAATTGTCTAATCCGCAAAAGTCACCAGACCATATATTCAAACCGTTCACCAAATGAAATTCATATCTAGATACTCCAATAATAAGGAAGTATCTGCTGCCCAATATATCACAGAAATTATTTGTGAAAAAAAGGCAAAACTTGACAAAAAAGATATTCACTATAAATTTTGGCTAAATAAAGAATGGTCTGCTTTTTATAGAAATCAGATTGCAACAGCAAATAAGTTAGTCAAACAATATAATCCTTTGGCTATAGTAAAAGCCTTACAAGATAGCAAAACCGTGAATACTTATTCGTTGCGAGCGCCCATGCTCAAACCTATTATAGAACATCATCAGAAAATCTTAGATTCACAAAACAAAGAATTTTCAAAAGATATAGACAGATCATCTCATAAAAAATATAAAACAAACAATCATAAAAAATCTAATAATATACTTTCAAAACTAGAGGATATAGATAATGAGTCTTAAAGAAGATATAATTAAAAATTTTGGAGACGATATTATATTATCAGGTAATTCACTGGTAGAAAAAAAGATACTCACTATTCCTATTAGTCCTGCTCTGGATATAGTTCTAGGCGGAGGAATACCAGAAGGTAGTTTTGTGATATTTACAGGACAACCTAAATGTGGAAAAACTTTATCCTCACTAGACTTTGCCACCACAGCACAAAAACCAGAATACCAAGGAGATCTAAAAAATCCCAGAGAAGTGTACTACCTAAATATTGAAGGTAGACTAAAACAAAGAGATTTATTGGGTATTAAAGGATTAGATTTAACTCGATTTCATATTATAGGATCTCAACAGGGTAAGATTTTACATGCTGAAGAATATCTACAAATAGCAGAAAGAATTATTAATGAAATTCCTGGCTCGATAGTAATCATCGACTCTTATTCTGCGCTATGCACAGAAGCTGAAATCACCAGCGATATGGATAAAATGCAAAGAGCAGACGGTGCAAAATTATTAGCTAAATTCTGTAGAAAAGTTTCTAATGTTATTCCTGTAAATAAAAATATTGTGATTGGGATTACTCATTTGATGGGTAATCCAACAGGATACGGGGCAGAATTTAAGGAGAAAAGCGGTCAAGGTATCGCGTATCAAACCGATATTAAACTACGAGCAAAAAGTTCTAAACCATGGTCTTTAGGAGCAGACGATACTCAGATAGGCCAAGAGGTTGAATGGCAAGTTATTTGTTCTGCTCTCGGTCCTCCTGGAGGAGTAGCAAAAAGCTTTATTCGGTATAACGAAGGTATAGATAAGCTCACAGAGCTTGTTAATTTGGCCTCGGACGTCGGAGTTATAAATAAAGGTGGAGCATGGTATACCATCAAAACCAGCAAAGACTCTCATAAATTTCAAGGAGCAGAAAAAACCAGAATATTTTTGATGGAAAATCCAGAAATAGCAAAAGAGGTCGAAGATTCTGTTAAAAGCCTGTTGGGTATTAAAAAGTAATGAATATAACTAATTTGGATGGAGAAGTTGTTTCTTGGGCCTTGACAGGTTACGTTTCGAAAGGTAAAATACAGAATAAGTCGTCATACCATTTGCAGGCAAGAAACCTATTAATTTCTCTTCATCCAACACTACAAATCTTGGAAGAAGTTTTGATACCAATAAGAAAAGGCCAAATAGCATATTTAGATTTTTATCTACCACTATTAAAATGGTGTGTTGAGGTTCATGGAGAACAACACTATAAGTATGTGCCATATTATCATGGTAACATGATGAGTTTTCTTAAAGCTCAAAAAAAAGATAGAGAAAAATCAGAATGGTGCAATATTAATAATATAAGATACATAGAATTACCATATCATGAAAATATAGATCAATGGACACAAAGAATAAATCATGAACAGCAAATCATCTAAAGAAGAATTACAGTATTGGGATAAAATCTTAGACGAATACGAAAATTCTATAGGTTTATCGGAATTCTCTGCTAGTATTATACCATCGGAAGAAATTAATAAATATACATCAATGAACAGAGATGAAATAGAGAAATTAAGTCCAGAAGATTGTGCGCAAATATCATATAGATTATCCCAATTCTCTTTCTATGTACAACGTAGTTTAAATAGAGAAATAGCAAGATATAACTGGGCGGACGAAAATATAAAAGAAGTTATAGCAGACGATATTAATAACTATAAAGGATATGGTTATATTGAAAAATCAATACAGGCTATTAAACATAATGAAAAAGCTAATGGATTGAATAGTATAAAAAAATATGCAAAACAACGTAGTGATAGATTGCAATATCTTGCTAATAGTATAAAAAACTTATCTGATGTTATGATTTCCATCCAAAAGAGTAAAAGTAAACATGGATCTTAAAGATTTATTAAACAACCCAGAACAAATAAAAAATTTAATTACCGTACTTCAGTCTTTGTTACCAGACGAAAAAGCTGAAACAAAAGAAGAGATTTCCTCTGTCGAGAGCGAAGATACTCAACTAACAAATAGTATCCGTACTAAAAATAAAAGACTTCCAGCACAGTCTGGTAATAAATTTGAAAAAATGAGTGAGTTTCATATGCACAAAGATGATAATCTAATAGATGAAAAATTAGCAAAACATCCACCAGTTGCACGAACAAGAGAATACGAGCCGATATCTGTGAAATGCAGAGTATGTGGAAAAACAGAAAATATAAATCCGGCCCTTGTGCATGATAGTCCTTCTCGCTATAAATGTAATAACTGTTCAACAAACGCTGGATGAAAAATGATACTTTGTGATCCTGCCGCAGAAAGAGCGGTATTGTCTGGAATATGCAAATACGGTGAAAATGCATACTTAGATATTGCGGATATTATACAGCCATCAACATTTACTGTTGATAGTAATATAATGATATATCAAGTAATAAAAGAAATATGTGAAAAAGATCATAGTCCTTCTATAGATATAGCCTCAATACTATCTGTTGCTCAATCATTAAATTTTGGTCATATTTTATCTCAAAAAAATGAGACTCAACATTTAAAAGCTATTATAGATTTTCCGGTTAATCTAGAAAATGTTAGAAAATTTGCAGCTAAAATTAGAAAACTACAAATAGCTAGATTACTTAGAGATCAACTAGAAGAAGCAAAAGAAAAATTATTAGATATAACCGGTGCCGAACCAATATCGTCGATTATAGGATTAGCAGAAGATAGTATCTTCAATTTCTCAACACTGCTAAATGATACCGACAATAATCCTGTTTGTATAGCAAATATCGTTGATGATTATATCAATAATATCAAAGAAAATCCCATTGATCAAGTTGGCATATCTACAGGATTTCATGTTTATGACAATGCTATAGGTGGTGGTCTTAGAAAAGGATCAGTAAGTATTATAGCTGCAAGACCAAAAACTGGTAAGACTCTGCTAGCAGATAATATTGGTTTACACATAGCAAAAAATGTCAAAGTGCCAGTATTAAATATGGACACCGAGATGAGCACAGACGATCATCTTAATAGGGTTTTGGCCATGATGACAGAAATAGAGATTTCAAGTATAGAAACCGGTAAAGCATTTGAGTCTCCGGATAAAAATAATAGATTACAAACGGCTCAAAAAGAACTTAAAGATGTTAGACTGTATTACAAGTCAATCGCTGGTAAACCATTTGAAGAACAATTGGCTATCATGAGAAGATGGTTGGTTAAAGAGGTTGGGCTACACCCAGATGGAACAGCCAAAGACTGCGTTATTGTTTATGATTATCTAAAACTAATGGATAGTGCAGGAATATCTCAGGATATGAAAGAGTATCAGGTTTTAGGTTTTATGATGACAAGCTTACATAATTTTGCTGTCAGATATAAAGTTCCTATTCTTGGTTTTATACAATTAAATAGGGATGGTATAACAAAAGAAACCACAGATACCGCCAGCGGCTCTGATCGTATAATATGGTTATGTAGCAATTTTACTATTTTCAAAAGAAAAAGCGACGAAGAGATTGCCGAAGACGGACCGACTAATGGTAATAGAAAACTTGTTCCTATTATTAGTAGACACGGTGGAGGTCTAGACGACAATGACTATATTAATTGTCACATGAAGGGCTGGTGTGCAAAAATTGAAGAAGGTAAGACAAGATTGGAATTAGTAAATAATAATACTAACACAGACAAAGGATTTATCGTTAATGATGAGAACAACAATGACGATCAAGAAATCCCGTTCGTATAATCAACAACAACTTAAGATACTATCTGATTATTTATGTGAAGATATAGATAATTTACTAGATAATTTAAATGTTGGAGAATACAAAACTTTTGATCGCATGATAGCCATGAGATGTCCAATTCATGGCGGAGATAATAATTCTGCTTGTAATTTATATTACAAAGGAGACTCATATAGAGGCAACTGGAAATGCAGAACGCATCAATGCGAAGAAACATTCAAAGGATCTATTATAGGATTTATAAGAGGTTGTTTGTCTAAACAAAATGGTTGGACAGGACCGGGCGATCCAACCGTTTCTTTTAATGATGCTGTAGAATATGCTATTAATTTTACTAAAAAGAATCCTAGTCAAATAAAAGTTAGTAAAAAAGAAGTAGAAAAAAATAATTTTGTAAATATTGTTAATAATATACAAACAGATATTAGATCTGTTGACGATACTCCTAAAATCACAAGAGATAAAATAGTAAAGAATTTAAAAATTCCATCAGATTATTTTATTAGTAGAGGATTTTCTCCTGAGATACTTATCAAATATGATGTTGGTGAATGTTTAAGTTCCGAAAAAGAAATGGGCGATAGGGCTGTTGTGCCAGTATACGACGACACTCATGAACATATGGTAGGTTGTTCTGGCAGAAGCATTTTTACTCAATGCTCTAAATGTAAAAGTTATCATAATTTAACAAAAGATTGTCCGAATTCAGATTATTCATGGCAATATTCTAAGTGGAAACATAATAAGGGATTTAAAACACAAGAGTATTTATATAATCTATGGTATGCAAAAGACTATATACAACAGAATAAAAATATTATTTTGGTTGAAAGCCCAGGAAATGTTTGGAGACTAGAAGAGGCCGGAATTCATAATAGCGTAGCCCTATTCGGCTCTGTATTACAAGAAAAACAAAAATTGTTATTGGATATTTCTGGAGCAATGAGCATATATATACTTATGGACAATGATGACGCTGGCAAAAGAGCTGCTCAAAAAATCTATGATAAATGTCATAAGACATATAATGTTTTCTATATTGATATTGACCACAGTGATGTTGCTGATATGTCAGTAGCTGAAGTAAAAGAGATTATTTTACCACAATTAAAAGATAAATACTAATGAATACTAAAATAATAGCATTTTCTGGCCGTAAGCAGTCTGGCAAAACTATTTGTTCAGAATTTTTAAAAGGATTATTATTATCCAATGGATATTCTGATGTTGAAATATATAACTTTGCAGACCCATTAAAAGAAGACATATGCATGAATATGTTTGGATTATCATATGCTCAGTGTTATGGCGAAGATCATAACAAGAATGAACTAGTTGATGCCTATTGGGAAGATAAGCAACTAACAGCTAGAGATTTAATGCAATTAATAGGTACTGACTTATTTAGAAAATTAAATAATAATGTTTGGGTAAATGCTCTTATCAATAAAATTAAAAAGAGTAAACTTCAAGTTGTTATAGTTTCTGATTGTAGATTTCCTAATGAAGTAGAAGCTATAAAAAATAATGGAGGAATAGTATTTCGACTAAATAGAAATCCACACAAATCAGAACATATTAGTGAATCAATATTGGATGCTTGTAGATATGATTGGAATAATTTTAATGCTATCATTAATAATGAACATATGACAGTTAGAGAGCAATACGATAAACTTAAAAAACTTATGTTACATTTTAATGTAATACCCCAATAATAGGATATCATGATTATAACTTATTTCCGTAGTTCATCTTATAATGCCCATTCTATGTGTGAACAACAATTTTTTTTTGAATATGTACTAGGATGGAGGGGTCCAAGTGGACAAAAGGCGGATAAAGGAACAATAGTCCATAAAGTTTTAGAAATTCTTGCTATGATCAAACAAGGTCAGCAAGATAAATTATCTCATATAAACGACGACGAATTCTTAGGTCTTATAGATATAAACGACTATAGTCTTAATACCATAATAGAAAAAGTATACAAGCATTATAGTACCGCTAATAGTCATCATACTTGGACTCTAAAAGATTATAAGGACTGCTATAATTGGGTTTACAAGGCTATAGAATTTAATGGTGGTATGTTTGATCCTAGAAATCGCACAATTCTTAGACCAGAACAACATTTTGATTTGGTAATAGAAAAACCATGGGCTAAATACGAGTATAATATCAATAATCAAAAACTAGATGGATATTTGGGTTTAAAAGGCACTATAGATCTTATAACTTTGGCCAATGATAATACTATTGAGGTCATAGATTGGAAAGGATTGCCATTAGATACAAAATTACCTACTCTTGACGGATGGACAACAATTGCAGATATAAATGTGGGATGTAATGTTTTTGATCAATACGGTAATATATGTCGCGTTGTTGGAAAATCAAAAGTCAAAACAAAAAAATGTTTCAGAGTAACTTTTGATGACAAAACATCGGTAATTTGTGACGATGAGCATTTATGGAAATTATCTAATGGTGAAACGGTATCTATACAGGATCTAGCTATTGGCGATACTATTAATGTGACAAAACCATTAAAATGTAATGAACAATCCCTACCAATAGATCCTTATCTATTAGGAGTCTGGTTAGGAGACGGAAGAAATAGAGGCTGCGAGATTAGTGGCAATGATATCGAAATTTTTGAAGAAATACAAGCAAGAGGTTATGAGCTAGGAAAAATTCAAAATGATAAAAGATCAAAAAATAAGACAGTATCGATCCTAAATGTGACAAAAATACTAAAATCTTTAAACCTATTGAATAATAAACATATACCAAAAATTTATTTGAGAGCATCTTTTCAACAAAGACTAGACTTACTAAGGGGTTTGATGGATACAGACGGAAATGTAAATCCAATTAGAAAACAAACCATCTTTACTTCTTGTAATAAAAAACTATCCGACGATGTTAAAGACCTACTTTTAACCCTTGGGCAAAGACCGAATCAAGCGTGTATTAAAAGAGATACAAATTACAAAAAAAACGTAATCATATATCCTATTTCGTTTCGTCCAATTGATATTAATCCTTTTCTATTGAACAGGAAAAAAGAACTTGTGGATGTAAATTGGGGATCTGGAAGATCTAGGGTTAGACGAGTTTCTAAAATAGAAGAATCGATTATACAAAAAACTCAATGCATTTCCGTAGACAGTCCAGACAATACTTATCTGTGTACAGAAAATTATATTCCAACACATAATACTGGACGAAGACTAGATTGGGCAACCGGTCAAGAAAAAACCCAAGAAAAGTTAGAAAAAGATCCACAACTTAAAATTTATCACTATGCTATTAAAAAATTATATCCGCATATTGAAAATGTAATTTTTTCTATCTACTTTATTAATGATGGTGGTCCTTTTTCTATGGTATTTCATGATAGCGATCTCATAGACACAGAAAATATGTTGAGAGAAAAATTTGATATTATTAAGAAAACAAAACGTCCTAAGCTTAATAAAACATGGATGTGTAATAAATTATGCCATTTCGGTAAAACCACTTTTGAAAATACTAGCATACAACCTTTGGAGGAATATAGAGATGGACAAATATGTCAAAAAGGATCTGTCATGACAAAGTGCGAACAAGTCAAGCACGACCTTGAACTTTACGGGATCGATGCTACAATGAGTATGTACAAACACCCGAATCATTCTTTTGGATCTTACAAAGCACCAGGATCAGTATGACCTATTCTGTTCTTCATTGTCATTCGCATTTTAGTCTTTTGGATGGTCTTAATCGTCCAGAACAAATAGCTAATAGATGTTCTAAATTAGGCATTAATTCTTGTGCCTTAACCGATCATGGTAACATCGCCGGCTCTGTACAGTTCTATCAGAAAATGCGAAATAAAAATATAAAACCAATTCTTGGTTGTGAATTATATATATGTGAAGATGATCCGAGTATACAAACAAAAGAAAATGCTTCATTATCACATTTTTTGGTATTGGCGAAAAATTTGCAAGGATGGAAAACCTTAATAAAGATTGTTTCCGAATCTAACAGACCCGATTACTTTTATCATAAGCCGCGTTTAAGCCTGGCTAAATTAGCAGAAATACTGGATGGTAACATTATAGGTATTTGTGGACATTTGGGATCAACATTAGCAGATAAGATATTATGCGACGAATCCAAAGCTATAGACAATGGATTATCTTTTGTGGACTATATGAAAACTATATTTGGCACTGATAATTTTTTTCTAGAGACACAACTATTTGATCAAGCATATTTAAAACAACAAACATATTTGACAGATACAATAAGAAGAATTTCTGAATTAAGTAAAACAAAAGCGGTATGCACACCGGATGCTCATTATTGTGAACAGGACGATGCTATAGATCAAAGAATATTGCTCTGTAATAATCTTAAAACAACATTATCAGATATAAATACTAAGATGCTTCATAATCAATCTGTGCCTATGGAGTGTTTCTTTAAAAGCGATAAATACTACATTCTGTCTCCAGAAGAAATGAAAACTCTTCATAATGACGAAGAGATAGAAAACACTTTGTTTGTGGATAGTCTAATAGAAAATTTTGATATACTATCGCCACCTAAATTGCCTAAATTCGAATGTCCCGAAGGATTCTCTCCGGATGAATATTTAAGAGAATTATGTAGAAAAGGTTGGAAAAATAGAATTATACCGAATATTGACAAATCACAACACGATATTTATGTTGATAGAATAAAATATGAACTACAGGTTTTGCAAAATGCTGGGCTTAGTAGTTATTTTCTAATTGTTCAAGACATACTAAGACATGTTAAAAATAATAATTGGTTAGCAGGACCAGGACGAGGAAGCGCAGCCGGATGCTTGGTTTCTTATTTAATAGGTATTACAGATATAGATCCTATTAAACATGAATTACTATTTGAAAGATTTTATTCCGATGGCAGGAATGTAAAAGAACACATATCTTTTCCGGAATTTTCTATACAAACATTTAAGAATGGTGTATAAACAGTATAATTCCGGAGGCAATATGAAAACTAAAATAAAAGACTATAAAAATAAGAGTTATAATTTACTTACTATAATAACTTTAGTTCCGGATAGTAAAGGAGAAACAATTGCTAAGTGTAAATGTAAATGCGGCAATATCTGTTATAAGAAACTATCTATGATAAAGATTAACCATGTTAAAAGTTGTGGTTGTTTAGCAAAATCAACTAGATTTACTAAAAATAGTAAAAAAAAATTATTAAATGATTTTTCTAAATTAGATGCCGCATCAGCTTATTGGCTTGGTTTTATTTTTGGCGATGGAAATATTAGTGATAGTAATAAGCTACAATTATGCTTGGGGTCAGAATCAAAAAAACATTTGATTAAATTTTCTAAATTTTTAATAGGCTCTAATATAGTAAAAGACTACGATAATAGGTGTACATTTCAATTTACTAGCGATATTTTAGCAAATAATATATCAAAATATGGTATTATACCAAGAAAAACATGGTATAGTACTTTAAAATTACCGTCGGATCAATTATTATGGCCAGATTTTATAAGAGGATATTGGGATGCTGATGGATGGGTTAGTATAAAAAAACAAACCAATAAAAATAAAGTCTACACTGGTTACAACATAGGTATATGTTCATATCTTCCAGAAAATTTGGAAACAGTGTCCAAAGCCTTGCCTGTAAAATATAAAAAACCAACAAAAATAAAAAATAAAGACTTATATCAGTTAATATACCAAAACAAGAGTGAAATTAAAGTTATAGCAAAATATTTACTAAACAATCATTTATATATAGACTACAAATGGAAAAAAATTCTACACTTACTAGACTAGTACATGAGATTAAAAGCCAGCCTATAATCGAAAGGTTAGAACAAGAAAAAAATAATAGATTTCTTGAACATGAATGCTCTATAGTTCTTTCGGCTCCAGAAAATATATCATACTATAATCATATAATAGTAAATAAAAATATTTTATCCGAAAACACTATTAATAGTTATATAATGTGGATATATGGTATTGTCGATCAGCTTGATAATACTCGCCCAATACAAAGCATTCCAGCCAGAATACAAATGCCAGATATCGATATAGATATTCCAATAGATAAACGAGAACAAGTATTAGAATATATAAAAAGTAAATATGGACATGGCAAAGTATCACAAATGATTACTTTTAATACTATGAAAGGTAGAGGGGCGTTAAAAGATGTGCTAAGAGTATATGGTAATATATCTTTCGAAGAAATGAATTCTATTACCAAATTTATTCCTGACGAAGCCAAAATAGCCGACGAACTTCAGGAGATGAAAGAAGATACCGGAGAAGCCTCGATTATTAGATGGGCTTTAGAGAATAACACAGACAAGCTTAAAGAATGGTGCTACATAGCAGAAGATGGTTCGTTGGCTGGTCCATTGTCAAAAAGATTTGAACAGGCCATAAGACTAGAAGGAACAAAATCTAATCAAAGCAAACATGCTGCTGGTGTAATAATAGGTACCGAAGATCTTGCATCTCTGTGTCCTATGGTCTATGATAATAGAAATGATCAGCTGATAGCGGGCATGGAGATGAATGATCTAGAGAGTTTGGGTTTAATTAAATTTGATATATTGGGTATCGCTTATTTGGACAAAATCATGTCTGTATCAGAATACCTAAAAAACGGAGAACTATAATGTTAACAAAAACATTAGACCAAGTTGCTGTGGGCGAAAACTTTAAAGCTAATAATGTAGAATATACTAAGATCCAAGAAGTTAGAGTAAGCTGTTGCAGAAGCGTTAATTGTCATGTTGCAACAGATAGTAATCAAAGGACTTTTTTCCCAGGAAACACAGTAGTGGAGACAAATGGCTAATTTACAAAAAATTTGTGTATTTGATTTAGAAACGGACGGGGCTAATCCTGACCTTTGTAGCCCCGTTCAAATTGCCTCTCTGATAATAGATCCATATAAATTAGAAATTATCAAAGACTCAGAATTTAATATTAATCTAAAACCATCCATATTGGATGAAAAACCTGATTATATATATGATGATAGTGATGTTCTTGATTTCCATGCCAAGGTTAGAGGATGCGACAAAACTAAAATATTAGAGGACTGGAAATCTTATCAAAATCAGGATAATGGATGGAAAATGTTCGTATCTTATTTAGAGAAATATCATATAAGATCAGATAAAAAATCTTGTTTTACAGCACCAATAGCTGCTGGATACAATATAAATAGATTTGATCTTAGAATTATAGAAAGACTAAGTACGAAATATAATAATGTCAATAAGGAGGGAAGAACATCTCTTTTTTATCCACGAGACGTTATAGATCTAATGAATGTTATATTTTATTGGTTTGAAGGAAACAATGAACTAAAAAACTATACATTAGATAATGTTAGAGAATACCTAGGTCTTGGCAATAGTGGATCTCATGATGCTCTAAATGATGTAAGAGCCACGGCTGATATTCTTATTAGATTTATGAAACTTCATAGAAATCTTGGTAATAAGGTTAAATTCAAAAACGCGTTCGCCACAGCGTCCGCATAATATTTATGAATCATCACTATACGTTTGATTGTGGTTGTAAATTTAAGGTATTGGACTATACCCAGGATGGTATTCCTAGAATAGATTTCGATGGCAAACTAGAAAATCTGAATCTAGAATGTTCCAAAACATGGGATATGATAGCACAAGGAAACACAAAAGGCGTTTTCCAATTAGAATCCAGACTAGGCTCTAGCATGTCCAAAAAACTTAAACCACAAAATATAGAGCAACTTTCTGCATTGATTAGTATTATGCGACCAGGATCATTAGAGGCATATAGGGAAGGCAAAAGCATCAGTGATCATTATATAGATAAAAAAAATGGTCTAGAAGAATTAGACTACTTCCATCCTTCTCTTGAGCCTTCATTAAAATCCACCTATGGCGAGATGATTTATCAAGAACAGGCCATGCAAATCGCTCAGGCGGTGGCCGGGTTCGATCTTCAAGAAGCCGATATGCTTCGTAAGGCCATAGGCAAAAAGAAACCAGAAGAAATGGCAAAAATCAAAGTTAAATTCAAAGATGGTGTTAAAAAACTTAATATTGTCTCAGAAGACGAGAGCGAAGAAATTTTTGGTTGGATAGAAAAAAGTCAAAGATATAGCTTTAACAAGAGCCACGCTGTAAGTTATGCTATGAATGCATATTCATCAGCATATGCAAAAGCACACTTTGCCAAAGTATTTTTTGCATCATATTTAAAGTTCGCAAAAGACAAGATGGATCCCCAAAAAGAGATCAAGGAATTAATTAGAAACGCGACAGAAATGGATGTTACTGTTTGCGTTCCAGATTTAAGAAAACTTAATAAACACTTTACTATAAACGATGATAAAATTTATTTTGGTTTAACAGATATAAAAGGTGTTGGTTATTCGGTATATGATAAGATTATGGAAATAGTCAAAAATATTGATCTTAATTCTATATCATGGTATGGATGCTTAGTAAAATTGCTCAATAAAATAAACTCTACAGCCGCTAAGGCACTAATATCATGCGGAGCCCTTGATTATTATCATATGTCACGCACACAAATGTTATTTGAATATGACATAATATCAGAATTAACATCTAGAGAATTAGATCTTTTAGATATAAACCAAAAATATCTAGGACAAGTTTTAGAAAATCTACTGACTAATAGTAAGATTAATATCAAACGAAAAACTAATATACAAAATTTGATTAAACTATATAAAAATCCACCATACTCACTAAACGATAAAATAGAATGGTTATCTGACACAGAAAATGCGTTGCTTGGGGCGTCTATTACCTGTTTTAAAATAGACTCATACGACATTAGTATGACCAACTGTGATTGCAAAATGTTTAAACATACCAATAATGTTAAAAATATTATTTTAGCTGGTGAAATTAGTAATATAAATTTTGTTAAGACAAAGAATGGGAAAAATGCTGGTGCAGAAATGGCTTTTGTCACAATAGAGGATCAATACGCATCCTTGGATTCCGTTATCCTATTTCCTGATCAATTGTCTAAATATCGAAACTATCTATTCGAAGGAAATGTACTAATATTTCTAGGCAATAAGAGTCCTAAAAAAGACTCTTTTATAGTAGAAAAATGTTTTATACCAAGATCTTGACAAAACGCTGCCGCTTGGTATAATGTTATATAGTTGTAGCGTTTTTACTTTTAGGAGTTTTGAAAATGAATATCACATTGTTGAAGGGTAATCTTGCACGAGATCCTGAGCTAAGAGTTGTTAATCCAAATGGAAAACAAACTAGCGTAGTAAACTTTACTATTGCTGTTAATAGAGACTATGTAAAGTCTAATGGAGAAAAAGACAGAATTACATCTTTCATTAACTGCGAAGCATGGGACAGCGGAGCAGAAACTATTGCCGAATCCCTTAAAAAGGGAGATTTGGTTATGGTAGAAGGATCTCTTAGAAATGACACATGGGAAAAAGATGGAGTTAAGCATAGTAGTCTAAAAGTTAGAGTTAATAACTTTTCGAAGATCACTAAGCTTAGTAGATCAAAGGCAGAAGAATCAGAATCGGTTGCTTTCTGACAAGACTCAAAGAGGAATGAATATAGAATATTGGGGGTGAAACATCCCCCTTATTCTATTATATAATGGCAAAATCTAAACTAAAAATATTGATGTGCTCCGAAGCCAGCTTCATAAATTCTGGTTTTGGTAAATATGCTTACGAGATTTTATCCAGATGGCATAAAACTAACAAATACGTTGTTGCAGAATTTGCTTCCTATGGTATGGTCAATGATCCGAGAGATAAAAATATAGACTGGATTTATTATGCAAATGCTGTGAGGGATAATGATCCTAGATATAAGGAATACATGTCTAGGACAGATAATCAATTTGGAAGGTGGAGATTTGAGAAAGTTCTATTAGACTTTAAGCCGGATGTTGTTGTTGACGTAAGAGATTTTTGGATGAGCGGTTACCAAACCTTATCTCCTTTAAGATCTTATTTTCATCATATCCTTATGCCCACAGTAGATTCTGCTCCACAACAAGAAGAGTGGGTAGACGTATTTCTATCAACAGATGCCATTTTTACATATAGTGATTGGGGGGCAAAAGTTCTAAAAGAACAAACTAATAATAAAATCAAGTACATAGCAACAACCAGCCCAGGTGTAAATTTAGATATTTTTTCTATCAAAGATAAAAATCTACTACGTCAAAAATTCAATATACCACAAGAAGCTTTTGTGTTTGGTTCCGTGATGAGAAATCAGAAACGCAAACTAATACCAGAACTTTTATATAGCCTTAAACAGATAATCTCCTTGCCCGAAATACAAAAGACTAATCAAAAAATTTACCTATATCTACATACCACATATCCGGACATGGGCTGGGATATACCGGAATTACTTAGCCAATACCAAGTATCCAATCATGTCCTATTTACATACCTATGCAAAACTTGTCAGAATACTGAGGCTTGTGTTTTTAGTGGCCCATTAAAAGTGTGTTCAAAATGCTTAAATAAAACCTGTCAGTTTCCATCTGTATCAAATGGTGTTTCAGATACTCAATTAAGTGAAATATACAATCTATTCGATCTTTATGTACAATATGCTATTTGTGAAGGTTTTGGTATGCCACAAGTTGAAGCAGGCGCGTGTGGGATACCTATTGCTACCGTAGATTATAGTGCAATGGTTGACATTATAGAAAAATTACAAGCATTCAAAGTTAATCCTAGTTCTTATTTCAAAGAGTTAGAAACAAAAGCAATTCGTGTATATCCAAATAACAAAGATCTAATTGGTATTATACTCAAGCAAATGGCCAAACCAATACCGATTAGAAATACAGAAAGATTAAAAATAAGACAACTAACAGAAAAATATTATAATTGGGATGATATATCAAAAGTATGGGAAAACTATTTTGATAATCTGGAATATAGAGCAGACTGGAACGTACCGTTAACTATCTTAAATAAAGCCGATAAAACCCAGTCAGATGGTAATAAAAATAATTTTAGCGTATTAGCAAATCTTTGTAATAATTATGTAAGAAATGCAGATTTATTATCTTCATTTAAATTTTTGAATATGCTACAAAACGCTGATTATGGATTTAGCTATAATTCTCCAACCCAAATATCCGCATATGATATTAATAATATATATGATTATATAAATGTTATGATAGATAACAATAATAGGTCCGAAGATATAAGAAAAACAAATCATAAATTCGAAGAAGACTTTATTCAATACGCACATCTAAAAAATAACACATGAAAATATTATATATTGCACCATATAGATTATCAAATAGTATAGGATACGAATCTATAAATTTACTATGTAATTTACATGATATGGGATTAGATGTAGTTAGCAGACCAGTATTCGATGGAACAAAAACAATAAAAGATAAAAAATTTACAGATATATTAGAAATAACAGAAAATAAACAGATAAATTCATTTGATGTTATTATACAGAATGTCTCGATTTTGAATTACTGTTATACATCAAAAATACCATATCATATATTTTGGCCAATAACACATAATATAATGCCATCTTATGAGCAAAAACAAAAATATGCTATATTAGATGAAAAAATAAATTATTTGTATAGTAATAATACTACTAAATTCATACTAGATAATATTGATATTAAAAATAAAAAAGAACTAACATATACAATAAATCATAGATTTTATTCACAAAATAATATAGGTAAATATAACTTAGGAATATATTCAAAATATAAAAAATATTATACTATTATTGATAATTTACCAGAATATATTGTTAAAGATGTTATTATCAATTTCATAAAAACTTTCGAGGACAATAGCAATACTTGTTTAATTTTGTATATATGTAATATATCTCAGCAAACGCTAGAGACATATAATAAATATATAAAAGATATGTATAATTTATTTGAAATTAATTATAGTATTACTAATATAGTTATTGTTCCAATAGATAATACTATTTCTAATGTAATCACAGCACATAATACTGGGGATGTTTTTCTTTCATTAAGCGATAATATTCAAATGCTATTTGCTAATAAATTAAATAGACCCATCATTAATATATCTGTTAATAATCATATTTGGTGGAATCAACTTGATCTTAATAAGAACGGAAGTGTATCTAGCTTAAACGATTCTAATATAAAAGATATTACATATACTAATATAATTCCCAAAGATAATATTCAAGAAATACTAGAAACTCATGCTCAATAATTTAGATATCACAAATATTATTGTCAATACATTAAACAGAAAACACAGTACTGTTTACTATCTTGGAAATAAGAATTTATTTTCCAATATTCTGGAGCAGCATAGGGATGCCAACTTTATTTATGAAGCAAATCAACCATTTTCTTTTATTATCGCTGATAATCCTCTAAATTATTCTCAAATAATAAATAAGTTATCATTGGCATACCATGTTAACACGCTCATATTGTTTATGGATAGCCCACCGACACATCTTAAAAAAGAAGATCGTATTATACTACATAAAAAACTAGATAATACTTATAGGGTATTTTTTAACGATAAGATAAGATCTCTTTGGGCGCTACCAGACACAAACGAAACTCTCACTATGTCTTATGGTGTTCCAAAATCGGATATAGTATCTAAAGAAAAAAACGTATGTATTTTAAATTTTGAAAATAATGATGGAATCAATAGATTATACCAACATATAAATAATTACATTAATTGTGATCTGATTACGAATAGTAATAGCGATCCAATTAAAAACATATCTTTTTATAAGATTTGTATTAGCCCTCATAATATATATGATACAATTCTAAGCGCATCTTGCGGAACATGGGTGTTCTCATCATCTTTACTAATAGATAAAAATATATCTAATATATCCTATATAGATAATTATAATTCTATTATTAATGATATTAATAATACTCTTAATAATTGGGATAATTTACAACACATAATAGAATCAAGTAAAAATTATATAACAGAACATTATTCATTAAACACATTTTATAGTAATATGACAGATTTATATTCTAAAATTTCACAAAGAGTATTTAAATATGAAACGTAATATAACCATAGTGATAGATCCATCAAAAGAAGACAGTTCTCATGTACATATAAATAATCTAAATTCTATAGTTAATCATTCTTGTGATTCTATAACAATAGATATATTAGAATATCTTAAAGAAAGCGATCATCAGGTTATTATTAGGATTCTTTTGGAGAAACTTAGACAGAGTGGTAGGTTGAGTATCATTATAAGCAATGCCAAAAGCATAGCTCAACAATACATAAAGAGCGCTATATCCAATGATAGTTTTCTCAATTTCTTTGCAAATAAGCAGAGCCTTATTTCAGTCGAATCATTATATACTTTTATGGATTTTGCATTATTTGATATGATCGATTTAGATATTACCAACACTTTTATAACCATCGTTTTCGAGAGAAAAGAACTATGATCAACACCATATGCAAGGACTGCTATTTTGCACAACCAACAACCTCAGATAAACCATGTGTATTTAATATACCAAATATTGTTCAAGAATATAAAAATATAGAAACCTATCAGGGATATAATATAATTAAAAACTATAATTGTAGATATGGTTTTAGTAAAAAAATATATAATGAGCATATTGATAAACTAAGTTCTTTGGATATGCAAGAATATGTTAAACAACAAAATATAGTAAAATATTCGATTGGACTAATAGTAGAAACGGAAGACAGTTTCGAATCATGTGTAGATTCTATAAATAGACTATCTATCAAACCGTCATATATAACTATTATTTGTTATGCCGATGGTAATAAACTATATGACTTATTGAAATCTAATCTAAAATTTGATATAGATTATAAAGTACATAATTTTTTAGAGAACATTTCTGGGCCAAGATCTTTGCATATTGCTTTGGAGACCAATAAAAATAAAGTTGGTAATCTTATATGGTTATTAAATTATGATAGTTTAACTAAAGTTGTAGAAAATGATAGTATTCAAAATATTAACTATATAATTAATGTAGAACAAAAACCAGCTCACTATTATAAGTGTTCATCTATAGACTCTCAGTTTTATGGTATATTTATTAATATGAATAACTATATAAACTTATCATCTAAAAATGATTATTTAATAGAAAATAGTCCTAATGTATTAACTATAAATTATGATTGATATTCTTATTATTACGCCAGAAATAACAAAAGGGATGAAATCTGTTGGTTCCAAATGTTTACTTCCATTAAGAAAAAATCTAAGTATTATAGAATACCAAGTTATGCAGGCTCAAAAAATATCTAGAAATGCATCTATTACAATAAATATTGGATTTGATTCAGAAAATATTATGTCTAAATTATATAGGTATAGAAGTTTAAAGTATCTAATCAACGAAAAATATGAACTAACTAATCAGGCCAATAATCTACTTCTATATATTAAGAAACACAGACCTAATAATTTATTAATATTTACGAGTGGACTTTTACTTAAAGACGGGACTATTCACAAGTCATATTTGCAAGATAATTCTAAAATTTTTATGCTAAATAAACCTAAACATAATTTTTCTGTGGGTTCTTCTATATCCAATAACTTGGAGTATCTATTTTTTGATATGGAACAACCCTGGGCCGAGATTGTTTATTTAAATAGTGAAGCAATTGATATTTTAGTAAATCAAGACACGGGAATGTTCGATCAAATGTATCTGTTCGAAACCATAAATTTTCTACTACAGAATAATATCAAGTTTGAAAAAATATATCTTAATAAAAATAACGTTATGAAAATAAATAATTCTAAAGATCTAAGCAAGGCTAAAGTATTTATATGATAAAACTACTAGTACAACAAAAGAATGATAAGTTTATTAATAACATAGCTTTATCGTCACTAGATTTTTGTTCTAAATTAGTTACAAATATTGATAATCAACTATATAAAATATACTATAAATATCAATTTACAGATTGTATTTTTATTGCTTCGTTACTAAATAATGAAATCAATCAATTTATTTTAGAATTTAGTAAAGATGTAAATATTTTTATATACAATGATACACATTCAAATATACCCTATAATAAAAATATCAGAGCAGTAATACAAAAAGAAAAAAATGAATCCAAAAACAAAATTATATCTATACCAAAATTAGTGAATAATGAAATTTTTTATATGGATAGTTCTGTGCAAAAGAATTATCAGATCATAAGTTTCTTAGACTCTATGGAGTCCATGCCAATGGAATTAAACCAATTCCTTTATCCCGTTTCAAATCTTCCGATTAAATTATTTAACAACAAAAATATTATTCATCCACAAAACCTTGGATTGCTTCTCGAAAAAGATAAAGCGTCTTTGTTGCAACAATCAGAATACTATTTAGCACTAGAAGAAGACTATGTTCCGGAAGCTTGGGCATGTGGATCAAAAGTTTTGACAGTGGAGGATCTTGTGTCATTAGAACCCAAAAAATTTAAGAGCAGCAAAAATTTTCAATCGTATTCTAATTTTTTAAAGGTGTTGTTAAGTGATAAAAAATAACCTAGGTTTTCTTCTTACGACGATAGAGAATACAGACTACTATGATAGTATATTAAAGCAAATTTCTCTATTAATAAAAAATAATCCCTATAAAAATATAGTAATATTTAATAGTACTTGTGATAAAATCATAACATATAACATACCAATTCTTCATCTAAGTCATGCAAAATTTTTTAGTGGAGATTTATGGCTGTTCGATCTTATAGGAATTATAGTTAGCAAAAACTTTACAAATATTGATAAAAAGGTACTATATTGTAATGATATGCCTTGGATTAAAAATAGAGAAAATTTTTATAGCGAATGGTCAAAAATTTATGATAATAAGTTGGATTTTGTAACAACAAACAAATACCTATATGATATATATGAAATATGTTGGAAAAAACCATTAGATACTATGGAGCATTTCGATTATGAAAAAATACAACACATCTTATGATAATTTGTCTGACCAAGACAAAAAAGACTTAATTCTGTCCCTATATTCTGAACAGGGAAAAAGTTTTGCAGATATAGCTGTTATGTATGATACGTACGCTAATAGAATAAGGAGGGATGCTAAAAAATTAAATATTAAAATACGAGATAAAAGCGAAGCTCAAAAAAATGCTCTAAAAACTGGTAAACACTCACATCCGACAAAAGGTAAAGAAAGATCTCAAGACACAAAACAAAAGATAGGTATGGGCGTATTGAATGCATGGGAAAATCTAGAAGATGATGAAATACAAAAAAGAAAACTTCAAGCTAAACAAAATTGGGAAAACTTAGACGATAATACAAAAGAGAACATCCTTAAATCTGCTAATACCGCGGTCAGAGCCACTAGTAAAGTGGGATCAAAACTAGAAAAATATCTACATAAAAGACTATTAAACGACGGATATAAAGTAGAATTTCATAAAGAACAAACTCTGGTGAATACGAGGTTGCAGATTGATCTGTTCGTTCCTAGTATAAACCTAGCGATAGAGGTCGATGGTCCGTCTCACTTCACCCCTGTTTGGGGCCAAGAATCATTAAAAAGAAATAAAAATTACGATAATAAAAAAGAAGGACTAATAATTGGTAAAGGATGGAATTTATTGAGGATCATACAAACCAAAGATTATTCTGATGCTCGCGCCTTCTTAATTTATGATCAAATACTCCAAATTATAAAAACAAATCATTCCAACCTTATTTCTGGGCAACAGAAATTTACTATAAAGGACACCAATGGCTAAAAAAGATAAGAACGAAACGATTGAGACTACTGAAGATAATATCGTTGAAAAGAAAATTCCAACTATTGCTGACTTAGATTGGACAGATTATGTTCTTGGACTTTTATCGGATGACGAAAAGATTGCTGGTAATCCAACAACTGATGGTTTAAGACGTATTTTCGAAACTGTACTAAATTGTAGATTAATATCGTCAACAAGCTCGGTTGTTCAATCTCCTAGTCCAGAAAATGAAAAAAGAGCAACAGTTATACACTCTCTAGCGTACTGTTTAAATCCAACCGTTCAGGACTTAAACGGTTTAAATATTGTGTCTGTGGACGGCTCCGCAGACGTTTATTGGGGCAACTGCGACAAAATATACCGCAATCATCCAGTGGCAGTTGCGGAAACTAGAGCAGAAGGAAGAGCCTTAAGAAGAGCATTAAGATTACGCAAAGTAGTAGCAGCCGAAGAGCTATCAAAAGATATAGAAGATCATCCTGATCAAAACACAGTAAATAAGATTAGTAATCAACAAATTAATTTCATAGATGTTTTAGCTCAGAGATTAAATATTAATGTTGTCAAATTATTAGAACAAAATAATATGGAAACTAAGAATATTTATAGTTTGACACACGAGAGCGCTGTTGATATAATAAGATTATTATCAAAATACCAACAAAATATTGATAGTATACCACAAGATATTTTAGGCTACTCTAACGAATGGAAATAATTTATGAAAGTACTATATAAAGCTAATGATAAATTACAATTTGAATTAGAAGGCAGCGGACAAAAAGAAATATTCAAAGAGCTTGCTTTAATCCAAGAAATTTTTGGAGAAGCCAAGTGTGGAATGTGTGGTAGTACTAATATTAAATTTGTTGTTAGAAATGTTGATGGAAATGATTATTATGAATTAAGATGCTCTGATTGTGGAGCAGTTTTAGCCTTTGGTCAACACAAAAAGGGTGGTACTTTATTTCCCAAACGTAAAGACGATAACGGCAATTATTTGCCACACAGTGGATGGCATAAGTGGACTAAAGATAAAGAATAGTACTTATTCGGAATTTTCTATCCTTTTGGTGAAGTATTCGAAAGGAATTGTTTCCCAGTCATATTGACTCTTCATAACCTTTCCTTTGACTTCAATATTATCTGCACTTCCATAAAATGATCTAAACCACATTTCGTTCATATGCTGAAAAATAGGTGGTGTTTCTGCCGAAATAATACGATATGTCTCTGGTTCTAACTGATAGCAATGCCAACAATACATATTATTTATTAATGATGGTTGATTCAAATTAGCTATACTGAATACGTCATTTGGAGCTTCTGCCGGAACAATAGATTGTGGCCTGTAGCTTGTGTTGCTTCCATATCTCAGTACGGTACCAGCAAGATCTACGCCTCTAATTAATCTAGGAGTTTTACGAAATTGTACTTTAAGACTTGATAGATTATTCATATTAAATATGTTATACACTCTCGTCGGTCTTCTATTTTTTGTGTCGGTGGATAAGCCATTTAATAGACCACCACCAACATCTGCTGAAAAATCATTTTCAACAATATTTTGTGAAACCAAATCCGAAATACTAAGATCGGAAAAAAATTCTAATCTAGTTATAGCAACATCATACACTTCTAAAACCCTAATTATAAATTCATTATCATCAAGAATACTATCGATGGCTTTATCATTATGAATTCTAAATCTTCTTTCAACAAATTTTTCTTTCCATCCATAAATTTTACCAGCAAATTGATTTTCTATTTCTGTTTTTTTTGTTGCTATTGGACCAGAGGTGTCTAATTCTATTGTGTTGCTTTCAACAGGAATACCAGCATAAGCATTAGCCTGACCGGCCAAGTTCAAATCAGCCCCCTTCTCCAAATAAGTAAAACTAAAAGGGCCGTTATACACTTTGACATCGCCAAAAAATACGTTTCCACCCTTATATAAGAAATCTGGAGAAATATTATTGTTGGCATTTAAGTTTCTTCTAGTCTCCGATGGAGGATTGGTTAAATCTACTCTATAATAGGTTGCTTTTAAAACCTTCGGTCTAAGTTCTTCTGCTATACTGCATGATTGTCTAGGATCGATATTAATCCAGTATTTATTTTTAGTTAAATTATTATATACTATATTAATCGATCCATCTATATTAGATGTAATAATAGCTTTTTGATTCGGTAAAATACCACCACTAGTTGTCGTATATATATTTTTTTCTGGATTAGGTATATAGAAATATTCTATCTTAAAAATAGAATTTTTATCAAATTCTTGACTATTATTGAGCTTAATTTTTTGACTACCAAAATCATCATATAATATTTCGCCCTCTATGGGTCCATCATTTTCTCTAACATAAATTTTGGCTTTTTTAATTCCTTGATCTTCTAATAGTTTCAGTATCTCGCTACGTTCTGTGTATAATTTTCTTAATTTATTAAGTGTTTGTTTTTTATAACACAAATTACCACAATTTGCTGGATCGTCTTCTATAGCAGAGTAATGGTCTTGTATGTATTTAATAGAATCACTATTCAAAATAGATGCTGTGCTTCTTGTATTTCCAACTAGATTGTCCAAAGATTGTATCTTTTCCATATTTATTACCGCTAGTCTACTAGTTAATGTGGAGAATTCCGTATCTGTTAATTTTTCTATTGTTTCTTTATAAGTATAGCTATTTTCTATTTGTATATCTCCTACTATACCTGTTGGTAAACTAGATATAAAATTATTAGTATCAGAAATTTTAAGATATAGTATATTATATGATTTATCTTTTAAATAGGTTTTATTGTCTTTTAATGTATTATGATTATTATCTAAAAGATTTTCAATGTTTTGCACACTATCTTGTTGAATATAATAAAAAGAATTCTTAATACTATTGCTATTAATATTAGATGTATTGTAGTATGCAGGATACGCTTTTATAGAGGACGGATCAATCCCGGACCCATTTAAAAATAAAGAATTATAAAACAATTTATCGTGCTTATGATTATTTAACAATTCATATAGTGGCTCCAGGCTATATAAACTAATTGTATCTGATAATATATTTTTTTCTTTAACAACAGAGCCGTCGCCATAAGATCCGATACTGTTAGTGGAAAACGTATTCATTTGATCCGGTTTTGGAAATCTATCTACATGTAATCCCATATCAGAAATTGGACTAATTTTATTTAAACTATAATGTGTATTATTGCTGGCATAAACAATAATAATATTATTTGGTACTCTTATTTGACCACATGGTATCACAGCAGATCCTTTGTATAGAACTAAAATAGTTTTATAAGAATTGTCTTTATAAATTAAAGATTTTGCAACTACTCTAATAGGTATATCAGAGTTATCATTTTCTAGAGAACAATTTGTTAATCTTACTATATCGTTTCTATCGAATAGATCATATGCTATAGAATTATCTATTGATATAATTTCATATGATGTATTATTTAAATATTGAAAAATATTATTAAAAGCTAATACTTTATTGTATGATATATATTCATTATTATTTAATAGATCTATGGTTGGAATATTATTCGGATTACATTCTACAGACGTGCTGTCTTGGCACGATTGTTCATCAATAAAATTATCTATAAAACTTTCATCTATCAAATCTTTTTTCTGATTTATAATTTCAAAATCAAACTTAAACAAATCGCCAGATCCCTTATGAAACTGGTATTTTTGAAGAGGAAGAGCCGGAGTATTGTCTAATTTAAAGATACTAGCCTCCAACTTATACCAAAAACAACCATCGTCACTAACATTCAACAATACTTTGTCCGATCCGCCGTTTGTATAAGAATCGTACTCTATATCATATGTTTCTCTTTGTGCAAATTCTAAGTTATAAATTGCAGCAGACGCATTAAAATAATCAACCAAAGCCTGATACGGACCACCCCTACCCAAAACTAAGGCCCCAACTCTATTTGCTGTGATCGCTAAAATTGCCTCGCTTGGAAATCTTGGTCTTTCTATAAATGGTTGATTACGAATAATAGGATCTATGGATAAATTATTACATAGATCACAATTTTGAAAAAATGTATTAGGAGCATTTTGATTAATATATGGTAATAAAAATAAACTATCACTAAGATCAGCAATAAAACTATAGCCTGGATATTGAGGATGATCACCGTATTTTATTAAACTTAGAGCATCTGTTGAACCGTATGTATCTATATTATTTACTGATTGAACATAAGGTTTTGGTGTTTTTCCTCCATGAATTATAATTTCCCAATTACATAAATTATTAAAAATATTATTTGGGCTTAATTTAGTAGAACCAACTAAATTAGTATATAAATCACTCGAAATAATAGTATCTATAGGAAACATCTCATCTTCTTCATCCAAAATAGCTACTTTAAGAACAAATTCTGTAGAAGAATTATGAATAGGAAATATTGGTTGACAACTATCAGATTGTAAAACTCCAATAAATAAGGATTTGGAACAAAACTTACTCAATGTATTATTTGTAATATTTAATTTATGATATTGAATAAGATTACGATAATAGCTATTTTGTTTTGTTGAATATCCAGGACTAGAATAAGAGGGTCTACATCTTCCATTATTTAATAAAATTTCTTGATTAGGCTTAATTTTAGAATTAGAATACGAGTTGATATCAAATAAACAACTAGAAGCATTGGCTCTATCAGAAAAAGTTAATGAAAAATTATATTGTTGATTTTGAACAGTTTCTTGATTCAACAAGAATAATTTCATAGTCTCATATGAACCACTAACAGAATTGTGGTTGGTTAGATCAATTAAAAATCGACTAAGATCCTGGTTTGATACATCTATAGAGTATGATGACGGAAAATTTGGATCAGCATAATTCAAATAATCACCCATATATGTTTTTGGATCAAAAATTTGATCAATAAAATTATTTGTAGTAACTATTGGAGATTGAGATTGTGGTCTTCTGTTATCATTCGTCAAAGGCGGTAATAGAGATCCTGCCGACGGTTTCATTTCGATCCATATGGCTAAATTTTTTGTGTTGATACTATTTAGAAAATTTAATTTAACCTCAATATCAGAAGCGTTTAAAGATAATATTTTTGGATTCCTCAGACCCCATCTATTTGGAGAGTTCAACTCTTCGATAGCTTGGTTTCGTAACAATGGATCTTGTTGGCTAGGATCAAGAGAAAAGATATTTATAAAACTTGGTGGCGGTGTTATTTTTTTGTTATATCCAACAGTATTAAAATAATACGAATGTTTATTTTTTATTTTATCTGTAAAAAGCTTAAATTCATCATTGGATGGATCCTGTTGATCTTTATAATTAGTCTCCGCCGTTTTAGATAAACCACCTCCCAGTATTCTATATCCATGATGATATCCAGCACCGGCCTCGTCTGGTACTGTGGCTTGGAATTGATCAGAAATATCTAAGCCGATATCATTACCCCAATAATATTCGGCCTTAGCTCCTGGTACGCATGGAGCCCCACAACATTTATTCGAATCGCCCATAATCTCTGGTCCTGGGCTCCACACTATTAATGGATTTATTTTAATACTAATTGAACTACTATAAATCGAAGGCTTTAGCATATCTGTGCTGGTAAATGTAGATAATCTATCAATCGACGGTCCAACAAAACTAAAAGAATCTCTTGCTCCGGGATTAAATTTTAATACACTCGATAAATTATCATTACTATTCATTATCCATCCACTATTGGGATTAAAAACACCTTTAGTAAATTCTATAGAATTATTTGTTTGATCAATATATTTTTGATAACAAAACTTATAACCTATCTTTCCACCGCCCAATGGTCCTGGGGTCATTTGATTTTCATAATCATCTTCATAGTCTAATTTATGCCCAGTAACAGATGGTAATACATAGGGACTTTCTGCAATAATACCAACATTATTTCTAGTGGTTGTTGGCTTAGTATGATTTGGTATTCCTGTAATTCCTATTTTATTTAATACTTTGTATCCATAACCGCCGTATGATTTAATAGGAGGAGCAATATCTGTGCTAATTATTGGATATTGGTAATATATAATATCAGAAGTTGTAACAGAATTTGTCTGAAGATTATAATTATATTTTTGAACACCAAAATCGTCTGGGGCTTTTCTTGATCTTTCGAAAATTGTTCGTCCAGTATCAGCAGAATTTTTCTTAGTAATGTAAGCTCTAAATTTTGGATTGTACAGACTATAGCACTGAGAGCATTCCTCGTTGTCTTGTCTAATATTTTCTAAAATAATACTATCTAGTTTTACTACTGTATTATTTAATATATAGTCTATGGTGAAACTTGAATCTTGTGTTCTAGGTTGTATAGGCTCTGATTCGGAAAACAGAAACTGAAAATTATTATTAGATAATTTCTCTATTGGTCTTTCATTCTGATAGACTGTTTCAATATAGTATTCACTATCTATACCTGTAAATAATCCATTACGATGAATAGCGTATGATCCTAAATTAGCTCCATGTATTTTAAGATTATCTTGATTAATTCGTATTCTACGATTTTGTAAAGAAAATTCATTAATTATATCTTGAGTTACCAAAGGAAATATATCGTTTGGAACAATTTCCTGTCCTGTATTATTATCTCTTTGATAAACAAAATTCATTCCAATAGAATAATGATCTAAAGCTAAAATAGGGTCATCACCTTCTTGTCTAGTATAAATAGGCATCATATCGTCAGTAACTTCATAATATCGATTATAGAATATGCCTGGCCTACCATCTACAACAAAAATGGTACGGTACAAAACATAGGATCCGTAAGGACTATTTACAGTGCATTTTATAGTATATTTACCTAAATTAGATGGTATCATTATTACTTCGGGTCCATTCGCTGTAAAACCTAAAGCAGTAGTATTACTATTACCAATAGGTTCTCCGTATATGTCTGTGTCCGGACTAATACCCAAAGGCTGATTTAGATTAGGTTTTTTATTAAAATCCACAAATCTTAATTCTGGGCCTTCTACTTTTTCCCACTGACAAATAAATTGATTAGCAATAAGATTGTATGCATTATTTCCCCTGCCATATATAGCAGCATCAACAGGACTTAATCTTAGATCAACAGCTAAGTCTAAAACCCTTAATCTTGGATATATTCTAATAGGAGGCTTTTGTATAGTGCTTGTTCTTTGACCATCTACTATATTCTCTACTAATGGAGCAGTATAATTCCAGTATAATACTGAACCATTACCTTGCCACGATGAAGGACTATAATCAACAGGTCCTGTTGCGCCCTCAATAATTCGAGGAGTATTAGAGATACCATCAATATAATTAGTATTTAAAACAATACCAAGACTAGATCCATATCTAGCAAGCCTTCCTCTAATATCGTAATAAGGATCTATTGTATTAACAATATTTGGTTTTATATGATTATTAAGATATATTGTATTTTTAGTTACATTATTAACTTTTAATAGTATTGTTGCTGTTTCTTCAGAAAAATTAGTTTCATAACTTAATTGACCGACTCTAACAATCTTATTATTTATAACCGTTGTGTTCGTTAATTCTTTCGGTACAAACATATCTCCAACTTCATTATATAGAACACTATCTCCATATTTAAGTCCTTGATGTGATACTGAAGCATTTCCCGTAAGTTTTAATTTAGCTCCATATTTGTTAATAAATTTTTGAAATAATTCTGAATTATTATTAATAATATTATTAAAAGAAGATATTTCATAAGTATTAAACTCTATCGCTATAGCGTCCAAAACAGTTCTTAGGTTATTAAAATCGATAGATATAGAAGATGATGTTGAATTTAAATATGTATTAACGGCTGTTTTTAGCGTATTTGATGGATCCAATAAAGCATTAATAAAAAATTCAGATATAAATGGACTAGTAGCTAATGAATGAGAAAGCTTTTTAAATAATCTTAGTTTTCTTAGCGATCTGCTTTGATTAACACTTATTAAAGGAGCATCTATAGTTAAAGCATTATATATATTAGTATAATACTGATACAAGGATGCTGATATGTATGATCGTGGTCCTATATCTTTTCTCAGATTTGCTTCTTTTTCCACATTATTATAGAAGTAAAAAATCTGATCTCCATCAGGGATCCAAAGAACCTTTTTTCCTGAGCCATATAAAGAAAAAATTGTTCTTATTGTTAATCCTTCTGCGTTTGTAGCCGGTGGTTCTTTAAGAAGAATATCTCCATAATTATCATAATTAAATGTAATATTATTTGATAAAAAGGTGTAAGAAGATCCTCTATCCGGAGTTATACGCCTAACAATATTAGAGTCTATTTTAATATAAGTATTATTATTATATTCTAGTTTGCTATAAATGGGAAATTTATCTATACTACCTGTTTTAGGTGGTATAATTTTGCCCCAACAAGATAATCCTCCGTACACAGTATATGGCGATCTTGCTCTGTTTGTTATCCAGTCTATAGTCATTGTTCCGTTGGAGGTCCAATTTCTAAATTTTGGCGCAAAAGTTATAAAATCATCTATTCCTAGTCTATTTGTAGTAAAGTCTTTATTATTCCATATTGATCCATAATGACTAATAGTCTTATATAATACCTGAGTGTCCGAATCGATAATATAAGGTGTCCAATGCCCTGTTGTTGCAACAATATCGAATATTGATTGCCCATTAATTAATTGAACAGAATATGGGGTTGTCGAATTATCTGACCAGACTATATTATCACCCGAAACAGAATAAGAAAATAAATCTTGTTGAAAAGTATTATTTGTGATATTACAATTTTGAGATAAGTCTAATAGAGGCATAAACTATCCTGTGGATATAAGAGTCCATTTCCCATTAATATAATTAAATAATCCTCGTGTTCCTAATGATAAATTTAATGGATTAACAAAAGATGAAACATATGTTGGTACAATGCTAGATCTACGACCTTGTACATAAGACATTTCTATACTAACTTGATTATTACTTATTGTTCCTATAGCTGTTAATATTGGTTTTGCTATCGGTTCATAAAACCCTGTAGTTTTGTTGTATCGACATAATAGTTTTGCTCCTCTTGGAGCTGTATATCCGGCAGTATCTATAACATATACTAATCTTCTATAATTATTTTGTAAAGGTTCTTTGCTATACTCTAAATCGTCTATAAAAGCTCTTGTAGGATATGTACTATCAAAATTATCTTCTTTAACCATATCTTGTTCTAATACAACATTTATCATTCTATATGGACATCTATTTGTTGTTCTATTATCTAAAAATTCTTGTAATGTATTTATATCGCTTTTATTACTGACTATGAACGGTGGCAGTGCCTCTTCTTTACATCCGCCACTAGCGTCCCAAACTCTTCTTTCGCTATCCCATCTTAGATCTATGGGTCCTACTGGCCAAAGATCGGGTCTTTCTCCCCATTTTGGATGAAAAAATTTAGATTTTTTATTTGATATTTTACTCCATCTATTATTAATAAATTGGTAATTAATTGGAATAATATCTCCTAGTCTAGTTCCAGCAGATGGTACATATTGTCCAGCTCGATTTAGATCATTTTTCATAGTTCCTGTGTCTAACACAAATCTTAAAGGTCTATTATAATTATCAAATTGTAAAGGTTGTCCTGTCGCATTAGGTACGGGATATCCATCAATATCAAAGCCCCAACCATGTAACATGATTGGTCCCCTAAGAGAAAAAAATCTTTGATTCATCAATATTCCGCTATTGTTGACAGGAAAACTAGTATCGAATTGACCATAATCGAATTCGCCACTATTAGCATATACTAAAAAGTTTTTATTTCCAGTTGGTAAAGAAGATCCCCTTGATATTGCTAAAACACTGTGTCTGCCAATATGTCCAGATGGACAATAAGGATTTGCAAATTCTCCATTTGATACTATGATCGGATTCAAACTATATAGATTTATATCTGGTAAACCAGTATCTCTGGTGGGGTTCTTGTCTGTTTTAATAACAGTTGTTTGAGACTTGGAACAAACTGGACAAGCAATTTGTAAATCAGTTTTTGTTCTTTGATTACTATTATAGTCAACATAACTCATAGTAATAAATCTAGTATTTCCACACCTTGGACATATTGGAGTAATAGGATAGCCAGATATTTTTATAGAATGATCACTAAGACTATATGTTGTATTTAATCTGGTTGGATAGAAAGAAATAGGAGATAATAATCCATCAAGACTCATAGCCGATTTACTATCGTAGTCATTCATTAATTCGGCACCGGTTTCAACTCCTGGAATTATACCGGCCCAATGATGGTTTCTTCTACTTTTATTAAATGACTCTAGTGTGCGAGCCCCAGAAGGCGGAGACGGAGCAAATTCTGTTGCTTGACCAACTATTAATTCTACAGGACTTGTTCCGAATAGTTGCGTAGCGTTTTTTCCTATACTATATGGCTCTCTAGATGTTTTTGCTGTTTCTTTAATATCCAAAATGTTTTTAAGTTGTTTATTTCCTATTTGGTTAGATTTACCAAAAAGTAATTTGTTAAATTTTAATGCTTGAGAATTTTGTTTTTTAATATTGTCACTAAATTCTTTATTAAATAATCCTGTTTTTGGACTATATGTCTGAAAGCTATAACTGGTTCTTATTCCATCAGACGATGTTTGTATACTAATATTACTTATTAATGCGCTCACCCCATAACTTTGTTGTTGTAATTGTATGGTTTGATACGATATTGGACTTGGACTAGAGTTATTATTGTCTATAAAAACAACAGAATAATCAGTTTTACTGTAGAAACTGTTATCATAAACTATATAAGCAGCATTTCCTCTATAACTATTTACCGAAGATACTCTTTCATAAGAAAAAGCCCCGCCTATGCCAAAAATAGGAGGTCCAACTATTGAAACTCTACCATTTTCTATTATGCTTTGATAATTAACATCCACATTCATACTATAAGAAATTACTTTATCTAATTGACTCATTCCACCATAATTCCACGGCACATAATCATTATTCTGTTCAACTTTAATATTTCCAATTAAATTGTCAGCTATATTTGGATTCATGTTCGGGGCAAGGCCCGGATAATTGGTCCAAGGGCCGTAAACAGCCCTGTTGCTTTTTAGAGGAACAGCAGCAAAAAACGGAGTGGCCATTTTGGGATTTAATGATTGATTACCAGGAGACGAATTAGCGGTTGGTCCTTGAGGTACTAATCTTCTAATATCAATAGCTAGTGGTGAAATAAAACTTAATAAATACTCTAGATATTGTAGTTCTATCGGTTCTATTCTGGCTTGTATTGTGCGATCAGTTCTTATAAGATTTTCTAGATTCATAAACATACAATAATCTTCTAAAGCAATATTGCTTATAACAGATAAATTAGGATCTGTAGAATAACTATAGCTAGCATTTGCCAAAGTAATTCCAGGTGCATCAACAATAATTCTAGGACCAGAAAGATTAATTGGATTGATAAAAACAATCTTATCTGAATTAGTTTTTGTATACAGTTTATTTGATGGAACGGGTCTGTTAAAACTATCCGTATTTAGTATATTTTTTTGGATATTAACATATGATCCTGGTTCTATGCTAGATATATCCAATGAAGGAATATATATTTTGGTCGGATCGGAGCAAGCTATGTTGTCTCTGATCAGTCTCCTTAATTCTTCTGGCTTATTAGCGTTATTCGTTGTTGTAAAACCAGCTTGAGATATAAGATCTCTTTTTGCAGCAGCATCTAGAGAACACCAATATCTGGTAAGATCATCAATATTAGAGCTATTATTATAGCCTAGAATTGTTGGAATCAAACCGTCTTCGTTTCTCAACACATGCCAGTTGGGATCTCCACAAACAATACTGTCGTCTATATAGTTTCCATACTCCTCCCATGCTCCGTCAACAATTTCATAGTCATAAAAGATTTGATTGCTTCCTTGAAACACAGAAATATTTCCAACAGTAGATGGCAATTGGATATTAGCATATTGAGTATCCTTATAGGAATACAAAGCAGGAGATTTAATAGCATATTTTTTACCATAATATGTATCACCGATATTCTTAATAAAAGCAAATATTATTTGTAAATCTTTAATAAAATTATGATTTAGCCATATATCCCAATTCATATCCATTTTTGTTCTTAATCCCGGCACTGGACTTGACGGAATACCATTTTGAGAAGTGCTACTATTTGAGGTTAGTTTTCCATCGATACCACTAATGCCTCCTCCAGTATCAACAGAGGGCATAGGTGATGGAGCTGTTGTAAAAAGACCTTTAGCTTTATAGGCGTTAACTAACATTACAAACAAATCAGGCTTACTATACTTTGATTTACCTAAACAATATGTCAAATAACTATCAAAATTTGGACATCTAAATTCTGATTCTTTAATAGTAAAACCAGGAAAAGTATAATTTAAGGTTCTTGTTGGATTAATACCACTAGATGCTGGACCTCCAAAATCTGTTGCGGGAGGTACTGGTGGGGTGCCACCAGCTGTTATCTCTGAAGATGCTCCTTGGACACCGCCTCCTGTTTGATTTGCTCCTGATTGTTGAGGAAAAAGATTAGGGTTGTATATACTTAGTGGTTCGCCAACTGATAAAATTGGTAATTCATCTAAACTAAATAATACAGTAATCTGGTGAGTCCATGTATCAAATAATACTGGTCTTGGCGATCTAAATTCGTTAGTATTATCTCCTATAGGCGCTCTAGTTTCTGATTTTAAACCAAAATATGGACTAATTACATCATTTGATAAGGATACAAATCTGGTTTGTACAGTAACAGGAGTGGTTGGTTGTGGGTCAATAATTGTTGGTTTATAGTTACCTCGTACTATATTCTCTGCTCTTCCTAGCTCTGTATCTGCCCACTCCGGTATTGGAGAAGTAAATCTGATATTTGCATCGTTATCATCTCTTAAAAAGATCGGGCTTTCTACCGGATGAACAAAGTCTGATACGATTTTATTTCTAGTAGAAGATAAATCAGGATTACGAATTTTATTAATTCTATTTTTTGGATTATTAGAATTTAAATTCATAAATTGTTTAGTAATAGGATTATATACTAAATTATTTTGATGATAAGATAATCTATAATTTTTGACTTGGTATAGTCTTTGTTGATTTCCTCCAAAGATTAATTTACGAGTAAAATTATTATTTTTTTCTTGACCAAAACTACTATTTTCTATCTCGTAGTTATTTCGCTCCAAAGTTAAAATAACATTTGGTATTTGATAAAGAGGATTATAGTTTCTTCGATCAACGGTTAGAATTTTTATGATAAAGTCTGTATAAGCACCATTTTGTACAGGAACAACTATTGATAAAAAATCTACTCCAGTATCATCTGTTATTTGTCTAATCAAAGACAATATGCTTAAACTGGGATTTCCCTGAATTCTATACAAATCCGGAGGTCTTGGCAAACTACTCAAATCTAGTCTAAAGCTATTATAGCCTGTTGATGGATCCGCTTGTGTTCTTTGTGGTATTGTTGGTCCAATAATACCAAAAGATCCAAGACTATTCACCACAGAGCCGGTTCTTGCATCAGATATTGTTTTTGTAATAATTCTACCAAATGGTGAAAATGCTTTATCAGATACTGTTGTTCTACTATTAAAATTAATGCTTGATGTTAATGCTTGTAATGCGTCTATAATATCACTTGCTTTTAAACCCTCGCTATTTAATTTGGATCCTCCGAAACCACTATTGCCCATACTTTCCAAAAATCCATATACATTAAATACATTCGGTAAATTTCCTCTTTTTATTTTTTCATCAAATCTTGGAATAGTACCAGGCGCAGTGTTAGCTAATGGAAAATTAACTGGTCCTCCTATTTGGTTTGGTTGTAGATTGGTTGTAGATGCTATTCCAGCATCTCCAAGACCATCTAATATGCTTTGAAGAACAGAGGAGTTAACATTAAAAATAGCTCCATTGAAAGATTGTAAAATAACATGACAATTATCTAATATCTCATCAAAACTTTCTATAGTAACAGTATACGATATACCACCAGGTCTATTATTTCTTTCCCAATTTTTTACTAATCCTATAAATTCAAAATTATCGAATTTAAAATAAACGGGTGTGTTTATTATATCATAAATAAATAAATCAGAGCTTGATCCACCGCGACCCAAAGAAGGGACGTATGCGCCATTATGATTAATTCGTGTTCCAGTAGCAAAAAAACCAGGATCTTCTGCATACCAATACTTAGAAACAAATTTACCATTGACCCATTCATAAAATATTTTACCAGGAACATTCTTTTCTTTTTTTGTTGGACTACTACTATATGGTCTTCCTAGTTCGTCCACATAACAACTATCCACTCCACCACAAGTATAATAATGATCATCAGAATAAGAGCTTGGAATATAATGAGGAACGGTATAAGCATCGTCTCCTATTGATCGTCCTGGAGTGGCGGTATGACCACTCGGCAAAGTATTAGTTCCATCCACAATCAATTCGCCATAATCAGCAGTTTTATTTTGATTAAATTTTCTAAAAGGAAATTTTCCAAAAGGTTGAAAATCTTCTACTAATTCTACGGTAATAGAACTACTAGTTCCACCCCATCCAATGTTACTACTAAAACTACTAACACTAGCTCCTAAAAATAATGTTTGTCCTACAATTTTCATAATTAATGATCCCTAAAATCGATACCCATATTAGCTTGCTGATATGTCCAACTAACATTACGAGAATATTTTCCTGTTGTGGGACTCCATTGTTCGCTATCGCTAGATGTGTATACTACACCATTTATTGACATTGATGGTGGTTCATTTAAAAAAGAACTAGGAGAATATGGTCTATGGGCCTCTATAAGCTGCTCAATTGTGCTAAATAAATATCCATTTTTATGCAATGGGCATGATGGATGATTTAATGACGATTGGAGTACTGATGTTACCGGCGGAATACCGATTTCAACGCTTATGGTTTTTTTAGGTGTTGATCTGCCTGTTCTTTGTATTATGGGACCTAATGCTCGACCAATAATTTGTAGCTCGCTAGTATTATCGACAGGATTGTCATAACTAATACTAATATTTTCACTAATAACACCGCTTATAATAGTTAATCTGGTTGTATATTCATAACTATAGTTGATGGTTCCTTTTCGTGGATCATGACCTTCACTAGTACCAATTGGTATGGTGCTCAGTAATGTTTCTCTACTATATATAGGATTATTAGGAGCTGTTGGTGGCGTAGTAGTATATGCAGGCGTATAATTTAATGTTCTATCTTCGCTATTTACTGCTAAACAAGCTCTTCTATATAACATTGGTTTAATATGGTTTAGCCAGGCATTAAGAGCATTTTGATATTTATTATTAGCAATAGATTGAGAGGGTGGAAATGCTGTTGTGCTAGGTGTTGTCATATCTAAAGTATTATAAGCTTGAGCATTAGTCTGTCCATTTACCATATATGTATTTAATTTTAGTTGTGAATCAATATCTCCACCATTGCCTGTTCCGCTCGGTAATACTCCGCTATCCGTCATTAATCCTTGATTAGATATTGATAAACCAGCAATATTGCCAGCAACCCTTACTGTTCTAATATAATCTTCTCCTGTTGATGTTTCTAATGTATATGTTTCTGTGTACGGTACCCCACTAGGCATAGCTAGCCAAGTATCATTAACTTCGTATGTTCCATTAAAAATATCAATATTAACAGTTCTATTATGATTAAAAGCAAATAAATTTTGATCAAATGGTGATTTAAAATACGGAGAGCTATTATTGGTCGTATCGGATGTTTGAAATCCTTTTTTGGACATATATTCAACCCATGCTTTAGCAAAAACATAGGGTTTTGTATTTTCATTATATAATTCTGATCTGGATATTCTTCCGCTCGGATCGTTTGGTCTAACCGATCCTTTAGCTGATAATCTACGAGTTATTCTGAACTGTGGAATATTTAAAATTTTTAGAGCATTAGTTTCGATAAGCGGAGTATTTGATGATGACAATCTATTGATTTTTGGATTACTATATTCATATTTACCAAGTACGTTTCTATTAAAATCTGTAAATACAGCATCGTCCAGCGGCTCTATGCTCCAACTGTCCTGTCTTTCTGTAACAAATGCTTCTACTGGATCTCCTGACCATAATCTTTGAGATCCTTCTAAATTAATAGTATAATCTGCTGTTTGTACCCAATTATCTTCTGTGTTACTAATTTGTATATCTCGCACCCTTAATCCACTTACTTCGTGCAATACTGTACCATCACACTTAAATTTAAGAACTCCGTAAGGTTCTTGTGTAAAAAGATTTCTTAATCCGCTAACGCCAGCTATTATTCCACTAAATCCTGGCATAGCAGCATTTGGATTTACTCCTGGTAAATCACCATTGTCTGGACGTCTTAAAATTTTGCCCACAAGATTAATGCTTGTGGTTACGCTCTCAGCCAGATCATTACCATTATTATTAAAACTATATCCAATATCCACAACAGGAACTGGCCCAGTTATGCTATGAATATCTGTTCCATTATATTCAATAATTATTTTTGGATTACTACCAATACTTTGATTAGTAAAATTGTTATCCTGTAAATTTAATTGATTATAAATCATATCTGTACTTTAAAATCCTAAATAGTAACTATGGTACTATGTTCGCATCTTCAAACAGTAGTTTTAATTCATCTATATTTAAAATCTTTATACTATTATAATTATCAAAAATTTTATATTTCATACCACTCAATAAATTTTTATTGGCATATTCAACAAGATCTATAGCATCATCTGGTAAAACTTTAAAAAAATTACCATGATAATAAAAAATTAATACTTTACCATTTTTATTGTAGTCAATATGATTTAAAAAATTAGTAGTAGTTATAGACATTATATTATTCTCCATTATGATCCATCAATAATAGTCCAGCCATAATTTAATAAATTCAATTTAGCTATTATGCCATTAGCCCCTCCACTAGTTGTGTCTAGTTTGCTGTTCCCCATATGTATATTTATATTATTAAAAGGATAATTACCTTTATTATTATCCCAATAAACCAAAGTTCTGTTATAATTAGCATTGCTTAAAGTTACTCCTCTCATAAAAGTATTTAGATTATTACTAGTTATTCCAGATAAACTAAAGCCTGTAAAATCACCATTTAGATTACTACAACCATCAAACATACCATTTAAAGTTTTAATAGAACTGGTAGAGCTAGTAATAGTAAAAGTAGCAATAGATGAACCTTGAAACGCATTACTACAATTACTTAATGCTGGAGCATAAATATTTACATTATTAATAGTTGAGTTAGCAAAAGCCGAAGAAATATTATTTAGATTAATGCTATTAATACTCACATTTGTCGCAACTGTTGCGGTGAACGATGAATTAAGAACAGATAAATTATTTGTATTTATACTAATGTTTCTAGCAGAACACGACTGAAAACCAGATGTTAAATTATTTAAACTGCTACTGTTGATAGTAATATCTCTAGCAATAGCTGATTGAAAACCGGAAGATAGATTAATTAAGGTATTAGAATTAATAACAATATTTCCGAGCCTAGCATTTATAAAACCTTGCTCTAAAGTAGTTAAGACATTACCATTAATAGTAATATCATCTAGGCCATTACAGTAGGCAAAAGCGCGGACGGCACTTGTAATATTATTCCAATTACTTGGAAAGCAGCATAAACTATCGTCTCCATATATGTTGTTACTAAACATATCATCAATATTTGTTAAAAGCCCCCAATTAGATACTGAAATTAATACATTATTGAAGTTATTCTGGCTAGTAAAAAATATTCTATTAGCTGCACTACTAACGTTTAATATTTTATTACTAATAGTCCATATCTTTGTAGAGGCCGGACTGGATTGATAGTATCCTGCAAAAATCTTAGAGCCATTACCACTGTATGCAACAATGTCAGACCCCGTTACTGTGTTTCGCTGGAACCATGTTTTTCCAAAATTATTACTACTATAAATGTAACCATTAGCATTCGCGACCACAATCTTATTATCATTAATAGCAATATCGCTCCAATAATAATTACCTGTTGGAGGATCGGATACCGTCCAAGTTATTCCGCTATCCGTGCTAATATAAATATACGAATCATTACTTGTAATCGAAATCGCTGCAAGCTTAGTTCCATCCGCACTACTAGCAACACGCCTCCAAGTTCTGAAGATGTCTCGTGCTGTCCAAGAAACTCCGCTATCAGTGCTGGTATAAATCCGATCAGCTACTGCTACAAGCTTAGTTCCATCCGCACTACTAGCCACACTACTCCAAGCTCTGATGCTGTCTCGTGCTGTCCAAGAAACTCCGCTATCAGTGCTGGTATAAATCAGATCATTGTTTGCTACTGCTACAAGCTTAGTTCCATCCGCACTACTAGCCACACTACTCCAAGCTCTGATGCTGTCTCGTGCTGTCCAAGAAACTCCGCTATCAGTGCTGGTATAAATCCGATCAGCTACTGCTACAAGCTTAGTTCCATCCGCACTACTAGCCACACTACTCCAATTTCTATTGTCTCCTCGTGTTATCCAAGAAACTCCGCTATCAGTGCTGGTATAAAGCCGATTATTGTTTGCTGCTGCTACAAGCTTGGTTCCATCATTATTACAGGAAATCGAAGTTATATTACCTAGTTGCTCCGCGAGGTATGTCCATCCCGTAGCATTTTTGATAAAATTACTATTATTACTAAAAACTCTAACATCACCATCACCAAAATCTACTATACCATTACTACTAGTATTAAATTTAATAGTCATATTTCTATCTGACATATATTCAGCTGTAAAATCAGTAGATGGCTGAGTAACAGTAGGAGTTACTGTTGGAGTTGGAGTAACAGTAGAAGTTCTTGTTTGTGTTGGAGTAACAGTAGAAGTTCTTGTTTGTGTTGTAGTAACAGTAGGAGTTCCTGTTTGTGTTGGAGTATTTGTGGGAGTACTTGTTTGTGTTGGGGTGGTTGTGGGAGTACTTGTTTGTGTTGGGGTAGTTGTGGGAGTACTTGTTTGTGTTGGACTATGTGTGGGCGTAACAGTAGGAGTTCCTGTTTGTGTTGGAGTATTCGTGGGAGTACTTGTTTGTGTTGGAGTATTCGTGGGAGTGCTTGTTTGTGTTGGAGTATTTGTGGGCGTAACAGTAGGAGTTCCTGTTTGTGTTGGAGTATTCGTGGGAGTACTTGTTTGTGTTGGAGTATTCGTGGGAGTGCTTGTTTGTGTTGGAGTATTTGTGGGAGTACCTGTTTGTGTTGGAGTATTTGTTGGAGTGCTTGTTTGTGTTGGAGTATTTGTGGGCGTAACAGTAGTTGTTGGTGTTATACTAGGAGTAATACTTGGCGTTGTTGTAGCAGTTGGAGTAAAGCTTGGAGTAACAGTAGGAGTAACAGTAGGAGTAACTGTTACGGATGGTGTTGGTGTTGGACTAGGATATGCTGGTTCGCAACTATCAAAATTATCGCAAACCACAAAACTACTATGAACAAGAGTGGATTCATTATCTAAATCCACAGCTTTAATTTCTAATAAAACTCCGTTAATTCTAATATCTTTGGTTAGCACAACAAAAACATTCTGAATAGTATTATTTGCTCTAAACTCTAAAGTATTTTTATCAAGATATGCTTCCAAATTTTTATTCGTATAATGCAAAGTATAAGACACTTTGTAGTTGTGACAAACTATTAAGTTTTGTAATTGCGCTTTGATAATATCTGTTGTGTATACTGGATTGCTCATATATTTATATTTTATCCTTTACCAAAAAATGTATTAACATGATCCTGTGTTGCATACTAATCCTATGCTATCATAAACTTTAAAGTTGGTATTAGTATGTGTCAATTCAAAATTAATTAATGTTTGAGTATAATCAATTAGGTCTATTGCACATATACTATTAATTGTTCCGGCTCCGCCGCTACCAAAATACATTTCGCCAGTTTGAGGATTAAACTGTAATAGATTAACACCAACTCCTGATGTTGAACTAAAGGAATATATATATTTCTCGGACGGTACAGCGTTTGTAACATTAACACTAAGTAATTTTTGACCAATACAACAATTATTGTCAAGAGCTATAACCGGAGATCCACTAATTTGTACATCAGCGTATCTTACACAAGGTAAGCAGTCTTTGCAATTAATGGTGCTAACATTACTAGAATATACTGTGCTATTGCAAGATGAAGATTTTACATTCAATTTTAATTTACCAAATAACACATTATTATTCAAGATTTTTTGAGCAGCAGAGCTGAGGGAGTATGGTAGAAGACCATTTTCATTAGAGCAATTGCCCGATGGATAGCAGAATAATACTTTAGATACTATATTTTCTGTTGATGTTTTTGCAACAAAAGAACCAGAAATATTATCTAATAAAATTGGCCAATTATTATCTCCAGTAAAATAATAATCATAAGATTGAAGCGGCCTTAATCCTGAAACTGTGCCTGTGATGGATACTAGATTAGTTGATGTTAAATTAACAGTAGTTGATGGTAACGAAGCACCAAGTATTGGGATACAATTGTTACAATCAACCTCCACAATATCACTAATAACCGGACTAGATAAACAAGAACTATTTATTTTAACTTGCAAACTCGTAGATAGTAAATTATTACAAGCATTACTATTAATCGATCCACTAGTATAATAGGTATTGCAATAACCACTGCTTTCACAAAATACTAAGGAATTACTAATATTTGCGGTAGTATTAGTTTTGGTTTTAATAACGCCACTCAGCTCTTTTAATCCCACAAGGTGATTACTCTTAATGTTTTCAAAAGAGTAAGAGTATTCCGAATATGGTTTTAGGTTTGTTAAAACTATATTCATAGGATAAATATTCGTAGAAGTTAATGTGGCTTTACTTGGTGTTTGTATATTGATTTGAGGAATACAGTTATCACAATTAATTTTAATTAATCTACTTAATACTGGCGAATAAAGATTATCATTGTTTAATTCTATCTTAAAAGATGCGTTTAATTTATTATTACATGAATCACTATTCATTGATCCGGTTTTTACATAACTATTGCAGTAGCCACTACTTTCGCAAAACACCACCTTGTTGGTAAGGTTAAAAGCCTCACTATTTTCTGTATTAAAAGATCCTGATAATGATTCAAAACCTATCATATGATTTGTTGTTATATTTTTAATAGAATATTCATAATCAGAATATGGTTTGAGTGGACTAATTGGTACATTTAATGAGTATATATTACCACTAGCTTGTGTTAAAGTAACTTCTGATGGAATATCAATATCTATATATGGCAAACAATATTCGCAATCGATAAGAACAGGATCACTATATACAGGAGCTGGTAAACATGTTGAGTTTAATTTTACTCTAAATGATGTATTAAGAATATTTGCAAATCTATCACTATTTATTGTGCCAGTAGTTTGATAATTATTGCAATAGCCACTACTTTCACAGAAAATAATCGAATTATTTAGAGTATGGGTTGTTTCGTTATTGGTAGTAAAAGAGCCAGATAATTGTTCGAATCCTATTAAGTGATTACTTTTGAAATCAACTATTTCAAAAGAATATGTGGAATATGGTTTTAAATTATTGATATTAATACTAGAGTTATAAATATTTGGTTCGTCTCCAACTCCGAGTAAAGAAATCTTAGATGTTGGAACAACCAAATTTGGTATAGGTAAACAATTATCACAATTTACTGTTATTATACTACTATATATACTATAGTCTAAACAATCAGAATCTAATTTAAGTCTTAGTTTTACATTTTTGTTTTTATCACAATCTCCATTTTGAATAGTTCCTAACACATTGGTCGATCCACACAATCCTGAGCTTTCACACATGATCATAGGTGTAATAAGATCAATATCGGTTCCGGCAGAGTCTGTGTTAAAATATCCCGACACATTGTCCAGTAATACAGAATGGTTACCACCCATGTGTTGAAAACTATAATCATAACGACTGTTTGGTTTTAAACCAGTAATATTGGTAATCAAATTAAAGTTATTCAAAGTAATAGAGTCTAGATCTATACTATCCGGTAAAGTTATTACAGGTTTTGGTAAACAATTGTCGCATTCAACAGTTATCTTAGGTCCTATGATAGGTTCAATAAAATATGAACTATCTAAAGATATTTGAAGATTAGTATAATATTTATCACATTGCTCTTGTCCAATTTTATTAGAATATCCGGATCCTATCACCACATTGTCACAATCTTCATATCCGCAAAATGCGAAGTCTGTTCTTAGTGAGTATGATTTATTATTTGATGTGGTAAAAGTACCGGATACTAATTGTAAATCTATAGGATAATTAGATCCAATATCTAAAAATCTATACGAATAAGTTGTATATGGTTTTAGTCCAGAAATATCTACATTGATTGTTGATTCGTTGGTACCTTTAAGTTCAAACCAGCTTAATTGTGGAGATATTGTTGGGATAGCCGCACATCCAGAACAGATTACTTTAGTAACATTTGTATATATTGGAACGCTTAAAGCATCAGACGTTATACGTAATCTAATATCTGCAAATGGATCATAACCAATTTGATAAGTACCAGAGTTATAAACATCATAATTTGAACAGTTAAGATCTTCGCAAAAATAAATATCGGTATTGATAGTTGCGGTGTTTGTTAAAGAAGAAATCGATCCACTTGCTGGAAAAGTTCTAACAGGCCAATTGCTATTGATTGCCTCTACAACAAAATTATATAATTGATTCGGTAATATGCCAGCGATATTAGTTTTTAAATTATGATGATACATTTTAATTCCTTATTTTTCAATATCTAGCGTGATAGAAGGTAGAGGTATGCAATCTTCACAATACACCGTAATGGGCTCACTGAAAAATGCTTTTTGATTAGGATAGCAATTGCTAGTAACAGATAATTGCAAGCTAATAAATTTGCTATTATTACAGGTACTATTTAGTAAAGAACTATAACTTAATACACTAGGAGGCGTTAGAACATTGGATTGATTATTGCACACGCCCGTTGAAGGACAGAATGTTAATTGTGTTTTAATATTATGAATTAACGGTTGATTTGTAAAAGAACCAGACACATTGCTCAAAATAACTGGCCAATTTCCATCAATAGCATGATATTGATACGTATAAGAGTGTGTATTTATGCAGTTATTAACTTTCATTGAGAAATCGTAGCATCCTTTTGTTTGGCTATCTAAGATAACATTATATGTATCATTTGTTGGCGTAATTTCCAAATCAGCTAATTGAATAAAAATCGTTCTATCATCATATACTAAATGATTAGCGCATGTGTCTGTTACTTTCAATCTTATGTCTTGTGTTAAGTAATTGGTCTTATATCTTAAAGAATCATATGTTTTAGTAAACGGTGTCGATCCACAAGATCCTGATGGACAACAAAACCATGCCTGAGATAAAATTTCTTTTGTTTGTGTTTTTGCAATAAAAGATCCCGAGACCGGATATATTTTAATAGGCCAATTACCTCCCTTTGATTCAAACTCATATGAGTATGTGTGATCTAGTAATAAATTATCAAGAGTTCCATTAATATCTATAGCAGAATCAGCTTGATATATGTTTTTGGAATCTAATACTACGTCGTGTCTATTTGGTAAACAATTATCACATTCTATCTTATTGGTTAGACTTGTTACAGGATTGTCTAAACAATCAGAATCTAGTGTTAGATCGAATTTTACATATTTATCAAGATCACATATAGCATTATTGTTATTAATAATATTATAGTTACTATAGTATCCACTAACATCACAAAATATTATTTTATTAATAAGATCGTACGATGTCTCCTCATCTGTAATAAAAGATCCAGATAAATGTTCAAAGGCCATAATATTATTAGATTCTATATTAGTAATAGAATAATTATATGTTTGGTATGGCTTTAGGTTGCTAATAGTTACATTTAGATCAAAACTATTACTATCAGTAATAATAGCTGTGTCATTCAATAAGTCGAAATTGATTTTTGGCCAACAATAATCACATTGAATATGAACTCTATTGCTATAAATAGGATAATCTAAACAGTCTGATGTGATCTTTACTCTAATATCAGCATAAGGCAAAGAGTCTAAACAATTAGAAATAGATCCTAGTGTAGAATAACCAGAGCATTCTCCACTATTTTCACATAAAATCATTTTGGGATTAATAGCTTCAAAACTATTTGCATTTGTGGTTATAGTACCAGAAAGATCTGTGAAACCAAGCAGACTATTACTATTAACTAATTCTATAGTATAATTATATGTAGAATAATAATTTAATCCCGAGATTCCAATAGGAAAATTAATACTATTAGATGTAATATTATCTAAATTAACATTTTCTTGAACTAATATAATCGGTGTTTGTAAACATTCTTCGCATTCAAAATGTTCTTTATTTCCATATACTTTAATATTTGAATATGGTAAGCTCAAAGCTATTCTAACATCAGCAAATGGTATAGAATCGGATGAGCAACTATCTGATTCGTATTCTAATAGAGTAACACCGGAACACGATACTGAAGATGCACAAAAACTTAGTTCTGTTTCTATATCCATAGATCCTGTTAATGTAGAAAAAGAACCACTTGCTGGAGAAACAGACGCTGGCCAATTACCATCTAATGACTCTACAACATACGAATACGTTGTTAATGGCATAAGGTTCTTAAAAGATGTTATAAATTTATGATTCTTCATAATAGAATTCCAGGTTAATTCTTAGAGATTGTTGGTAAATTATTAGGGCTTGTATTAATACAATCATTACAGTGTATTTTAAGCAGATTATTTACTAGCAGATTTGTTCCGGGTTCATTTTGAGTGCTGAGATTGAATTTAATATAAGCAAATTTATCACATTCTGTATTAGTATATAGTTTATTATAATCTATATTATAGCTCAATAAATTAGCATCCCCAGAACAAATAGCTTCTGAACCACAAAAAGATAGCTTAAATGGTAATGATGTATCATGGTTATAAGAAGTAGTAAATGAACCAGATATTGGACTAATCAATGTTGGCCAATTTGCTCGGTATGTGCTAAAATTATACAAGTATGTTTTGTATGACTCTAGTCCAGAAAGCGACACACTAATGTCTGTGCAAGGTTTTGTTGTTAGAATATTTTCTGATCCGAATGAGACTTTTGGTGTTGGTATGCAATCATTACAATATACTGATAATGTTTTAGTATTGTTATTAAAATGACAACGATCATTATTATTTATTGTAACATTTAAGGTAATAAACTTATAGTCATTTGAAAAATTGCTAGTATTATATGTCATATATCCATTAATACCAGAGCATGAAGAATCTCTACAAAAAGTTAAAACACTATCCGCAACATACTCGTGATTAGAAGCTGTAAAAGTTCCGGACGCCGGAGTCACCGTAACTGGCCAATTAGAAGTAACTCTACTAAAAGACCATGAGTATTGCTGTCCTGGCATAACATTTAAAAATTTTGTTTGTAACTTAATAACATTCTCAGTAGCTTCTGTTAACATTAAAGAATTATTATTTTCATTATTCTTTAGATTAACGCCTAGCAAAGACATATCGATAGGTTTCAAACAATCTGTACATTCTATATGTCTGGTATTACTATATATATATTCATTACTATTTTTTTCATTAACCTTAACTCTAAGATTAGTAAATAATAAATTATTTTGTAGTCCACAACTATAATCTAGATTAAATGGTAAAACATCCGGATTGCCAGAATCACAAACCCCAGTATTTGGACAAAAAATTACCAATGCATCTATTTCTTTTGTTCTGGATGTTGCGATAAATTCTCCGCTTCTAGGAACAACAACCACAGGCCAGTTACCAGGATTGCCGTCTAATTCTATTTCGTATTCGTATATTATTGTTTTTATAAGCTTATTAATAGTAAATTTTGTTGGAACATTATAAGAAGCTGGAGGAGCCGGTGTTTGTGCTGATGGCTCTGTTGAATATATTGAATGGTTTATCATGTTAATATTTCTTATAAGTGTTTACGGAATTATACTCTCTTGTATGAGATTTCGAACGGATCACTAACATAATCATAATTAATTAATGAGGCTTGTAAAATTATATTATAAGTAGTAAATATTGGTTCGTCTGATAAAAACTTTGGATATGTTGGAATATTGTAAGCTGGGATACTACTATTGTTTGGTGGACATAATCCTGTAGTCGGACAAAAATACATAGTATTTTTAATTGTATTATCTTCAATTTTAGTAGATGTTACAGTAAAAGTTCCGGAGGTCGGAGTCGCAAAATAGAAAGGCCACTCATTTTTTATGGTATTAATAACATAACTATATGTTTGACCTAATTCTAAATTAGTAAATGAAAGATTAAAAGAATACGAGGGTATTGGAGCATTGTCGCTGTCTTGCTCCTCTATATAAGGCTCTCCGATACCTTCAAGCACTAATCTTGGTTTTGGTAAACAATCATCACATCTTACGGTGAATTGATCACTTAAAGATTCTGCCCCTTCGAAAGATTTGGATCTAACAGATAGTTGTAGTGTTGCGTAAGGATCTTCTAATTTTTCTATTGTTCCTTCTTCTGGCAGCACGAAAGAAAGCGTATTATCTGAACATACTCCGGTAGTTGGACAAAATGATATAGACGCATTGATAAATCCGGTAGATGTGGCTGGTTTAAGTTCTCCAGAAGACGGAGTCGCTACAACTGGCCAATTACTAGCAACAACTTTCCATTCGTAAGAATATGTTTCGTATGGTCTTAAATTAACAATTTGTGGCCTAAAATTATATTGAAACGAATCTTTAAGAACCTTATCTGCTATAGGTGGATCAACACTAGGTAGATCTTCTGCGTCTCCAAAACCTAGAACCAATGTACCATGAGAAGGTATTTTAAGAGGAGCTAAAGATGAATCTCTAAGAACTATATAATATGCTGATTTGGATTCGAGTTTTTTAAGTGTGCTGGCTGGATTTGGAGCATATCTATATAATATATTTCCAAATTTATCATTTAAAGGATATCTTGTTGTCCAAAAAATAGGAATAGATTCGTCGTTCTGTTGCGCCCCATGAATACTGTCTATAGCCTGCATAATCTGGTCCCACTCGTTGGATTTAATCGGATTGTTAGCAATTTCGGTATCTTTTTCCATTAGATTCAATGGTTTAGAACCCGCATATATGACTATAGAAAATTTTTTATCAATAATCATTATTTATTCTCTAAATTTAAGTGTTTCATATAAATATACACCAAATCATTATTTATATAGTTGACAAACATATAGAGTCATTTACAACTCTATTTGCTCCATAAATATCTACTAATCCAGGAATCGGAACAGGAGAGTTTTCGCCAACTAGTGCATCAAAATTTTTAATATTAAGCAATATAGAAATATTGTCGTCATTTATACCACTATATTTAATAAATTGAGCAATAACCCTGTCTCTAAAAGAGAAAGTCCAATTATTGTCCTTATCAAGAACCAAAAACCTGTTATTAAATTCTATCTCGGCAAGATCAGCTGGCGTAGGACAACTTACTATTTGAGTAAACGTATACTGTCCTGCTGCGGAATCATAGGAAAGATTAGAACTGAGAACAAAATCAAAAGGAAAAAGCTCCATTTCTGCTCTGTTACCATCTATAAAACCATAGATACTAACTTGTTGATCTGCTGGTATTCCTGGTCCAGTAACAGACATTCTGGTTAATAACAAACTTACGGCATCCACAGACTCATCAGTGCGAATTCTTAAAACTCTTCCATTATTTGGTCCTCTTTTTTCTAAGCTAGATAATATAGATCCATTTAATTTTACTACTTTATTTGGTGAACAAATAACTAAGATATAATCAGTATATAGTATATTATTATATATATCTTTAATATTTAATCTAATCAAACTCTGAGTTTCTGCTTTATGGATAGATTTAATACTAATTCCTATTTGAATACTATCTTTAACAGATGATTTTAGATAAGATTCTTGAGCTGGATTATTATTCGAGTCTGGTGTGAATATTATTTCAGCCGGGGGATGCAGAGGCAGTCGTGAGGCAACATCAAAACTAACTATATATCTATCTAATATGGGTACGGATGTTTCTGGAGGTGGAGGAAATGTTAATAAAAATCCTTTATCTCCCTCTTCCAAACTAACATTGATTTTTTTAATATCATTACTCATATATTACCTTCGAGGCACTTGATTGTTAATATCTTTTCGCCACCGCGTATAATTTTATTACTTAAATTATCATATACTGCGAATTGAAATAAACTTATGCTATTATAATTAGTATCAGTTATAGAAATAGTAGCTGGTATTGTAGCTCTTCTATATGTTCGTTCTTCTCCATTTTCGGTTTCTGTGTATGTTACAAAACTTGGAGATGATAAAGAGATATTTTGAGGTAATGTATTTTGAGTTAATTCTGTTAAGACAAAATTATAATCAAATGGTGCTGGTTTAAGTTTGTCCACTGTTATTGTAAATAATCCACCCGCACAACAGAAGTTGTTTATAAGATAGTTGGGTGGAACCACTGCTGTATTTTCATAAAAAAATAAAATTTCTGGTATTGGTTCAAAACAAATTTTTTGACTTATAAACTCCACAATACTACCATCTGTTAACTTTGTGTATAATCTACCAGTAGTGCTATTAATAACCAATTCTCCAACATCAACTTGATCTGCGGCCGGGAATCCTGATTCTTCTATATCTCTTTTCAGTAATAATTTCATTTAAATTCTCCTCTAAACAGCACATATTCCAGTAAATAATATAACACCAAAATCAAAATTAGTCAATTCATCATTTTTCTTATTCTCTTCTTCTTCTAAGTCTGGATCTTCTAATAAAACACCTGTAGTATATACATAATTATATGCACTTTTACCATTATTAGTGTTAATAGCGCTAATTCTATACAGATAATTTGTAATACCATCCAGGCCTGTTTCATTATGAGAGCTGTCTTCATTGTACGGAATAAACGCTATATTAAACCAACTAGATCCACCATCTGTTGATTCTTCTATTAGATATCCACTAGCACTATATGATCCCCATGAATTAGTCGGTGTCCAAGATAGATCAACATCAGATATTGTAAGAGTATCTATTTTTCTAGTAACAGTAAAATTTGTTGGACTCTGAGGAAGACCCGTGTTGCTCACAAAAGTGATATCGGTAGCCTCAGAATAAGGACCAATACCAACTCCATTTTGTGCAGCTACTCTAAAAATAGCTGGGGCAGCAACCTGTGTTATTGTAGCCGATGTTTGAGTATTAAAACCCCTAAGAACACCGATTGTTTCGTTAGGTACATCTATCCAGTTTTCTCCATTATTATGAGATAGTTGTATTAGATAATTAAGTATTGCTGATCTACCATCGCTAACTGGCGCGTCCCAACGAATAGAGTGCTCATTATTTCCAATTCCACCATAACCATTAGCTATTCCGGCCACGCCGGACGGAGCGTCTGGTATAATAGGATTAACTCTTGGAGTTCTTGATACTATCTGACCTTCCGAATTTACTGTTAATAAAGCATTTCTTATATATTTCCCTTTATTATCTACAGCTGGTTTTGGCCTAAGAAATATATCCTCTGTAATAATACTTTTACTATATGTATGACCACTAATCGTCACATCGGCATAAGCTATCAATTCTCCATTACCACTTGGTATTGATCCCATTTTATACGGATCATTAGTTTTTATACAAACCTTACCGGCGCGATCAAAACCCCAGCCTATCGGATGTGTTTTGGCTCTATCTATAAACTTACTATATATTACGCCACTCGGTGATCCACTAACGCTATTAGGAACACTAGCGTCCACACGGAAAACAGGTGTTAGTCCTTGTGGTAGAAAATTATCATTAAGATCAAAGATACTATTATAGTTATTAAAGTTTGTATTTTCTTTTCCATAAATAACAAAATCTATATCCTCTCCTAGCATATTAAAAGCAGTATGGATACTTGGTCTTATACTAAGATTATTAATTGTAGAAGGTTTAAATCTTAATGGAATAGTAATAGGTGTTTCTAACAGAGTTCCATCATCTTGTGTTTCTATTGTGCCAATAGCATCTATTTCTTCATTTTGGTTGTTAGTATATGTTATATTGTCTGTAGCATTTGGTTCCAATTGCATAGGGAAATAGCCGCCTTTTGTAACAGAAAATAAGAACACATTTGCTCCTATTGCTCCTGAGCCTATTCCTTCTGGTTCTTCGGGAGCTATTTCTATTTCGTAGGCCGGAACTGAACCTTCATCAATTGGGCCATTTGGATCGATTATGCTTACGGTTTTTAAACTTTCCTCAAAATTAAATTCTGCTTCGATCTTTTCTTGGCTAGAAGCTTTCGCTACGAAAGCAAATTTGGTATATCCTACAATAATATCTCCTATAGCAGTTTCAACACATAAAGTGTCTGAACCGGTACCCAATTCATTCGCAAGAATTTCTGTATCAGATCCTATCGCCGGATACGGCGACCATGATCTGTTTGTCTTATAAATATATATTCGACCATTTCTTATTAAAGCCGGTCTTTTAGGATATCTAATCCAGTTTATACCTATTCTTTCTAATCCTTCTAGTGGTGCATCGACACTATAATTTTCTCTTAGATAAACTGCCGGTTTCCATTCGGCTGGTTCTCCTGAGCCAGCATGTGTGAGTATGAATCCTCTATAAGAATCCAAATTATTATTTGGTCCAAGATTTATTCCAGAATTAGCATAAATAATAGTATTTGCTGTTATGGTTGCTGGTGTTATGACTGGTGGTTCAGAAGCGTCTGTTTCTTCTGGTTTTAGTATAAGCCCATCAAATGAAGAAAGATTTGCCAAATCAACTATTTCTCCGGCTTCATAATGTGGCGGAACAACATATAAAGGACCGCCAGGATTAGCGGATGGGAATTTTAAAATATTATTTCCACTATCATATGTTATGATATCTGTTGCCAAAATATTATCATCGTCAATTTTTACAGCTATACCGCCAGTCGCACCCGGATAGAAAGGCAAAGGATTACCTAAATTATCTATTTTGGAATATTCTACAGAACTAAGACTTATACTTCTTAGTCCGCTAACATCAACAAAAGATGGACTTATTAATCTAATTCCGCTATTTGCTACTAAGTACATTGTTCCACTAGCAGCTAGACTAACATCTTTACTACTTAATAGATTATAATATACTCCATCTACTTTTTTATTTCCTGTTTGTAATCTTACTCCAGACCAGTTTCTGGGACTAAGAATATTATACCATAACATATAAACTCCTCACTTAGAATAAACCGGGTCTACCATCGTCTCGACACCAATGCGGAATATTATTTGTAGCAATTAAATTTTCATCTTCACAATCTCCTTCGTTTTCTGTTCCATCCGCATTAACAATGGGAGGTGGATTAGTTTCGCCATATATACCACCTCCACCACCCCAACTCGATGAAGTATTATTATTCCAGAATGTATCGCTATTGATACCTCCGACATCTGTGCTTAACGGAGGTATTACGCCAGCCGCTTGTTGTTCTATAGTGTCGGCGGTAAGATCTGGTACGAATCCAATATCTTTCAATGAGGATCTAACGGTACCGTCTCTTACAAAAATCTTATCAACCACCAACCAACCACTAACAGTTAAATTAGCTAAAACTTGTTTTGGTGGATCGGTACTGTTTTCAGATAACAATTCTGTTGCTACAACATACGGCTCAAAAGTACCCATTGTAATAGCTGGTGAACCACTAACAAAGATTGATTCCTGGTATTCGAAATACGCAGCTTTATGCCATTGGTTAAAGCTGGGTAAGAAATACTTTCTATTATTATTAGCTGTTATATAATAAGTACTACCAGCTAATAATATTGTATATGCACCATCATTAATAATACTATTTGCATCATTTGAACTAACTTCTTCTGGAGCGTCATTATGTAACCAATTAATAAATTGCAAGCTATTAATATAATTAACATAATTAACAGGTTTATCTTCCATATTTGGTTTTATTGAATATTCAAATACTAAACCATTAGTAGATCTTAGTATACCACCATTTTGAGCATTTGTCATATTTGGATTATATAATCCGGTAGTAACAGGATCTCCAACAGTGGTTGCTACACTATTTAAGAATTGAACATATTGCTTATTAGTAACCTCGTATCTGCCTATACGATAATTTTTATCCACAACACCAAGATTTGGAATAATAATATTTTGATAAGTATTGTTAGAAAATTGTAAGTACAGATCCTTTGTATCTGCTATATTATTCTCATTAATAATATTTACAAAACTTAAATTTAAACTTGAACTATTTGATATATTGGCATTATCAACTAGATTACTAATGCTAGCTACTCTAAAACCAACGTAATCGTATCCGGAAATAATCGGAAATTGCTGTATTCCTCTTAAATAGATAGAATCAGCATCCGGAGATACGCTGCCAGTAACAGGTGTTCTGTAGGATCCGCCAGCAGCATATTCTAATGTTACTATACCATCCGTAATATCGGACTCTATCCACTCTGCAACATTACCATTTTGATCATATGTTCCATAATAACTACTCTTACCATTAGTACCAACAGAAGATAGTATACCACTAAATAAATTATTAGTTAAGCTATAGTTATAATTAGCTGTGCTAAAATTATTAGTTAAACCGCTACCAACAGTATTTATTACAATAGGTTTTATATTATCGTCTTTAGTGGCAAAATTATAATATGTTCCAGAAACCGTTGTGATAGATCCTACACTAGCATGTACTTTTAGTGCTGGTCTAATATCAGCACCATAAACTGTAAAATCAATATCTTTTTGAGCAGTATTAAAGACTGTCTCCGTTTTTGGTCTTACGCTAAGAATATTCGATGTGCTATCCGATGAAGATTCAGAAGAAAATTTTTGAATTGTTAAATAGCCACCCTTTGTTACTGAAGAAATAGTAATATTATTAATTTCATTGGTAGAAACATTTTGATCTAAAATTATTTCTGTTATGAAAGCTTCGTTGGTTACTAAGGATGTTATATTCCTATATATAGAACTATTACTAGTAATAATTTCTACCTGATCTCCAACACTAAATTCTTCTATTGGAGTATTCTCAGATAAAATAACTTGTTTTAAACACACACTAGCTATTTTTGGAGTATATTTGTTCCAGGTTATATCTTTTTCTGTTAGAAAATAATCATCTAAATCATATAATCCAACAAGATTGTTGGTACTGTCTGTGGTTAAAAATTTATTACCAGATATATTATTAAAGATTAAGCCATTATTTCCACTATTAACTGTTATACCATTAACTGGAACAATAGTCTTATTATTAGATATGGTCAACAAACTACTAGTTGCTATATTGGGTAGTGTTATGGTATTAGAACTAATATTATTAGCAGATAAGGTGCCGTTGCTGGTGATGGATCCCGTACCCAAAAGCAGCGAATTATAGTCTAAAGATATGCTTCTATTGGTATTATTAAGCGTTATATATGTATTAGATGTTCCAATAGTACTTAGGGTAGATGATCTAATATCAATATTATCACCAGAAATATTTACATTACCATTATTATTAATATTTATTCTTTTATTATTACTATAACCAAGATTAATGCTATCTAAGCTTCCGGACACTAGTGGCTGTTGACTCGAACCAGAACTAACAGTCAATACCAACCCACCATTACCGTTGGTAGTGTCAGACGCTATACTATATATGGTTGCATAATCTTTTTGATTATTATTAACATCTCTTCCAGCTAAGTTTAATATAGAACATACTCCACCATTACTAAGTGATGATGGTTTGTGATAAACTGTTAATTTTGCTGGTTGACAAGTTGTTCTATTTTCCAGTCTTAATATTTCACTGCAACTATAATTTACAACATGAAAAATAGTTTGTGGTCTGGATCCTGATGGAATATTTATACCAACCCTACCATCATAACTAAAGAAAAGATTTCGATATGGTTGCCCACTGCCATAAACTATAAAATCACTCGGTTGCAAATCTTGATTAAATATTGTGTTTGCTGAACCAGAAGTTGGTATAACAGTATGGGCCAAAGATTCTGAGCTTGATCCTAATAATAATTTATTAGTATTTCCAGAACTCCAATACAATTCGGAGCCTAATAAGCCATTGGATCCATCATTATATTGAAAAGAATATGCTGCTCCACCAGGATTACTTAACGACGAAAAAGAGTCATCTGATAACGAAGCAAAATTTAATTGATCATTTTGATTAAGAGAATACCATGCTTGTCCATCGCAAACCAGCCTGGTTGATGTGCTTGTTGACTCAAAAATTAAACCATCACAATCTCTAATTATTATGTTGTGAGCAGAAGACAGTGCTTTGATATCTATAACAATATTTCTAGCTTTTTTAGGGTCTGGTAATACACAATCAATATTTTTATCATTGTTATCTACCAAATAAATGCTTGTTACATTATCGATAGTAAAATGATCGTTCTTAACAATAACATTATTAAAACTACTATTAAAATTATTATTATTTACAAAAAGATAAAACTCATTTTCATTACCAATAAAATTAACTGGTTTGTTATTATTTGATGAATTTGTAACTTCTATTCTTTTAACTACTAATAAACCATCACTATACTGTATTTCGCCAACTCCGGTTTCCCATTTGTATCCATCTTTAATATTACGAATTAAGTATGGAATAAAATATCCAATAGTATCTTGTTCTAATGCTTTATAGCCATTAATAGCATTATGCTGAATAAAAGTGTTATTACTAACAGAACAAAGAAATCCTATGTTATTAAATATTTTAGTAATTTTATTCATATTAGCCTATGCAATATCATTAGGGTTAATATCTATATCAAAGTTGATAGTATTATTTTCTGGATTTTTAGCTTTTAGATCTTGGAAAGCGGATCTTATAGCAGATATGGCTATTCCTGCCATGTCTGGTCGTAATTGATTCAAAACTGTGTCTCCGTTGATAGTAACAACAACATCGTGTTTTCCTGTGATAGTAATTTGTGGAGGTATATAAATATTACTAAGTATATTGGCGATATTATTTAATCTATTAACAAAATTATCAATACTAGAAATATCACCGCCACTGTTAGATACACCACCAGAGCTATTGTTTGGTTGTTTTAGTGCCGAAACAGCTTTATTGAAAGCTTCTGTTATACTACTAGAAACAGATACCATAATATTGTTCATAAAAGAGGTAAAATCGAAACCGGATCCGGCCGGTGTTCCTCCTCCGCCTTCTCTGTATAGTGGCAAATAGCCACCACCGCTAAGATAGTTTACAATACCTCCTCTGCTATAATTCCCATTATTAATAGCTTCAAGGACTGGTCTGTATTTTTGAGTCGAAGCTCTGTTAATAACAAATTCACCAGGAGTTAGCATGGCCGGAACAGTATCTGTTCCTTTTGGTCTAAAATTAATAAAGCTCCCATTGCTAGCGTATACTATACCTCCACGAGCAAGAGCTTGTTGTTTTTCTGGTTTTTGTTCTTCTGTTTTAGACTCTTCTATTCTAACTGTTATTAAATCTTTCATTCTGCTAGCGTCTGGTAATTCGCCATATTTATCTGCGGTTAATAACTTATGATGCTGAATATAATTATCTTTATTCCCAATAGTTGTAACAGGATCTTCTAAATTCCTACCACCACCAGCCGTAGTATCTGGTTTGGGGGCATTACCATTGAGAGCATCTAAACTGCCTTGTAACATATCATTATTTAATCCAGCATTTAATAAAGTGTCTTGCGCCGTGTACCATGGTTTAAGACCCTCTGCTGCTGCTGCAAATTCTGATAAATTATTTTTAGTAAAATAATCGGATAAAACCTTAAGATAGCTCTGTCGTTTTTCGCTATTTTCAAATAAATTTTCTGGAGCTAATCCTATACGTTCAACATCCTGAATAGTTTTAGGATTTTTTATATTATCAGATTTTATTTCTGTTTTATTACCATCTTTATCAACAGTATATAGCTTTGTTTTTGATGCTTCCAAATCTAAACTTTTTAATGAATCTTCTGGTATTTCTCCACTGACATTTTTACTAATAGCTATAGCTTTTTCTCTTGCTATAATTTGTTTAATTCCATCTTCGTTAACTGTTCCATTTTCAACATCGACACCAAAAGTTTTCAAATATGCTACAGTGGCTGGTATTCTGCTTTCTGCATCTTTACCTATACCTCCTGGTTGATATAATTCGCTAAATAGTGCTCTCCAAGCGTTAATTTCTGCCCATTGAGGAGATTTATTATCTATTTTTTTGAGATAATTATTTAAATATCCAGCAACACCTCCAACATCTTCTATTTTTGTTATGCTGGGAACTCCGATTCCGTAGGCACTCAATGCAGTAGATGCATATCCCTGTATTTGTTGTGCTAATTTTGTTCTTGTTGCTGTTGTAAATGCGCTTTCTGCTGTTGATAATTTTTTGAATCTATCTCCTGTAACTTTTGAGGCTCTTTCTTTAGTCAACTGCATTTCTTTAGCTTTTATTCTTTCGTCTCTTGCTTTTTGGTATTCTGTAGCATCAATAGTCATACGTTCTAAAATAGGAGTCATACCATCACTAGATGGTATAATATATGGTTTAATATCTTCTGGTAAATCTTTAACTATACTAAATTGACTGGTATCGATTCTACTTACGCCTCCTATTGGGTTTCCGTTCAATATTAAACTTGGCAAAGTCCCAAGGTCTTCTATAGTTGGGGCTACCTCTTGTCTTGTCTCAATATTCCATGATGGTAATCTAGCGCCTAAATATTCATTAAGATTTGTTCCAGTATACAGTATCGGCTTCTCTGTATTATACAATGGATTTAATTTTGGATCTCCGGCTTTTGGTGGAATATAAGTATATTCGTAAGGCCCACCATAGTTTCGCGATGTTGTATTTAGTAGGTTACCTGTTATAGTTTTTGCTGGAATTAAAAAGCGACCACCAGCAGATCCAATTGGTGTTTCTGTTACCTTAAATAAAGCATCTCCAGCTTGTGTATTAAATTCTTTTTCTGCTGATTTAAAAATATTAGGATCTAATTTTGTATCATTTGTATACCATGGAAATTGACGTTTGTTTCCGATGTCTGGTTGACCATCAACTATAGGCAGAATACTTATAGCATAATCCCAATCGGACATGGCTGTTTTATCATCTACTGCTTGCTTATAACTAGGATTTGATTGAATAGTTTCCCATTTATCTTTTGGCATATTATATAGTGTTGTTGGTAATTTAACATAATCAGGATCCTCAATACTTGCACTAAATATTTTATTGTTATATAACGCATCTAGTTTAGCTAAAGTTTCTTTAACCTTAATATTATCACTAGAATCTTCTTTTATATTATCCTCCATAGGATCATCTTCACCAATATTAATTTTATAATCATCTTTAGCTTTTTGATCTAACTGTCCCAACTCTGTATTTTGGTATTTTTTATTCCATACGTTATTAGACGATGCTGTTTTAAGTACACCTCGAACCTTTTTAATTATCTCAAGCGTATTCATCAAATAGTTCTTTTTTTCTTCCATATTTTCTGATAATGCTTTTTGATCTCCTCGTAGTTTAAAACTGTATGTCTTTTCCAAACCAGGAGCAAAAGCAAGTGGACTATCTGTTATGGCTCCTTTTATATCATATCCGATACCACCATATCCTCCTGCAGAAATTGGTTGATTATTATCTAAAAATAATCCCCAATATGGTATAGGTGGAGATATTAATGTATTAGAAATTTCTTCACCCCAGCCTATTGGTTTCGATCCATCCCATTGCAAATTTTTTTTCGGTTGTAATTTTGGTAAATTAGATAACATTTTTGGATTACGAGCAAGAAATATCTCTAAATCATTATTTTTAGGTCCTTTTCTTAATGTTCTTAAAAGATCAAATAATCTATTCAGTGGTGTTGTTGCTTTGGATACATCAATATCAGCTTCTTTATTAAGAATATCTTTAATGGATTTAACTCCATAAAATAAATTAGGTTGATATATGGGTGGATTTGGTAGCTGACCTTGTGGATTATTATAATAGTTATCCTTAAACATACCCATATCGAAAGCGCCTCTATTTTTTAATTTTTGTATAACAGGATATGTAACGCCTATGCCTGTATTATTGCCATCTTCTTGTGTGGCTATTGGAGTTGCATTTAGGATACTTCCCATCGATATAAGCTTAGGAGCATAACTGGCCGTATCTGGAATAATAGGAATAGTAATCGACTTTTGATTTTGTTTAATTTTTTGTTGTTTTTCTGTAGATTGTTCGATAGCTTTTTCTATTTTAGGCGTATCATCACCTCCTCCGGTTCCAGCAGTTGCTACTCCTCCAGCTAAAACATATCCTCCCTCATTGTAGTATCTTACTTTTCCCCCATTACTATATTTGTTACTATTAATATTTTGTAATAATGGAAGATTAGCTTTTGTTGCTGCTCGATTAACCACAAACTCTCCGGGAGTCAACATTGCAGGAACAGTATCAGTTCCTTTTGGGGCAAAATCAATAGCCCTGCCCATTGATGCGTATATTACACCTCCTTTGCGTTTGTTTTGAGCAGGAATAGGGTCTTTTCCTTCTTCGTCTCTTTTACCTACGATCTCCACTAATTTTTGTATATTGTCTCTTATATCATTAAATACTTGTCGTTCAAAAGTTAAAGTAACACCACTAATTGCTGTTGCTAGTTTTGTTGCTGCTATTTCTGCGGTATTCTCGCTCATCATTCTTTGTAATTCACTTAATACAGTATTAGCTTGTGTTTGTTTAGCTAAACTTTCTCTATAAACACTAATAGCTTCTGCCATTTGAGGATCACCTTCGGGATCTCTTAAACTGTCCAAAACTGATTGAAAAGTACTATCTATACCAACACCGCTTTCTTTAAGCATACTTTCTAACACATTAGCTTTTAATTCATTTTGTTGCTGTCCATCTCCTAATAGTGGAGCAAGCATATTAAAAGCCTGTAAACTTTCACCTCTTTGTTCTGCTGTGCTACCAACATTTAATCCGCCTCTCATATTGTTATTTAATCGTCCTATTGAAGCATTTAATCTGGCTAATTCTTCCGGATTAGAAGTTACCATTTTTTCTATAAGATTAGCTCCGGCTTGTCTTCTAGCTTGTACCTCTTGAATTTTAGCTAGAGCTGCTTGTGCTAAATCGGTACTATCCGCCATTTGTTTTAATGCATCAATATTTTCTCTAAGAGCCACGTTAGTGTTTCTTAGTCGATTTTGCATAACGGCGAATTCGTCTTTTGCGGCCGGACCTCTATTGCCAGCATTATCAGCAGCTGTTTGTAAGGTTCGTCTTTGAGCTTCTAAATTCACAACATTTCTACCAATATCACCAGGATTTGTTAATCCTCCTGTCATAGATCTTATTGGCGCTTCTGTTACATTTCTTGTTTCTGTTAAAGATACTGTTTGCCCTAATGTTTTAGCTAGTTCCATAGCTCCTTTAGCTTGAACCTCGCTAGCTTTTCTCATCCTATTATTAGCTTCTATCTGAAAATCAACCATTTGATTCATAGCTTGAGCATACTCATTAAGATTCTTTTGATAAAATTCCATAGCTTTAACAGCTAATTCTTGTGCTCTTTGTGCTGAGCTAATAGCTTTTGCAAAAGCGGGAACTTCTTCTGTTATCTGATCAAAGTTTAATCTTGTATCTTCTCCGCCTCTTTCGCTTCTTATCTTTTCAAAAGCTAATTTAGTTTGTCCTGCTAACTTATCTGCTATATTAGGAGGTAATCCTAAATCTTTTAATTGAGCATCTAGAGCATTTCTAATATTTGACGCTATTCCTTCTGTGCTACCTGTTGGATTAGCCTGAACAGAACGATTGATAGTACTCATTACCGTACTTTCTAACTTATCTCCAAGTCCCAATAGTGGCCTAACAAGATCAGCTTGAGATCCAAAAAATCCTGCTGCTTGATCAAAAGCTGCTCCTTGCTCTTGTCCTGAATATGCTCTTGGATTTTGTAACACATTAATACTGTCGAGCATAACATCTCCAGCCTTAGCATTTCCGCTTAAAGCTGCTGCTGATAATTCTGCTGAACGAGAAAGTTTACTTAATTCAAAGTCTGTTTTATTTATGGCCTGTTCCATCCCATTAAACATTCTTTCCAAACTTGTTGCAAAATTATTGGTTTGTCTACCTAGTTTCTCAAACTCAATTTGTTTCATACTATTTTTCATATTAACACTAGCAACTCTGTTAGCTTCGGATGCTGTTATTTCTTTGATAATAGCGCTTTTGCGTTGTTCTGATATGTTTCTATCATTCTCTATCAACATAATTTGTTCATTGATTTTCGGATTCATTCTAGCAAGAACTTCAGCTGATTGATTACCAGCAGCATTTAATTCAGCAAGAATAGTATCCATGTCCATACCGGACCGAAGTTTATTTTCGAACTGTTTTAATATATTTTGGCCTTGTGGCTGAACCTTTTGAGCTGTTTCAACGGCCTTTTCTGGTGCAATTCTGCCTATTGCCGCTTGTTGAGCATTATTAGAAAATACAGATGAGATATAGCTTCCAATACCTTCTTTTTCCAATATCATACTTCTACCAGCAGCCTGCGAACCACCACCAAGATCTAATAGATTAGCCCACATTGCTTTTGGAACTTTTAAATCAGTTTCAAGATTTTTCATCAACTGTTTGGATCCGTAACTTAATTCACTATCAATTTTACTAAGAAAATCTATATTAGTAGTATCTTTTTCAAATTGTGCAAATAGATCGCTTACTCTACTTAAACTTTCGTCTACTCTTTTTTGACTTGTTTGTAAATCAAACTCTCTAGCAGCATTATATGCTTCTTTAAAACCAGCTGCTATGGCAACTGCCCCACCCGCTAACGATGCTCCGACTAAAGCCATAGGACTTGCTATAAAACCCATTATCTTAGGAGCTAAACTAGTGGCTACTTTACCTATACCGCCTCCCATTCCTTGCATAGTATCTAAAACAAATTTTATACCTCCTGGTAATTGACTTAGAGAAGCTCCTAATGTACTGACGGTACTAGCTACGCTACTTATACCAGCACTAAGAACAGCAGTATCTTTATTTTCCGACCCTCCTAATGATTTGATAGTAGACGATATGACAGATCCTATTCCACCAATAGCTAAACTAGTTTTAGCCAATGTAGACGCCATTTTTTGAGCAGCTGCTACGTTCTTGTCGTAAAGATTACTTGCTGCTAATTCGGCAGAAGTTGCTAGTTTTTGCAAAGCTTCCTCAGGAATACCCAAACTAACGCTAAGTTTTTGGGTTGCTGATTGTAAAGCTGTTGCATCTGTTGATGATTGTTTGAATGCTTCTTGTAATTCTTGCGAATTATTAATAATATCAACAAATGTTTTATCGGTATCTCCCATACTTGCTGCTAAATCATCAATTATAGTTGTTATTTGAGACGATTCAAGATTTGTTCCAAGATCAGCTAATTGTTTAGCTAATTGTTCTTTAGCTTTAGTAATTTTATCTTCATCTCCACTATTAATATCTCCTCGTAAACTAACAGCAGTTTCATTAAACTTACTAATTTTACCAGGAGCTGATTTTTGTAGATCTTTAGCAAGATTCAAAATATTTTGTTTAAGATTACTTTGATACTGTGATAGTGTTTGTCCGTTTTGTTCTGCTTTGAGCCTCATGAGTTCTAATGCGTCAGCCGCTCTTGTAGCAGCTGCTGCTTTGGCTTTGTCTGCCTCGGCGGCAAGGTCATTGTTTTTTGATACTTGTGCAATAATACTATTTAAATCAGTACCTTCTCCTAAACTAGGAACATTAAATGCTTGTAGTCCTCTGGAACTAATTGTTTCATTAAGTGCTTGTTGTCTTGCTTCTGGTACCGACGGAGCTTCTGACCCTAAAGCATTGCTAAAATCTTGTTCCATAATATCAACTGATCTAGCATCAATTTCTTGTTGTAGTCCGGATATATATTCTGCTGTAGACTGATTAGCTTCTTTAGCTTTTTGTGCTAATAATTCTTGTAGTATTATTTGCTGTTGAGCAGCTTTATTTGCTTGTATAACAGAATCAGCAACCGAAAATTCAGATC